CCGCAATCATTTTTAAATGTTGTACCGTTATAAGTTAGATTAAAGAATTTATTCCAGTATAGATTAGCTAATGAAAAATTACCAGATTCTACAGCAAGTTCAAGACCTTTAATCTGCACTATATAATTAGCATAATTAGATATATCTTCACAACTGTCAGTTTGTTTAATATAGTCAAATACATTGTTAAACAACATACATTTACTATACGTATAACCTTCAATGGTTATATCTACTCCACAGGGAATATTAGGCAAAATGCTGTTCGGTACATCAGTTGTTACCTTGACATAAACAAGAGTTCTTTCAGCATTCTCTTTAATAGTTTGAATAGGGTCACTTGTCAAATCTACTTCAAATCTAACACGTCTAATATAAACATTACCTTGATATGTAACAGTCTCAATAACTTCAGGACTACTACTAGTAATACCTTCCATTAAATCTATACAATCAGATATTACATTAGTACCAAAACCAACATAAACATGATTGATTGCTATAATTTTATTAGGGTCTGATGTACTATCTAATACAGATACATCTACAATAAGATTATTTGCATCATCTATTCTTAACTCATTAAACGTTAACATAATTATTATTTTTTAGTAGTTGTTGTCTTAGGTTTCATTGAAGCTATTTTCAATTTCAAATCATTATCTTCTTTATGATGTCTATCGTCTTGTTGAAGCTTATCTTTCTCCAATTTCATCTTTTCATTAAATTGTCTAATCTGCTCGTTAAGGTCTACTTGTTTATTATTAGCTTCATTAATATATCCATCTCCATCAGCATCTCGTTTAGATTGAGCTTGGATAGTTGCAGTCAATATTCTAGTCTCATTATCACGTTGATTCATTTGGTCTTGTAATTGTAACTTAGCTTGTTCAAGTTGTAATTGAAGCTCAGATTGTTGCTGTTGAGACTGAAGTTGCTGTTGCTGTTGCTGCTGTTGAATTTGTCTCATTTCCTGCTCATTCTGCTCTAACATCTTAATCTTTTCAGATAATGAACCACTTGATTTCATCTTGAGATAACTTGAAAAACTGATAGTGCCAGACTGCAATGCCATAGTAGCAGCTTGGTCAACTTCTTGTCTAAACTTTTCAATATCATAATCAGTGCTTATTACTAAACCATAATCAGCTTCAGCAAATTCATCACCGTCAATCTCTGATACTTTTTGAGCTAAGTCAGATGTAATATATTGAAACTTTAGGTTCTTACCCTTAGCACCAAACTTAGCTGTATCAAGTACACATTCATATACTCTTTTTTTAAGATTATTATACTTCTCAAAGTACCATCTTGTTACATGAGAAGATTGTAAGGTAGAACGTTCCACACCACCAACAGTTTCTCTATTCTGTATAGAACCAAGTCTTTGAGGTGTGATACCTAACATATTGCATAAAGTCTGCTCTATATATTGTAACATATTTACAGAATGTTGTAAACTGTTACCTAATTCAGCATCTATAACAGGAGGTACTTGAAATGCACCAGCAAGTTTATTTTTAGCAGCACCTTTATTACCTTCCTTCATAGGATTAACTAGTACTATACCAGCAGTTTTAGCATAATACACCCAATCCTCAAAATGCCACTTATCTGGCATCATAGCTTCATTAAACTGTACAAGTTTACCAAGATTATTTTGTATAGTCTTAACAAACTTATCCATTATAGCATCATAAAGATATGCAAAAGGCTTAATCTTATCTACTATACTATAAGGTTTAGATTCATTAATATTAAATATCTGTCCTATAATACCGAAATGACATTTAGAAGGATTATTTAATCTATTATATTGAATTTCACACGGTCCACAATCAACATATATAGCATCATCACCAGCACCAATCATAATACCATGCCAGGCTTCATTAATCCACCTAATCTTAGATTCTTCACCTTTATCTTCATCTGGTATATAATCCTCAGTTTCAAATTTAATATCTTTTTTACCAGTTACTTCATCATAAAAAGTTATTTCTTGAATCTTTCTTAATGATTTCCAATATACTTGCAATACTCTAATATTACCCTCTAAATCATAAGGAAGTTGGTTAAATGTAATACCGTCATCAAAGCATAAACTCCCATTATCTACAGCATTTATAGTTTCTTGATTACCATATAGAAAAGCAGCTACTCTATCTCCATAATCATTATACCTTCTCTCACCTTTATCACCATGACCTTTTTTAAGAGTATCTTCAAGAAATCTAATATCTTTAGCAGTTAACTTATCATTATATACATCTATAATCCTACCTACTTGCCAGTAGTCTTCTACAACTACCATATCAGCATCTTCTACTCTATTAGAACTACCATTACAGTATACTCTAACTTTACAAGGATTTAATTTTCTAAGTACAGGATTACCCTGTTCAAGTGTTACTTGAAATATTGCTTCATTAACAGCCAAAGCATCTTGAAAACCATCTATAAACAAATCTTTATAATCTTGCTCTTTATCATAATGATTAAGCAATTCATTGGCACGTAACTCCCTTATATCTTGATACTCATAAGTATAGTACTTAGAAAGTTCCTGTAACTTTTGCTGATAATCCTCTTCTGATAAACTCTCATCGGCAACTAATTGTTGCATACTCTGCAATATTTGTTGCTTTTTAATATTTTCTTTCTCAGAGATAGCTGTGGGATTAGTAATTATAGCTTTTAAATCTAATTGTGAAGCAGACTCTTCTCCTACTAATACATCTATACATCTATTAACAATAGGATAATGCGGTATAGGTTTGAACATATCTTCTCTTTCAAACTTAAAACCACTAGGATTAAGTACTGCCATAAGGTCATTCATATCTAATTTACCATTAAGTAAATCGTAGTTCAATTTCTTATGTGCAATACTAGCTCTTACTGTAGATGAACTAAATATAGCATTGGCATCTGCGTATTTTATACAGTCTTTACACCATTCAAGAGTCTTCTTTCTCCAAGAAATAGCTTGTCGTGGAAAGTTATATTTCATACTATCAAATTTTTTGCAAAATTACACAAAATATTTTAGATGTAATCAAAATAATATTAATTAGTGTATAAAACCATTTCTTTTAAAGAAATCGTCACTAGATGCAGTATATTCTTCTGTTGTTTGTTGTTCTTGAATATTTCCATTATATCTAATTTGAAATTCTTCTCTATATAACATAGCAAGTCCTAATGCTCTGATTCTATCACAGTTTATTTCAGGACTATACTGACTCAACTCTTGAAGAAGAGCAATATTTTTTATAGTACTAACATTAGGTACTGTTATTTCCACTTCTTTACCTTCTTGATTTTTCTCGATTCTTGTCTTAGGTAATAATAACCAATTTCTAACTAAAGTATTAGCATAGTCATTAACTGGTTTTGTTGCAGTAACTCCCCTTGAAGTATTTCCATAACCTATCTTCTTAACAATATCTTTATCTTTCAGATATTCAGGAGTTTCTGCAAGAAGATATAAGCAATTCATCTTACTAAAATAACTGTATGTACCTTTTAAATTCTGTTCATACAAACATTTACAGTTATAAAATAAACATAATTTTCTTAGTATTTCATAATTATTCTCAGCAAAATCTTGCCTGCCAGTGTACTCAGCAGCAATTTCATCTGTCCATAAATCAATAATAAATATTGATGCTAGTGAAACTGAATCTGCCGACTCAAAATCTACAGGGTCAAATCCTGCACAATATCTATCTTCCACTACTCTACCTTGAGAATCTTTTTGAGGCATTGAATATATTTCTATCGCTCCATTATATTTAGAACCTTTTAAAGGATAACTTCTAATAGGTTTATCTTGAGTAGGTTCATATTTTATCTCTCCAGTGTTATCTTGTACAAGTTTTCCTACATAAACATCATTTAATAAAGATTCTTTAGCCATTAATTCAGATAACCTTTCATTAATTTCAGTTGTAGGAAATATACTTCTTCTAACTCTCAATATTGCCTCTGACGGTGTAATAGGTTGCTCTGCTATAACTCTTATAATAGTATTTGGGTCTTTGGTATTATATTTAGTATGATGCCTGTATTGTAATATATTAATCAATGCACCTACGACATCTGATATACCATCTTTATTATAAAAACCTTTTCTATTAATATAAGAAGGAAAGAAAAAGCTAAATTTAGAATTTCCATCACCTCTATCAAACACATTAGGCAATCCATATATATTATAACCAGATGGACTATAAACTAATTCCTTAGCACCTTCAAAGTCAGACTTTTTATTGCCAGAAGTACCTACTAGATACATCATAGCAAACGCTACTCCAGCTTCTTCAACAGAGTCTCTAACAGTATTATATATTTCAGTAAGGTTTTTAAAACTACCAAACTCTTCAAATAATATGTAACCACGCTTACCACGCAATTTATCAGAATCATCTTTACAAGCGACTCCAGCAACTGAATTTCTTGAGCCTTTTATAGCATTAGTTTCACTATCTCTATAACCCATTTGCCAAGCCATTTTATTAGGACTATCTATAATTTTACGTCTTGGAAATTGAGTATATGTAGCACAATGGTCTAATATAGGTAGAAATTTACTCATAGTACCATCTTTTTCAGCTAAGTACTCTTTAAGATAAGCCGTTAATATAGTAACAAATCTTTTATGAGCCGTCATACTTTCTCCCATAACAAGATTATGTGACATCATACTAGCTAGAGTATATGATTTAGAACAACCTCTCCTAGATAATTCTGAGGCGTGTTGACCCCCTTTAAAATTGTTATAAATACCACCAAACCTTGCTTGATGTAAATAATGATACCTCCAAAAAATACCTTCCCAAACATCTGGAAATCCTTCAATACGATTAGCATAATTAGTACCTTCTACCCTCTCATTAATCATCATTGGCATATAATTTAAATACCAATACATTAATCCAGTAATCCATGCACCATCACTCTTTCTAACCATACCATTCCAGCATCTGTTTCGCTCTCTTCTTAACCATACACCATATTCACTATTAGGATTAGCATTAGGTCTTAAATGTGTATAACATCCTTCCTTTAAAAAGAAATCTCTAGTTTGTGTAAAATAATCTACATTTGTAAGTATTGGAGGATTTGCCAAGTCTATAATAGCTCTACCATTCTCGTCTTTTGGACAATCTTTAATCAACTTCCTATCCGGACTTATCAACCTTTTTATAAATAAAACATTAGTTACATAGTCCATAAACTGTTCTCTAACTTCTGTATTAAGAGAATCCAATAGTTCACTAGTAATAGGAGTTTGATACTTGTTTGTTGGAATTATTATACTCATGATTAAATATCTAAATCGGCATCAAATATAGTTAATTCTACGCTTCCTCTAGCTTTAGCAGCTTCAAGCATTTCTTGATTAACAAGTCTCTCAGCTTCATTCAAAGTTTTAGTAAGCTCTGGTATTTGTTTAATAGTACTTGTAATGGAACTCATTGTATATATAGGCTTACCTTTATCATCTTTTTCATTAAAATCTATATCATTAATATAGTCCCTTAACTTGTTAATCATTTTCCTACTATCGTCTAATAGTAAAGCTGACATAGGTTTAAATGTTTCATAAAAATTAATAGCTGCCAATAAATCCTTATCGGGTTTCCAGTCAGATGGTAAACCTTCACCTTCCTTAATAGCTTCCATTCTACTTTCAGGAATAGTAATATATTGGTAATCAGAGCGAGGGTCTACATAAAAGTATATAAATGCTAATTCGTTTAAAGCGTCTCTTTTATCTTCGTGTTTATCTCTATCCCAAATCTTTTTAAAAGGTTTAAGCATCAACGCTTCTTCGGAGATTACTACTCTATAACCTTCATATTTAAATAATTTCATACTTCTATAATATTAAAAACCACCCACTCAAACTAATGAGTGAGTGGCTAACCAATAAAACACAAAATATTACTTCAAATAATCTAAACCTTCTGCATCAATAACTACATAATCAATATCTCTGTCATAAAGTAGAATATGCTCTTCTCCATCAAGTTTTATAAAAGGAAACTTATAATCAAGTTCACTATAAGTTTCAATAACTCTAGTACCTGTCATATCAAGCACATCCTTCTGTAAACTTTCTCTTTGAGCAACAAGTTTTCTATCAAGGTAGTATAAAGGATTAATCTTTACAATATCACCTACCTTAACATCACGTACCACATTACCCACCGCAACAACTCTCTGATAAAGAAGAGGAAGATTCTTACTTTCAGCTGTTGTTATAATATGCTGATGGTCTGTTCTATCTTTAATATAAGCTTCTTTTGCTTTGCCGTTATTTTCATAATATCTATATGCAGTAGTAATTACTGTATTAGCTCTTGGTTGTACTTGTTTTAAATTTACTTCTTCCATTTTTAACATTATTTATTGCGTTTAACTTACGTTCATTACATATTAATTTACCTACACGAGGTATTATAATAGATTGCTGATTATTATACGAAGAATGGTCTGTACTCTCTATATGATTTATAATATACTTTATCCAATCTTTATATAATTCTTCAATTGTCTGTATCGGCAGGTTGAACTCCTTCGCTACTTGTCTTACTATGGTTTTTTCCATTAAAAGATAACACTAATATAAAGTCTTTATCCTCATTATAATTTGGGATTAATTTAGGTGCTATTTTATAGTATTGTACCTTATCTGTAAACGGATATTTTCTAGCTACAAGCATCTTTAGTTTCTTTAACTTACTAATAACATTTTGAGACTGTTGCGAACTAAATCCTATCTCCTCTCTAATCTTAGTTCTATACACATCGTTCATACAAGTCTCATCAAGTAAATTCTCATCAGTAATACCTTTACTTAACTTATATCTATTCCTTAAACAAGCAGCAAGATACTTCTGCTCTGATTTAGTAAGTTTGTGTGTAGGTTCTAACCATTCAATATAAGCATCAAAGAAGTCTTTTTCAGTACAATCTATATTTAATAATTTATGTACAGTACTATCAGACATACTTTTAATTTTTTATTCTCCTTTTTCTCTTTTACTCTTCTTTATTTTCAAGCTGTTCAGTCTGCTCAGGTTGAGGATACATAAAGTTCTCAAATTCCTCAATAGCTTTTACTTTAAATTCTGCACTAAACTCTCTACATTCAATTACTCTAAGTAGATAATCTGCACGTTTAAGAGTTAAAGCATATTTAAGCTGTTGAATCTCCTGAGCAGCCTGACGCAACACTTGTTTTAATTGAGTATTTTCTTTTTGAAGTTCTTCCATAGTGGGATTCTCTTCTTCTATTCTTCCATTATTTCTTTCCATGATTTTTTTAATTTTAAAAATTTACCTTGTTTATATTTCTCCTCAAACAATTGCTCCCACTTTCCTATACTACTCTTAACAAATTCCGTTCCATAACAGTGTGGACAGTACTCTACATACTTATTAAACAGAAATTTTGTCTTAGTATTACCTAGATATAGGCAGTGTTTACAATAAATTACTGGCAATTTGTCATATTCATTACTTTCCATTATCCTTCTTTACATAAAGACCACAGTAGCATTTATTATTTGCTAACCAATCATGACAAGGACAATAATCATGACCGTCCCTATCTTGTACTACTGTAGGGCAATGACCATGATTTCTTTCTAGTTGTCTAAATATATCATTGACAACAGTATCATTTGGATTTAATTCATATCCAGACTTCCTTACAACCTTAATTTCAACAGACATAAACTTTATTTTTTAGTAGTTTTAGAGCCAGCTACTTTATTCATTGCATTAGCTCTTTTATTTAATTCAGCTGCTTGCTTTTTAGCCTCACTAATAGCAGCTTTACGTCTAGCTGAGTCTTGCATAATCTCCTCATATTGAGCCATTGTTCTAGCATCAGATTCAGCTTGCCAACGTTTTTCATCAACAGACATCTGGGTTCTCTTAGCCATTTGATTTATTTTTTAGTTTAACAAATCTTTGCGGCAAGGGTAGGATTCTAACCTACATTCCTATCTTTACTACTCTCTAGAACTTCATAAAGATTCGTGACTTATTTAGTCTACCATGCCTTTGCTCTTCGGCTAGGACTTGAACCTAGGATTTTCTGATTAACAGTCAGACGTTCTAACCAACTGAACTACCGAAGATTACCAACAATTAATTAATAATATATTACGAACAAACACATTGCAAAAATACTAAAATAATTTAAAATACAAACTTTTTTAGTTATTATTTTATTAAATATTTTCTAATCTGTTGAGTGTTATACAATTGAACGAAGAAGAGATAAAGATAAATATAATAATACTATACTCTAACTACACCATACTCATATAGCACTTTAAATTATAAATTATACATAGATGTCCAGTTTGTATAAAAATTTATAGGGTGTGTTGGTTCAAGTGTAAGTGTTGAATTTTGTAAAAAATCTTCTATAAATATATATTTATCCATAGCTTAATCTTTATATATATTATGTGGTATTATATTATCTTTATTAGATTCTTTTATAGAATAATTCCTAAAAGGACAGTTATCATCACAGTGTAGCATATCATGATTTTCTTTACACCAATACTGTCCTACACTACCTTTCCTTATATTAATACAATTAACTTTATCCATGCTACTTTATTATTGATAACTTTAACTTTCTGTTTGGTCTAACGTATGAATAATGAATCCATACAGAACTACCAGATTTCTCCCATATACATTGGTCATAGTCAAAGTTTTGTACTATCATATCGTATAACTGTTTATCTAAAGTAGCATTCTTTGTAGTAATATCAGCTGCTACTCCTAACTGGTGTTGTGAAGTCTTTACACCCCCTACAGCCTTATTTAGTTCAGGACATCTATAACCACTATTAACATATATAGGTCTACCCCACTTAGCACGTATTTTATCAAGTTGTTCCATAAGTATTTCAAGATTAACTTTTACTGCTTCATTAGGAGTATTATTAATCTTCTTTAACAATGCTGTACCAGAGTATGTAAGTTCTTTTAATGTAAAAAATTGACTCATAATACTATTAAAGATAAAAGTTTATAAATTATAGGCATATACCATTTCTGAGGATAGTCAATATCCACTGATACTGTATGTGATTTAAATAATCCTAACTTATAAAGATTATTATGTGCAATCCATTCGTTAATACAACTAGACTTAGTTCTATTCTGTATTACTTTATTATCATAATTATCATATATCCAATCCATAATATCTATAATATCTTTACGTTTTGATATTTTATATGAATCTTCTATATGAATATTATAGTCAGTTACAATTATAGTACAACCGTCCTTTTGTAGTATATAAGATACACATCTTATACCACCTCTATTTACCTTTTTTACAATAATTTTATCAAATTCCATAATATAAATTTTTTGCAAAGATACTAAATAATTAATTGTCGGTGGTATAATTTTCTAATTGTTTTTTATAGTCCTCTACTTGTAGATTATTATAATACTCTGTAGCTTCTGACAAAGTTTCAAACTTTTTAAGCAAATGTACCCTTTTAATTTCTGTAAATTCGTGTGGTCCATATTTAAGACATTTAGTATAAATTTCTACTGAAATGTAACTATAAGGTTTGTCATCTTTAATTACTGTATTCAAGCATAACTGTATAGTATCATGAGTAATACCATGCTCATCTACTATTTCAGTTTCAGGAAATCTTTCATCTAAAGTTATTTTCCAATTTCTATTATCCATAATATTTAAATTTTAATGATTTACATAAAATAAGAACACTCCTTCGGACCTCTTGAAGGAGTGTGAACTTATGTCTATTGAAAAAACGTACATAGTTATAGCCCTAATATTTTCTCTTCACTGATTTCTTCAAAGCTTTCGATACTGGCGTCTTATACATTTCTGTTTTACCCTAGAACACTTTTCCCTCAACCTATTATTTCAAACGTTAGGTGTGTTACAGCACTTATTACTTTGAAGTTTTTTGTTCTTATCGGGGACAACCTCAGATTTATTTAATCTTACTAACCCGACTTCTGACCCTTAAATATTAATTTTCAGGGTGATATTGATTACGCTTTGTCAATAGAACATTGCAAAGATACATATTATTTTTAATATGTAAGCGATTTCCCAAAAAAAAATTATTTTTTTTTATTTATAAGAGTTGAAGTAAAAATTTTTAATTTTTTTTATTATTTGTAAGAATGGAGGGTGATTTTTTATCTGTAGAAACAAGTAATTTTAAAATTTTAATTTTTTTTATTTGTAAAAATGAAGGACACTCTCGCCCACACCCCCACCCCAAACTCAGATTGGGATGATACCCCCAAGTGTAAATCAATTTAAGCTTTAGAACTTTAAAACCCAATGTCATGACAACTTTTCAAAACTTCCTCAATCAAATTACTAGCATCCGTTTCGATGCTAGTATTATTGTCATCTGTGATAAAAAGGGAAATTATCATAGATATTCCCCAGACAAGTTCTGGGGTGAAATTTACCCAAGATGTGTCAGCAAGCTTCAGCAAGCACAGGAGGCTGAAGCTGGAACATTGGAGCAGGCTTAGTCCTGCTCCATTTAACTCTCACCTCCAAACAAGTATAATTCAATTTAATCTTTAGAACATTAAAACTTCAAAACAATGAAACACATAGTATTACTAATAGCATTGCTATTGGGTTTGGGTACAATAAGTGCCCAAACTCAAACGAAGAAGGTAGATAATAAGACTTATCAGGCTGTCAAAGCTTCAAAGGCAACATCTTATGTTGCTACAGATATGAAGTACATCGAAACTGACGGTCAAACTTATACAATTTACGAGCATACTTTCACAAAAGGTGCTCGTAAAGGTCAAGTGGGTTATTTCATTAAAAAGACATCTAAGAAATCAGGTAAGTCATATTGGAAAGAGGTCAAACTAAACTGACCTCTTTTCAATTTTGCAATAATATATATAATGTATACATTATTATATATAATACCAAACAAGTTTAAATCAATTTAATTTATAGAACCGATACTTGACCCTGAAAATGAGGGATTGACTACTAGGAAAAAGACTAGCTAATTTTATTTCTTATTTACCAAACAAGTATAAATCAATTTAATATTTAAACAATAATTTATTAACTAAAAAATCAATTAAAAAATGGACATTTCAATCCTAGAAAAACTATTCTCAAACATCAATGAGGGTAGCAAATCGATTGCGTTCATCACGTTTGCCAAACAACGCAATCTAAACGGTAACTGGGCAGGTCTCAAGGACGCCCTGTATACCAAGAATCATCAGCAAGGTGAACTTGCTGGTCAAACCGAAGCTGTCGAGGGTGTAAGGTTTGAGACTGAAGTGAACGGTCAGAAAGGATTCGTCCTAATGGCTCTGTCAAGAAATGCAACTAATGCAGGTCTTCAAAACATCATGAAAGACCCGAGCAAACTACAAGTAAGAGTCGAGCAATACAATGGTTATGAGAACTTTACGCTTTGTACAGGCCAGAGCGACCGAGAAGTGTCAGAAGTCTCTGGCTCATTCACTATTTAATTCTAGCAAAATTTCCACACTCTCTCAACAATGGGAGGGTGTGGAATTACTCTAAAAAGTCCGAAGGATAAAGACTTAAAAGATAAATCCAATTCTTGGTATTCTGTGAATCAGAAGAGAAACGGGATAAGACAGTTCATTAATTGAACTTTATGGTGAAAGTTCCCAATGTTGAAGAGTAAGTAGCCTTTCTTCAACACTAATTATCCTTGCTTTTTTATTGGTATGTTTTGCAAGCATAGAAAATGTACCATGACGGACGCCGATTCTATCATAACAACTTTGTCGATTACGAAGGATAGAACTTTACAAGCGTGAAATCGACTAACCTATTGATAATAGGGGAGATTCAAAGTCTTTGTGTGTTAAGACTAAATTATGCTCTTGAGGATAATGTTTGTAAGATGGGAGACTGTCTTACAAGCACCAGATGTTGATAAAGTAATTGTGGAACAGTGGTAATGCTAGTTCGAATCTAGTATTGGTACGTCAAGCCAATTCAATTGCTGAGTATTCAACAGGCAGTCTAAAAGTACTGGATAGATACGACTAATCCTCTATCAAAACTTTACTCTTGAGCCTATCTAGAGAGTATAAATAACTATTGACGGTAGGTCATCCTAGATACTTGACAGCAGGGTAGTAGAATTATATTCTACAGTTTTCTAGGTGACACTAAATTGGAGAGTATAAGTGTCATAATTGCCCACTCTCCTTTACCTCTAATGAGATTCAATCAGAAGAATAGGACATAAGGTGGTAAATCCAAGAGATACATCCACGTCTGATTGAATACATTTAAAAAACTCAATATAAAATATCCTTTCAATAGGATTTCCAAGATGTTGAGGACGCCAGTTTCTTATTAATGATACGTGATATAGCAAATGTTGCATCGCATAAAGATTAATTTTATCTTAGTCTATATTAGTATAATAACACTTAGAGTTTAATTAACATTGCGCCAATAATAATATATTGGACACCTAATTAAATGCTCAAAAATTGCCCGATATCATACTCGTGGTAGATGTGAAATATTAATAAGTTTTAGGCGTAAAACACAATTAAAAGTGTGATGATATTCTAGTTATTCATCAACACTATGTTTAATCCTAATAACTTGTTAGGTAATAGGTGGATTACAATTATTAAGTATAAAAAATTAATAATTGTAATTACAGACGTAATTGCTGCAACATTAGGTTTGTAACATCTATTAGTATTAGTAATTTGCAGATTATTAATACGAAGAAAATCCATAATTATTAACATGTAGATTGTTTGATTAATAATTATGGTCACTATTAGGTGAATAGAAGTATTTGCATCATGACTAATAGTGGAATAAGAGAAGTAGTACTTGATAAACATCGTGCTACTTCTCTTATTTTAATAAAACCTCTGATGAGTCTTTGAAAATTAAGACGAAACCTAGTTTTATTACGATGGTCAGGTTTAACTTAACTCTTAATCCGAAGAGTTGCACTAATATAGTGTTTAATAGTCGTTGTGGAGGCGGCAAGGATATAAATAATGAAAAATAAATTTTTATTTACATTCGTAGATAATAATTGCAAATCAGCAAGTTCTGTAGTGTTTGATGATTTTGAAACAGCTTTATCTTATATGGATAAAGAATGTTCAAAACTATCAATATACCCAGGAACAGAGACTAGAAGAAAAGTTGGTGTAAATATGTTAAGAGCTGTATGTAAAATACAATCAAAATATGTTGATATAACGTTACAAATAGCACAATTAACACCTGATGAAAATAATCAACTATCAACTTGTGGTTGGGATTATGATTTAAATAATATTGCACTACCGTAATTCAACTCCACTGCCGAAACTATTATTAGGAGTAGGCAGTGGTTTAACATTAATAATATACATTCCTTTAATTAACACATAAAACACACAAAACAATGCATTCAGACTTTATAGAATTAATATCTATGACTGACGATGAATATTCTAAATATCTTGATTGTGTACTTAAAGATTTAGGTCTTACAATTAAAGAGTTTAGAGATATATCTTCAGAGGTTATAGAAGAATTACCCTTTTAAAATAAATACAAATGAATATTGTAACTAAATATAATAAAAGAATAGGTTCTCAATTATCCTGTTAAAATTGGTTTTAGAGCGAGGGTAGATTAAATGTGAGCAATATCAATAAGTCTCACACTATCCTTGCTTATTTTATAAAACAATAATTAAATACGACACATAATGAAAGACAAACAAAAATTAAAAGATTTAATTTATATACTTCTATTAATAGGAGTATTATTTATCTGCGTTAAAATGGTACTGCTTCATAAATCATGCAGTGCTAACAATATACAAGACACTATAAGTCCATATCCATACGAATGGGATTTGTATGAAGATGGATGCATAGCATTAAACTTCAATTCAATCTATTACATCGACACTACAAATATGGCTATATATTATGACGATTATGACCAGTTTGATATGTATCATGAATATGAGATTAATCCTAACAATATCAACAATGATGGTAATCTTTTAGTACATATATCAAAAGATAATCTAGTTGAACTGATGAATAGAATACTACAGTATATGTCTTTCAATAATGACTATGATACCTCACACAAAATAGAGTCTATGTTTGGTATTAAAGAGATTAATAACTCATATCATGTGGTATATCTAGGCAAACTATAACAATATAGAATCTATATAGAGAGGTCTTTATTTAACTTTTTTGCGGATACTAAAGTTATACTATATAAATTCTATTATATCTAATATAATAAAATTATGAGTGCGTAGACGAGAAATCTCTATGTAGAAGCACCCTAATTCGGTGAACATCCTTAATGTTGAAATTTGTGATACTAATGGTCTAAAATTGCTTGAAATAAAGCAGCCAAAACAAACAAATGACACAAAACAACACTAAATAATAATGTGTAAGAACGATGCCGAGCTAAATTGAGAATCATTCACAGTAGGGCAACCGCTTGAGACGGGATTGTTGCAAACGTCTTAATGATTTTCATAAATGCGTATAGACTAATAGGTGCAGCCTAAGTTGAAATTAGTAGATTATCCTAGTAATTTTGTATCGTAAAAAGTAGTATAACGTACATTATACATGATACATAACCTCTAGATTAGATATATAGCATGGTAGTGTGCAGTCCCCATGTAATGATAATCACTTACTTGCAAGAATTTCAATATGGTTAAATAGTCTAAAAGTCCTACATACTCATAATGTAGGCAATATGCTCCCGTGACGTAATAGGCAGCCGTGTCAGACTTAAAATCTGATGTCCAAAAGGACGTATGGGTTCAAATCCCATCGGGAGTACTAACTGTAAATAGCAAAATCTGAGATTAGACTAAGATTGGCAGTCCGACTAATAGTGTTAAATATCCCCTGATGCACGGGGTAGGTAAGCCACTATTTACAGTTTAATTTAAGACTGAAGCCGATACCGGGATATATAATAGTAAGAGGTAATATCAGTAAGAGAGACTCCACCTCTGAACTTATATATAAAGTAAGGATAAAACCGCCTGAAGCCAGTCTTATACTATAAGAAGTGAGTACCCTTTATTTTCATGGATAATTAATTGATTAGGTTTGTCATAATATTATTTACTCACTTCTTTATGGGGGTATAGCACGTAATGGAAGCGTATCAGTCTTCTAAACTGATGTCGTAAGACCTTGTGGGTTCGAGTCCCACTACCCTCTCAAATTATCTAAGGTTTAATTTAATGTTTCTTTTAATTTCCATATCTCACTATCGTTGTGAAACGGTAGTGATTTTTTATTTAAACTAATAATAAATTAACACACAAATATTATGTATACACATCAAACACTAAAACAATGTGGACAGAATACTTATAATAGTATAAACTGTACAAACAAAATTCGTAAAGTCTCACAAAATAAATTTGAGAATGTTACGTTAGTAGGCAAACATGCTTTTAATTATACAGTACTCATACAAAATAAGAGTACTAAAACATTGAAAGCTGTATCATTCCCTACAAGAAAAGAAGCAATTACTTTCTTTTTACTAACTATTAAGAAATACAACTAATAAGATAATTATGGAAAATATTAAATCCAGCGCTGAACTAATGGATGAAATATCATTCATCAGTACAAAAGAATACTTGTAGAGAGAGGTCTTTGTTATTTTGTACAAAAAAAAATAATACTCTACAAGTAATTATAAGGCTTCTTTTAAAAACTATAGGTTTCATGGTAGTTAGTTATATGTTTTCTGTTTGTGGGTAATAGTACCTTAAAGAAGCCTTAAATTGTCCTATAGTATAATGGTTATTACATCAGATTTTGGTTCTGAGAATCTAGGTTCGATTCCTAGTAGGACAACTAAATATATAATATTATGAATAAAGAAGAGATAATAGTAAATCCATCAGAAGTAATCACGCTTATAGATGGTACAAGAACTAAAAGTGTTATGCCAGAGTATAATGATGAAATGGTATTTGAGTCAGTATATTCTGTAGAAAGTATAATAATTAGAGCTAAAAATAGAAATGAAGCTATAGAAAAATATAAAGAAATAAGAAGTAATTTATTAATAGACTAAGAAGTAAGATTCCTATGGTCTACAGCCGATAAGTGTAGGTGTATCCTTTTGTTATCTGTTATACTATTTCGTTATTATTAATCTTACTTCTTTATAATATAGGTGGTAGAGTTGTTTTTGTTAGTCTAATGGTGTTGTTTTTCTCCTCTACCACCTTCTTTATTGATAATCATAGTTTTTGTGTTATAGATGTGTGTAAAGAAACTTTTCAGCTATTAAGTACTATTTAATAACTGACTAACGGCTAAGTTTCAGTAATTGGTTATAGTCCGTTTTACATTTGAAACACTTTAAAATTAAATATTATGTCAAATCATCCATTAGGCGTAGCATTAATTAAATACGCCTGTCCTATATGTGGACAAATCAATGAAGATGCTTCAGAAATAGCTTTAGGTTCTTTACCAAATGATGAAGAAAATATAAAGAATGTTGAAGCAATGAATAATCAAATAGTAGGATTCTCAGAGAAACCTTGTAAAAAATGCCAGTCTTATATAGACCAAGGAGCATTTATGATTATAGGTGTAGATTCTGACAAGACAGATGATGAGAGAAATCCGTACAGGACTGGTCATATTGTAGGTATAAAGAAAACATCTGAATTTTATAAACATCTTCTTGATGAATATAAAGTAAAGGATGCTATCTTTATGGATTATAGAGATATGAAAAAGTTTGGATTAATTAATGATTAATATGATTACAACGTTTATAGATGAAGGTGTAAAACATACAGCTGTTACACAACAATATCAAGTTGGTACATATTGTATCATAGACAGTAATCCTAGTATGCAATATTCTCTTAACTGTACTGAGAAAGAATATCATAAATATCTAAGGAAGAGTTATGAATGTATTGTAGAGGAATCGTCTAAACTAGATTAAAATGTATCCATATAACACAATAGATGATATACCAGATTATATCTGGGATTACGTAGAATCTTTTAAATAATATAACACAACACACAGTGAAAACACAATTAGAGTTAAAACTAAACAAATTACCTGAAACTGTACAAGTGAACAGTGAATGGTATGACTTACACATGACAAGATTCACAAGCGGTGATGAACTTGTATGGTGTATAGAGTATCAAGATGAAGTAGGTAATTCAATATTCTCGGTACAACATAAATCTATACAAGCTTGTGTAGATAGTGCACTTGGAGAGATAAACAAAATCAACTATTTAAGTTCTCCAGAAGGACAATTTATGTCAATGGTATATAACGCACATCCAAATAAATTTGATATAAATTCATTATACACATAAAACACAAAACTATGGAAGAATTTGATTTTGATACTGCATTTGCTGCAATTGATGAAAACCTTGAATTGGTAGGAATTAATCTATCATTAGCAAAGGATGCATTAGGGTATTAGTTAATAGGTCTGCTTCAGAATTATCTGGGGTAGACCTTATTTTTTAATATTAATAATTAATAGTATGGACTACAAAGAAGAATATAATAAAGCTCTTGAAGTAGCTAAAAAGTACCAAGGTAAACATATAATACTTACCGAGGGTGTGATAGAAGAAATGTTTCCTAAACTTAAAGAAGCTGATGACGATGTAACAAGAAGAGAGATTATAGGATTTATTAGAACTCATCGCACTCGTATATTAGAATCAATGTTTAAAAAATGGATTACTTGGCTTGAAAATCAAAGCCATAAATGTCCTACTGAGTGGTCAGAAAAAGATAAAACAATGTTAGATAATATAATCAATATAATTGATAGTAAATATTATTTAATATCTGGCTATAAAGAAATGATTTATTGGCTTAAATCCATTAAGCCGCAATCTAAACAAGAACCTACTCCTATTGTAAGTATTGCTGAAATGAATGGTGAGAAAGGTATAAGATTGTGTGTAGGTGATATTGACTTATTTATTGAAGCTCACGACCTAGACGAAGACGGCAAGGAGTTCAAATGGGATGCCGCAATGACACGTCTCAAGAAGTTGGGCAAGCGCACTTTCGACAAACACGAAATGCACCTCATCGTCGCCTACAAAGACCAAATCAATGCCGCTCTCCGCGAGATTGGCGGTAGAGAACTTGATTATTTCTGTTGGAGTTCCACCGAGTACAGTTCCATCATCGCTTGGTTCGTGAACTTCAATAGTGGCATCATCTACAACACCTACAAGTATTACACTTACGTTGTCAGGCCGTGTGCCGCGTTTATTTAACTTTAGACTTTTTTCTCATAAATTGAATGGATATGAAACTAATAGACAAATCCGCTTTAGTGGCAGAGATAGAGAAACTTGTAGATAAATGTGAGTATCACGAAAAATCTGATTGTGATTTTCAGGAGGGAATAAACTACGCACTTGATGAACTTAAAGGAAAAATCGACACCCTAGAAGTGAAAGAGGTGGATTTGGATAAAGAGTACAAAGAACTTCTTAAGGAAGACCCCTTTTACAACAAGTTAGTAAACGATATTGTCGGTAAGGCCATTGCCCGACATTTCTTTGAACTTGGTTTAAAATTATAGAAAGTTAAAAGTTAGGACTTATGAATACAATCGGAATTATCCTTTTAGTCCATTTCGGAATTGGATTTATTTTAGGGCTTGTTACTTGCCATGTTGTGACAAATGTATAAATAAAAAAAATAGTTATGATTGCAGAAGATTACGTTTCATACGAGACTGCACGGCTTTTGGAAAACAAGGGGTTTGATGAATATTGCAACCATGTCTATGGAGTAATATGTGGTAATATAATATTATATCCTGGAGAAGAGTTGTATACAGATTATGTTTCAGTGTTATGGAATAATGCAAGTATTAAAAAGCATGTTAAAAACAGTGATAAAGTAGAATACTTTCTTACTCCAACTCTTCAAATGGCGATGAAGTGGTTAAGAGAAGTGCATAATTTGCATATAAATGTATTTGTAACTTGGAGGAATAAAATTCCTCATTATAATTGGAGTATAGATAATCTAATAACACAAGACACCATATACGATACTCCTTGCTCAGAAAAATATGAAGAAGCTTGTGAAGCAGCGATAAAGTACTGCCTTGAAAACTTTGTGTAAAATTGAACTTATAAAAGATGAATAGAATACTTAATTTAGGAAAGGTGAAACTTGTTATGTATGATAACGGTTTCCCAAAAGGATTTATCCTCAAACGTCGTGCAACATTGAGAGAATGCCGTTACATTATGTATGAACTTCTTGGTATTGTTATTTGCAATCGTAATGATTTTGAATACCAAGAGGACTATAAAGATTACAACAAAAAACTCTGTGATGATGTCGATGATTGGTTGGAAGGAAATCTCGATGAGGATGGAATTGCACAATACGCTTATGACTGTGCAGATGAGCAACTCGGTATGCATAATATGCTAATCATCACATCTTATCTTCAGAAGAAAGGAATTATATAAGGTATCGTATGATTACAGAAGATTATGTTTCGTTTGAAACAGCCAAATTACTAAAAGAGAAAGGTTTTACAAGTGTTTGGTGTACCAAATACTATGAAATTCCTTCAAGTCCTAACAATAAATTTCATCCATTAAGAAATAGTGCTTTACCAAAGGATTATAATTTTGGTGATTTATATTGCTCTGCTACAACACTCCAAATGGCTATGAAATGGTTGAGGGAAAACTATAGTATCCATATTATGGTAAACTGTATTGGTTCGGAACGCTATGAGCCAACAATACAGACATTCAGCGGCAAGGATTATGAAATCGAGGGTGAGGTTGTGTGGGTGGATGGCATAAAACGTGGTTTCAAAACCTGTGAACAAGCTATTGAAGCAGCAATTAAATATTGTCTAGAAAATTTAATCTAAACTTATAATTCAATTTGAATTAATTAATTAAATCGTAATATTGAATCAATTAAATAATAAAATTATGGATTATCAAGAAAAATTAAGATTAGCAAAGGAAGCATTAGACTCTGGTTCTTATGATAAGGAGACTATTGAATATATTTTCCCTGAACTCAAAGATGAGAGGATAAGGAAGGAAATTCTTCAACTCGTAAGCATTTCTGGCAATGGGAATCAATTTGAAAAAATTAAAGATTGGCTAGAAAAGCAAGGTGGGAATAATAAGTGTTCACAAGTTTTCACTTTTGATGATGTGCTAGCTTTGCAATGTGCAATGGCTAACGCAGAAGATTCCGATGAGAAATTATATCATGCACTTCAAAGCTTGCACGACAGGATACATGATGCTTATCATAATGAAAAGCAAGGTGAACAGAAGCCTATTGATAATGTTGAACCAAAGTTCAAAGTTGGAGATTGGATTACTAATGGCGCTTGCATAATTCAAATTACTTCAATAGATAATAAATATTATTGGCATGATGGTGATTGTGTTGGAGGTGATATTGAATCTATAGATAAAGATTATCATCTTTGGACTATCCAAGATGCAAAGGATGGTGATGTGCTTTTTACATCTTCTACGGCAAGTTTTGACACTTTTGTATTCAAAAACATAGATGAAAATAACAATGTAAAATGCTATTTTGCTTATGATTCTGAAGACGGATTTAGAGAAGGAGAATATCATTTTATTGGTAGGGCGGGTTGTAAACCAGCAACTAAAGAACGGCGCAACCTCTTATTCAAAAAGATGAAAGAAGCAGGCTACGAATGGGATAGTGAAAAGAAAGAATTGAAGAAGATTGTGGAGAACTCTGATTGGAATAAAGAAGATAATGAACAATTAGTTAAAATAGTAGAATGTCTTAATAATTACGGAAATATTCTGCCTGATATAGAAGCATATAAAGTATTCAGATTAGCTGATTGGCTTAAATCTATTAAAGAAACAATAAAAGAAGAATAAACAGATAATAATATGAGAAAACCAAAAGTAAATTGGAATAGTAAAGATGTTTTAGAAATAATAAAAGACCGTTCTCTTACTATTCAACAAATGGCTGATAAACTTGGTATATCTTATTCTAGTGTAGCACATAAAAGAGCAGAACTTGGACTAGAAAGGATATGTCCAGTCGGATTGGACCACGCATTAACCAACAAAGAAACAAAAGCAAGATATAATGCTAAAATTAAACTTATAGGATATAAACCATTATACACTACAAAAGAATGGTACATCAAAAGAAAAATGGAATGCAACAGAAAGGAGAATGATATGAAATACATTAACGCAGAAAAACTGAAAGTCGAGATAGAAAGGAGAATTGCTGCATACCAAAAGAATTTTGACAAGGCTGACAATAAGATTGCAAGATTATCTATCGATGGACGCACGGCAGGTCTAAAAAGTTTACTTGATTTTATCAACACACTTGAAGTGAAAGAGGTCGACCTGAAAAAGGAAATAGACAATATTTGGAATCCTCGTTTTAATCTTGGATGGGATGAAAAATCCTTGTTATCAATAAATCACGAAGGATTTACAACCATTGCCGAACATTTCTTTGAACTTGGCATAAAGCACAGAAAGGATGATTGTTTATAATGATTATTATGATGCAATCGTTTTTGTAGATAAGGAACTCCCATTTACATCTGTCGGTAGTTTCCAAACCTACGAAAAGGCTTGTGAAAAAAAGTGTAGAATTTTGTTTAACAAATTTAATAAAGCAAATATGAAATCGGAATATAATTGTGGTGACATCTTGTTTAACGAGTCAAACAACAAACCGTTTATCCACGACGGAGAAATAACCGGTGATGGTCTTGGTGTTGTGATTGGTTTTGCACACCACAGAGACGAACTCGTTTTGTATAGAACGAGTGGAAAAGGTAACTATCAAGTCAATCCATCTGTTGTCCATAGAAAGACAACAGAAGCAGAAAAACAGTGGTTGATAAACCAGATTGCCATTGCAAAGAATATTCCTTTTTATAGTTGTATATGATTGAAGAAGATTACATCGGTTTTGATTTTTAAACCCAGCGACAAGGTGAAACTCATAATTGCAAAGGAGGAATGGTTATGAAAACACAAGAATTAATGATTGGTGATTGGGTGTTATGGAACACCCACCCAATGAAAGTAATGATGATTGGCAGCAGAATGGTGAAGTTGTACAATGAGGACAACTCCATCGAGGATGACGAAATCAATCCAATACCGCTGACTGCGGAGATATTGGAGAAGAACGGCTTCCAGAGATGCGAAAATGAGTGGTATTACTTTAAGTATGATGAAAATGGAAAAGTATCACTCTACCAAGGGTGTTACTCTAAGTATAATAAAAATGGAAAAATACTACTCTACCAAGTATCGTGGGATGTTGACGACTTGTATTTGGAAATAGCCTCTTATACCTCACTCACTGGAGAGTTCAATCGTATGGGTGTCAGGTTCGTTCACGAACTCCAGCACGCTTTACGGCTGTGTGGCATTGAAAAAGAAATTGAACTTTAAGGAGGACTGACCTATGAGACAGATGATGTGCAAGTCGGCTTATGAGAAGCTTGTGAGAGAAGACATAGCGTGGCTTGACAAGACGATGGCAGAAACAAATCCTCACTCTTTGGAGGGAAAACACTTACGAGACATAGCAATATGTTCTGTGTGTCTTTTATATGGAGAAAAGATGGAGGATTTGTGCCCAAATCCGCTGTGCAAACACTACAAGGAGGACTGAATGATGAAAACAAAAATTAAGATTGTACGAAGAGAGTTTTTTCACGATGGTTGTTACTACGAAGTCTATGACACATATCATGGCTTCACGGGTATGCCGTCAACATGGCCATTTTTAACGAAATGGGTACGCGACAAGGTTGGTATGACCGCAAATGAAATGCTGAACTATATGAGGTCATATTTAACCACTGTTGGCAAAGTTAAGGTAATCGTTAAATACGTAAGGCAATGGTAAATAAGGCAACAAACAAAAATCTCTGCTCCCGTTGCGGAGCGGAAATCGAAGAAGGTTATGAGTATGGTAAGGACGAAGAGCCACTGTGCGACGAGTGCTACTTTGATAACACTGAAATCTGCCCTGTGTGCGAAGGGCATTTTGAGTTGGACAATGAAGAAGAATATTTCTTTATTACAAAAGAATCCTAAGATGAGACATTATTGTACACATTGTGATTTAGTGTGGCAAGGCAAATTAGACGTAGAAGATAAAACAGTTATAATAAGTCCTCGTACAGATATAAAACAGAGTGATTGTGGTACTACTTTACCAAGTGTAAGAAGCATGGTAGTTAATATAAACATAGAAGCATAATTTAATAAAAAAAGGAGAGATTAAATAGTCTCTCCTTTCCTTTTAATAGTTATACAATTTGTTTCTTTCCCGCCCTTACACGGCCACGGCGCGCCACTGCGAGAGCTCGCGCTGCGTGTTCTTTACGCCGTCGGCCTCGCTGTAGAGGTTGGGGCAGACCCCGCGCTGGAGCATAAAACCAAGCTCTGGTTTCAAATGACATTTCTTTCCATCCGAGGAAACAGTGATAACAATATATTCCATAATGCTGTGAAATTTTAATTTGTTATATGTTGTTTGTTCTTTGGTCTTGGGGTTACCTTAAACTCTACTCCCTTCTTTAGCTTATACTGCTCTGGATTATATATCAAGTAGTAGCCGTCCTTGAAAATGTGGCGATGGATTCTTAATGATAAGGCTTTCTTGTTAAGGTTGAGAGCTTCCGATGCTTCTGAGGTATTGCTGAATGACCTGAGGATATTGCTATCCTGGTCAACCATATCTATCTCAATCTGCATCAGTTTCTTTCTGTCTATACCAGCAAGGCTAAGATAGTTACAGATAGTAGAAGGGTGCATTTCTACAACCTTTGCTATTTCTGTAACAGGTAATCCTTGTTTGGCAAGACTGATGACCTTATCCATATCCTTATTAAGACTCCTGCTACCCGTACCTCCAGCTTTGGCTTTATTGAGAATAGTCCAGCCTTGGGATTTGTAGAGTTCTATATAGTAAGCTTCAAGTTCTTTGGCTTCTTTGACAGGAATGTAATCTGTCAGCTTCTTATGTATCGGTGTAAGACCAGTAGTAGCCATGTACTTATAGACTGTTGAACGTCTTGAAGTTATATGGCAATTATGCCTTAACCGATAGTTGTAGGTTAATCCTATATAAGCACTGTGGTCTGGGAATTCATAGACATATATCATTCTATGTTTTCTATTGCCTAAAGGTTCCATATGAGCATAAGCCTCTTTTTGTATTCCCCTTCTTCTGATGCGGCTATACAAGACAGAGTTCTTTTCACTTAGTTCCTTTATAGTCTTATACTGTTTAACCTGTTCAAGAAGCTCAGCATTACTGACATTACAACCAGCATATCTGCTTGGATAGAGTTCATCAAGACAACCCATATTCCTCATTGCTCTATAATAAGAAGAGTGATAATCTGCTACATCATTCCGTAGCATATCAGTGTGTTGCTTTTTGAACTCTAAGCAGTCCTCATAAGTTATGTCTTTCCATGTCTTCATAAGCTTCAAGATAAAGAGGATGTGCCTTTATAGACACACCCTCATTGATTATTTACTCAGCTTTGGTAATACTGAAACTGTAGGAATTATCTGAGCCAGACTTAGTAGCCGTAGCTGCTGATGCAATACCACTACTTACCAATGCAGTGCAAAGGTTGTTCACGGTAGTTCCCATTTCATCAGGACTTACCCAACCTTCAAGAATATTCATCTGAGTAAGACTTCTGAGAAGCTCTGTTGCATTACCCGGCATTACTGCACTAGTAGTAGCTGCGCAGCTTACAGGACTACTTGCAAATTTCTTCGTCTGGTCGTCCCAGTTCTGCGCCTGCATCGTGACGCCGGTGTTGCCGACCTGGTAGGTGGGGTTGAAGGCGGTGGAGAGGGGGACGAGGACGGGCTCGCCGACGGTGAGGTCGGGGCGGGTGTCGTACATTAAGTCGGAATAAGATTTCTTGAGTGCCGTTTCGGTCTCACACCAAAGATAGACGTTCTCCAAAAATGCTGCATGACCGTTATTCAGGTCAGAACCTGACTTGCTTCTGTCTCTGAATCGCAAAGCCTCGCCATTTGAGGCTGCGACGATTGCGCCAGTGTAGATTAAATGCACGTAGTCATACGGAGCCTTTGCATACTTGGCACATCCAATGTTGGAGGTTTTCTTTGTATTGCCATTCGGCATGACGTGAGGATTGCTTCCTGCCGTAGTAATGAACAATCCAGCGACAGAGCTATGCACGTACCAACTGAGGTCGCCAAGATTTACCTTGCCACAAATAACATTTGCTGCGTCATTAGCAACATATATCACGTCGTGAGCTGTTCCTGCGCCCTTCATTTCTCCATCACTCCAAACCTTCACATACTCCCCTTCCCCGTTCAGCTTACCATACACCCTGCCGACCTCCAGGCTCAGCAAACTCCTTGAGTACCCGCCAACCTCGTCGCTCGGCGTGCTGTCGTCCCACACCTGCCAGCAGGCGCAGTCCGCCAGGCTACCGCTCGACAGCGTGACTTGCATCACCACCGCATCGCCTTCGGGCACGCTCACCTCGTAAACGCTTCCAGCCGTCACTTCGACCACCGCCACGGGCTGACCGCCCAGAGCCGTAGCCGCCACGCCGCTGATCGCCGCACCGTTCCGTGCCACCACGCGATACAGGCCGTCGGCATTCTCCCATTCGTAGTACGGGCAAAGGGCCACGCCAGAGGTCGGGTCGAGCAAGTTCACGCCCGGCATCGAGCGCAGCTGCAGCACCCGCACACCGATAAGCTCACCGCCATTGTAGTCGTAGTCGTCGCTCAGACCCACCTTGCTGCCCAGCCAGCCGTACATTGCCGCCAGCGTCGAAGGTGCCGAGGTGGGGAGGGAGAAAACGAACGGGTTGCTCGATGTGCCTGCCCCGCTGCTATCAATCCCGAACGCCAGCGCCATATCAATCACGTTTCTCTTGGCCGACGCGCTGAAGTTCGCCCCGCCCACGAAGAACGCCGACGAGTACGAGTAGCTACCCTCCTCGCCGCTGCGCTGTACCGCCTCGGCATGCGTCGCCCTCACCTTATAATGAAGACCCGTATAGTTGCTCTGGTTCTCCTCCGTCACCGCAGGCACGAATCCCTCGCCCGTCACGGCCACCCTGCCCGTCAGGTCCGCCCCCGTCAGGAACTCCCTCAGGAACAGGCTCGGCATCGGCGTAGTACCAGCCGCGTTGGAGAATCTCTCCACCACCTTGCCGAAGAGGAACTCCAGCTGCGCCGCCTCCGTCGCCACGCTCGCGCCCCCCGCCATCTTGTCGTACAACTGGCTCCACGCCACGCCATCACCCTCGATGGTCTGCATCCGTGCCGTGCCGTTGCCAATCTCATTATTTGGAGCGGTAATGTCAAGGGTGGTCTGTTCAGTAACCACGTCTTCGGAGAGGATATTGACAGCATTTCCAGCCGTTAAATCCTCATAGAAGCCGTTCTTCATAGCGAAATTGTTGTCAACATACCCTTTGATAACCTTGTTCTGTACAGCATTAGTAGAACTATCAGACATAGCTGTATCAGCAGTACCAGTAGCTGTAACAGTAGTCCATACAGTTTCACCCTGTTCATTTAAAGACAATACCTGACCATTAGTACCAGATATAGTAGGATTGGTAACTAAGTTACTTAACTTCTTACCAGAAACTATTGCTTGACCATTACTTCCTTTTGTAAGAATTTCACCTTCTGTTAAAGGATGTTCAGTATCTACCAAGTTCATTTTACTATCAAGACTATTATCAATTTCAGTCTTGGTATAATAGTTACTCATATCAGCACCAGATTTAACCCACTTACCTTTAATATATACTTTAAGTGTAGGTGGATTGGTACTAGTGTCCATCCAATTTACATTTACATTAGGAGGAGCTACCTCACTAAATACTGTTTTATCAGTAATTTTCATAACAAAATATTGTTTATATAGGTTAATAAAATTGGTGCAAAAATACACATTTTTATTCAATTAGCTCCTACTTTATAACATTAATTGTTTAACTCATACATAAATAACACAGTATTAAATTTATACAAAAACTAAAAATTAAATGATATTTTATAGTATTAAACAAAAACTGCCTAGACCTAATTCTAAAGTATATTTAAAAATAGAAAATATACATACCTATGAAGCAGGATATATATACGATGGTACTAATTTTAGACGATGTGTATTTGAAATAGGTGAAATAGTGCCTACGGATAAAATACTATATTGGGCTTATGATGTTAGTAATATTTGGCATAATAGTAGTGAAGAACAACCTGACGGTAAACATGTAGTTGTAGCTTATAATACTGAGTGTAATACTGGTATGGTTGCTCACTTTATAAGCATTAAACCTAATTATCGTTGGGCATATCTTGAAGATTTAGACTATGAATTTAAAGAAGATAAGTTAACAAGTGATAGTAATGAATTATAGATTTTACAATTTTATTGAAAAACCAATGATTGCAACTGCTGCAATAGCAATTATATGTTTATTAACCTTAATAGTAGCAGGGATAGTACACTGTTTATTATATTAAAACAAACATTATGATAGTTAAAGAATACTTCTATAACATTGAATGTGATTGTTGTAAAGAATTAGTTTCAGAAGACTGGTGGTCTGATAAACAATCTATAAGAGAAGCTGCATTTGAAGCTGACTTTATGAAAATGGCTAACAATAAAATGTATTGTCCTACATGTAGAAGTATCAATAGCGATGGTAATATTGCAACTAAGGATGGTTGTATATACGATGGTGATACACACGAATTATTATCAAAAAATAAGTAATTATGAAAGTATGGATTGCAACAGATTGGAATGGTACTAAAATATATCTCAATAAACCTCATTATGGAGAATGGGGTAATGGTGTTAAAGAATGGTCTGGAGTAACATTAACAGAATATTCCTACAGACTGTTGCCAAAAGGATTTGTACAAAAAGAAGGTGAATGTAAAGAAGCAGATATTGAATTAATCTTAAAATAAAACTATTGTGAATACAGAGGAAATTAGTAAATTTGTCGATGAAATAGTTGACCCAATTAGTGAAGATATGCAAAAGAAATATTCTCTTGGAGATATGGGTATAGCTGCAATAGATGTAGCTAAATGCTTCAGTTGTATCGTTATTGAAGAACTCCAAAAGGTACTACTTAATAATATTAAAGAACTCAGTGACAAAACAGACAATATTAATCAAGATAATCTTGATGGTTGTGGTAAAGATACACTATTGGGACGTTTACAAGCTTTTGATATGGTTAAAGATATTTTAAAATAACTAGATTATAATGACAGTAAGAGAAAAAGCAGAAGAATTAGCATTAACGCTTCTAGGTGAAGACCAAAATCCTGAACCTGTTATAAAAATACTTATAGAAATGGCTGAGTGGCAGAGAGAGCAGGTTGTTGATGGTAATATGCTACTTCCTTTTAGAGAATATGATAACCTAATGGATTCTATTAATAGGCAGAAGAAAGCAGGTTATGAAGCAGGTTATAAAGCAGGTTTAGAAGATGGAAAGGAGAAACAACATGATAAAGCATAAATGGTTAATCTCTACAAGAAATAAAATATCAAGTCTATGGGGAGAAATGGATTCTTGTGCAGCTATAGAAGGTGCTAAGATGACTGAACATGAAAGAGATTACATTAAAACCAGACTTAAAGATGTAGTTAATTATATTGATGACAAAATCTTTAAAAGATAGATAAATGTTGAAGTTTTATTAGTAACATAGTAAAGATGAAGCTTAAAAGATTTGAACTTGAAGCTTTTGACAAAATGCTTGTAGATAAATATAATAAACTTGATATTGATTACAGAGAATTATTAGGTAAATATAAAACTCTACAAACCAATTATGAAGTCAAGAGTAAACAGATTGCAGAACTTAAACAGCAGATAGAAATGCTAAAGCAAGATATTAGACAGTCTGGTGTATATAAACAGATGAAATCTAATAATAAAGCTTTAAGAAATAGAGTAAATGCTTTACAGAAAGATATCGGTATCCTAGTTTATAAACTAAATATTAAAAACAATGAAAGTTAACACAATTACAAGTAGGGATGAAGTATATAATGCACCTACCATTCCTTGGAACAGTGATACTTATACTCCAGTATCAAATAAGATGATTATGGATTTAATTGAGGATAGATTAAAACAGAATCATCTTATCATAAAGAAAGAACATTATCGTACTGCCAGAACTGATAAAGGTCTTATTAAAGGTGTTATAGGTGGTTATGATATTGTAGCAGATGATGCTAGTTTCGGTCAAAGAGTTATGTTTAGAAACTCTTACGATAAATCGATGAGTTTTGCACTAGTTTGTGGAGTCGTAGTGTTTATATGTGAGAATGGGTGCGTAAGTGGTGATTATCAATATAGAAGAATTCATAGAGGCGCTCTTCTTGAGACTGGACTATCAACTACTATTGAAGATATTATAGAAAATATTGATGGTGGTATGAAGCAACTTAATATTGCATTTGAACATAATGTAGCACAGCTTAACAATATGAAAGATATTGATGTAAGTCCTAAAGATGCTTATCAAGTATTAGGTGAACTGTTCTTCAATCAAGAAGTTGTAAGTATTAACCAAATGTCTATAATTAAGAAAGAACTACAGTTCAGTCAGAACTTCAAGCATATCGGTGATAAAGACTTTACCACATACGACCTCTACAACCATATAACTGAAAGTCTAAAGAAGTCGCATCCAATAACTTACATCAACGACCATATCAAAACCCATAAATTATTTGAACAAACATTTAATATTTAAGCTATGTTGAAGCATCGTATTATATTCTCAAAACCTATTTATAAATCTGATTCAAGCTGTACATTTAAGCTTGTAGCATCTGTAAAGATAGATGATTATAATGTTATGGGTGTTGTAAAGGATTTTATAAAGACGTATCAAAATGCAGTAAGGTGTAATATTGCAAATAATACGCTGTATATACATATTACAACAAACTCAAGGTGTAGTAGTTACGATAAACCAGATGAGATTAAAGGTGTAAGAATTGCTGAAAGTAAAGCAAAGTCTAACCTTTATAAAGCATTATATCGTCTTGCACTGAAACTGTGTGTATATTATTCATGTATAGGAGAATCATACAAGAAGAGTATGAGTGTATATTATAACATAAACGAGAAAGAATGTCTGCATATTATTAAAATTGATAAGGGTGATGGGTACACAGAACAATCTTGATGATGTAGAAAAGAAAGTTAAGTTACTTTCATACTATTTCTATATATTACTCGTAATTACTGTTATACTGCTTTTATGTATATTAAAAAGTGAATCTGTAAATCATTCACTTGTAAAACAGAATATTATATTAAAAGAAAAACTTGATTCATGTAGTACATCGAGAACTGATACAATTAATTATTAAATGAACTAAACTATGAAGATTCAAAGAAAAGTATTAATCGAGTGTAATGAGGTTAAAAGATTATTCTCCTCCACATTCCTTGAAGTTTATGTAGATGATAACAACAACTATTATTTTGTCAGTTATGATGAAGTTATCGCAATCGTTAAGAATGTGACAGAAGAACAGATAGAGTTTATTAAAAACAATAAAAATGAACAATCGTGATGAGATATTACAAGAAGTACTTGAAATACAGAATAGTAATATCTTACTTGAACTAGGAACAGGGGTTGGTAAATCTCGCTGTGCCATAGAAAAGATAAAACAACTTGACTGTAAAAAGATACTTCTTGTAATACCACGTCTAGTTTTAATCAATAATTGGAAAGAGGAATTTAAAAAATGGCAAGCAGAGCATCTTTTGACACAAGTTAAATTTGTAACGTATGTATCTCTACCTAAAATAGCTAATAATCAAGCATTATATGACGCTATAATATTTGATGAAGCGCATCATATATCTGAAAGATGTAGATTAGCTATACCCTATATCAAGTCAAAATATAACATTCTACTTTCAGCAACTATTAAGAGAACTTTAAAACCAGAACTGAGGAGATTATTCTCGAACTTATATGAATATAAGGTTTCTTTAAAAGAAGCCGTTGAAAATGATATTTTACCTGAACCTAGAATTATTTTGATACCATTAAATCTTGAGACTATTCTACCAAATGAAATTTATGAAGTAAACAAGAAAAAGTCTAAACAACGTACTATAACATATAACCAATGGATAAAAGGTAAATGGGTTTATCTTAAAAATCAATCAAAAATAGACTATGGAGTAAAAGTTATGTGTACACAAAAGCAAAAGTATACAGAAATAACAAACTCTATAGATTATGACACTAAGAGATTAAAAGGAAACTCAATACCCTTCAATCAAGTTCCATTTGTAGAACAAGCCCGTAAAAGAAAAGGTTTAGAAAGACTGCAATGGTTAGCTGAAATTAAGAGTGATTTTGTTAAACAATTGCTTAAACAATTGAAAGACTATCGTACTCTTACTTTCTGCTACAATATTAAACAAACTGAATATCTTGGTAAATATTGTATTAATAGTAAAAATAAGAAATCTGCTGAGTATTTGAACCTATTTAATAATAAAAAGATTAAACATTTGACTGCTTGTATGAGTCTCAATGAAGGCATCAACTTAGCAGAATGCAAATGTGGAATCTTTGCTAATTATTATAAGTCGGAGGTTGTTACCATACAACGTGTAGGCAGGATTCTAAGGCATTTAAAACCAGTAATTTATTTACCTTATTATACTAATACAGTAGAAGAAGATATTGTAAAAACTATGATTTCTGAGTATGATGGTTCATTGATTGTAAAAGCATCAAATCCTTTTAATTTCAATGAATATATCAATAGATGAAAATGTATTAGAAAACACTAAATTTCTTGGTCATACTCTTACTGTAGGTGAATTTCTATTATGTATGATGATAAAACTTGGTGATAATCCAAACAAGTTGATACCTTCACTGATAGACAGAAGAATATTAGTACAGGATATGTTTGATAATACCAAGCTTTATTTAAGAAGTGAATGCTCTACAGAGTTACAACGTGTACTACTTGAATCAGAGAAAAATGTACCAAGAATTAGTGATATAGAAGAATTAACTATTAAATTACAAGAGCTATTCCCTAAAGAGAGGAAGCCTCCTATGAACGGTAGTGGTGCTGGATATTCATATCGTGGAAATAAACGTGATGTTACTGTAAGGTTACAGAAGTTTATGAAGCTTTATGGTTATACTTCAGAACACTATGACTTAATATATAAATGTACAAAGAGATATGTTGAAAGCTTCAAATATGATAAGACATACATGAAGATTCTACCTTATTTTATTATGAAGGACAGTGAATCTACATTGGCTACGGAGCTTGAGAATATGGATGATACAATAGATAGTAATAATGATTTAGGAGTAGGAGACGAGTTGCTATGAGTGTATTAGAAAAAATATATAAAGAATTAAGAGAGAATAAAAAGAATATTGAGAATGGTAACATTAACGGCATTCCTTTCCCTCTTGAACAGTTTAGGGATTGTATTCCTATTATACAAAAGAAACAGTATCATCTTATTACAGCAAAACAGAAGAATGGTAAATCACAGATAGCTAATTATATATTTGTATTTCAAGTATTATTATATGCTTATAATAACCCAGACCTCATAACACCAAAGATATTATACTTCAACTGGGAAGAAGGCGAAGAAGAGATTATGGAAAGATTTATGTCTTACTATCTTTATGTAAAAACTAAAAAAAGATATAGTCCAGTAGAGTTAAATTCTCCAGATAAGGAAAGATTATTAGATGATGAGACATTAAATATACTTGAGAGTGAAGAGTATAAGAAGATATTTGAATTTTTTGACGAACACGTAGAATTTTGTGGTGATTGTAAAACCACTGTAGCTGTAGATGTCAAGTTAAAATCATATTTTAGAAGTCATGGTGACTGTATATATAAGGAAGCATTCTATAAAGATGACGAAGGTATAACACAAAAGACTAGAAGTGTATCAGAGTATAAGCAACACAATGAAAATGAGTTTGTGTTTGCTATATTTGACCATGCTAGTTTGATACAACCAATCAGAGGTGAAACATTATTCACTGCTATAGGTACACTGTCTAAAAACTGTGTTGTATATAAAAACATTTATAAAGCTGTTATAATATTGATTCAACAGCAATCAAAAGAATTAGGTAGTTTAGAGGCATCAAAACAAAACAGGGTTAGACCTGATGATACTTTCCTGTCAGATAATAAATCTACCGTAAACGATTGTACACACTTTTGGGGTATATGTGACCCAGTAACAGCAAATATAAATGATTATCTTGGATATGATTTAAGGAAGTTAGGTCATAATATTAGAGTGTTTGAGCTTATATATAACAGAAAAGGTATGGGTAATAAAATATCTGCATTATTCTTTGATGGTGCAGTAAATTATTTTTATCCACTACCAAGACCTGATAACCAACAAGCTCTTGAACCATTTTATAAACAAATAGATAAAATTAATAAAAAGTAATGGCTAATTGTGTAATTATATTAGGTAAAAGTGGTACTGGAAAATCCACTTCTATACAAAATTTAGACCCAAAAGAAACAGTTGTCTTTAATGTTTTAAAGAAGAAACTTCCATTTAAGGGAAGCAGTTCCCTTTATAATCTTGATAATAAAAATATGTTTGTATTAGACGAGTATACTCAACTAATACAATATCTTGAAGCTATAGACAAGAAAGCTACACACGTAAAAAATATAATCATTGATGATTGTATTTATGTGATGAGGAAGGAATATTTCCGTAGAGCTAAAGAGGCTGGATATACAAAATATACAGAACTTGCCCAACACTTTCAGCAGATTATATCTACGTGTGAAAATCTTAGAGAAGATATTAATGTATTCTTTATTTTACATAGTGAAGATGTAGTATCTGATAATAGTATTACTGGATATAAAGTATCTACTATTGGTAAACTGTTGGATAGCCAGTATAATCCAGTAGAAGTAGTTCCAATGGTACTTTATAGTGATATTAAATATGACGATAAAGGTAATGCTACATACGGATTCTATACTCATAGAACTATGAACGGAACTGTTGAAATTCCAGCCAAAAGTCCTGCTGGATTATTTGAAGAGGACTTTATACCAAATGATTTAGCTTTAGTTGTTAAAGCTATGAACGAATATTATAATTAATTAAATATTAACCAACAATAATTAATAAAACATGGAAAAAATTAAATTTACTGAAAGGCAGATTGCCGCTTGGAGAAGAATTGCAATGAATGTTAATTCTGATGTTACAAAGCGTAACAAACTTGTTGAAAAGCGTAATGAATTACAAGAAGAGATTAGTAAGCTTAATAGAATTATTGAGCTTAATGAACTTCCTGTGAAAGAGGCTACTGGTGGTTATACTACTAGTGAAATCTTTGTTAAAACAGTTACTACAACTGACAAGGTGGATAAAGATGGTCGTGCTGTTAAGACCACATCATATCAGCTTCGTTATCCTGACACTATTGTTCCAGTAGTTGAAACTCCTAATGAAGAAATATCTGGGGAACACCCCTCTGAAGTAGAAGATGTTGAGTTTCCAGAAGAAGATTCTGAAGAAAGTTCTGTAAATTAAATTTAATTTAGTATATTTGCAAGACGTTTGACATGATGACAGTGCTACTAAACTACTTAGTAGCACTCTTTTAAACTCTTTTATATGAAAATTAAAGAAGCAATTCAGCAAAATCAAAAATTGTACGGTATTCAGAATATCTCTGTAAAATTAAATTCACAATACGTACAACAACCTGATAATAAAAATAATAATAAAATTAATAAAAATAATAAGATGAGTAATAAGAAATCTACTGCTTTTATGGCTTTCGGTAAAGGTACTGAAACTAAAGAACCTGTTGACATTAAACGTTACATTGGATTTGGTGTGTGCAGTATTGTTGCTATCAATCCTAACAAGGAACAGCTTGAAAAGATTTATGGCAGACCAATCGATAAAGAGCCAGTCTATGTTGGTGAACAGGAAATTGATGAAGTAAAGTATAAGCAGGCACGTGTGGATATTCTGTTGAAGCTTGACGAGAAATATCGTGATAATGAGGGTAAGCCTATTGACACAATTTTCCGTAAGAGTATATTTATTGTAAACAAATATCAGTCCAATCGTGACAATACCAAGTTTCACGTAACTGATGAATATGGTAATACTGCATGGGTTACTGGGGATGAGTTGAAAGAACATAAAGTTCCTATGTATAGCAATGGTCCTGCTAGTATTATGAAGAATTATAAACAACTCTATCGTGGAGAAGAGGTTCTTATGAACTTTTTCAAGACTTTCCTCGGTGTAAGTACTATCAGAGTAAGTGCTGACCAGCAGCCTATGAGTTATAACAACGCTTCAAAACAGTGGGAAGTCTGTGATGCTGCTACAGCCTCTAGTGGTCTGTGTGCTTTTGATAAGATTGAAGATTATTTTAAGGGAGATTTTAGAGAGCTTAACGAACTTCTTTCTTATCAGCCTAACAACAAAGTCAAGGTATTGTTTGGCGTGAAGACTGTTGATGGTAAGCAATATCAAGACATTTATGATGTAGTACTTTATGCAAATCAGAATAGGATTGACAAGTTTGAGAAGGACTTTGAAGCATCTAAATCTGCTGGTGCTTATCCCCATACTGAGTTTAAAATGTGTGAACTCCGTGAATATACTGTAGAATCTACAAACTTCAATACTCCAGCACCTGCAACGAATCCTTTTGACAACGCTGATAATGAAGACATCTTTGCATAATAACAATGTTTTCTCACGGTAAAAATACAGATGTAAATTTAAGTGAGATTAAAGTCTCTGAAGGTGACTTGTTACACTATTATATAGGTATTAATAAAATACCTTGTGTAATAAAGTCACCTTTAAGGACTGATAATAGACCATCATTTGGACTTTATAGTTTGGATGGAGTAAGAGTATTTTATAAAGACCTGTCAACACAAGAAACTGGAAGTACATTTACACTACTCAGTAAGCTGTTCGGATTATCATTCCATGACACACTAAAAAAGATTAAAAAAGATATAGATAATAAATCATTTACTATTATTAATACCACTTCCTTATCACATCGTATAACACAGGTAAGCGAAACAGACACTAAATTAGAGGTAAAGATAAGAGAATGGAGAGATTATGATATAGAATACTGGGAGTCATACGGTGTAACATTGACATGGTTAAAATGGGCTGAAATATATCCCATATCTCATAAGATAGTAATAAAGGATAATCATAGATATGTGTTTTCAGCTGATAAGTATGCATATGCTTTTATTGAGCGTAAAGAAGGAAATATTACTTTAAAAATATATCAACCGTTTAATACAAGTGGTTATAAATGGTCTAATAAGCATGACAGGTCTGTAATAAGTTTATGGACTAAAGTTCCAGAGTATGGTAAAAGAATTGTTATATGTAGTAGTATGAAAGATGCTCTTTGTTTATCGTGTAATACAAATATACCTGCATTAGCTATACAGGGAGAAGGATATATGATAAGTAATACCGCTATAAATGAATTAAAAAGAAGGTTTGAAAAGCAGTATATATTACTTGATAATGATGAAGCTGGAATAAAAGATGCAGAGAAACTATCAATAATTACAGGTTTTAAAAATATTGTATTACCACAATTTAAAAAAGGTAAAGATTTATCTGATTACTACAAAATATTTGGTAAAGAAAAATTTAAACAATTAATCAAACAATTATTTAAAGATGGACAGAACTGAAATATTTGATTATATAAAGAAGAATAATCTTCAAGCAGAGATTAAAGAGACGTTTGGTAGACCATATAATAGTGTACCAACAAATCTTCTTGAAAAATTTGTAACTGTAGATGATATTAGTAAAGATGTTGCGTGTGACAATAGTGCTAAGATTCCCAATAATAGGAATGAATTATATAAATATATAAAGGATAATAATATACAAGACTTCATAAAAGAAAGAACTGGAAAGAATTATACAAACTTATCAACTGAGACATTATATGAACTATGTGTAAGAAGAAAAGTGGCAAAAGTTCCAGACAATGAAGTTAGTGCTAAAGATAGTTGTGAATCGTCTGAAAAGAGTAAACAAAATGAACAGAATATCACTACTAACAACAATGAAGTGATTGATAAGATAATCAAGACTATTACAGCAATGGCTGAAATACTGAATCTTAAAACTGTTCTAAAGAACCTTGAATAGCTGTTTTTCATTTTATGTTTTATTGTGGGGTGAGCAGTGATGCTTGCCCCATTTTTTAATATTTATAGAAATGATACTTAATCAAGATGAGAGTAAAGTTAATATAGTTGGTGAAGTACAGTCAAACAAAGTAGGTATAGATACAAATAATATAAATTTCATTACTAATCTTTTAACAAGTAAATTATATTCAAAACCAATCCAATCTTTTTTAAGGGAAACAGTATCAAATGCTTGGGATAGTCAGGTTGAAGCAGGTAATACAAATACACCCATCTTGATTAAGATTGATAAAGTTGAAAATAATGATGATGATGTAGAAATATCTGTACGTGACTACGGAACTGGTATAAGTCCAGAAAGATTTGATAGTATATATAGGAATATAGGTTCTAGTACAAAAAGAACCAGTAATGACTATATAGGAATGATGGGAATTGGTAGATTTGCTGCTCTTGCGGTGAATGATACTGTAGGTATTAAAAGTTATTATAATGGTAAATTATATAACTATTTAATGTATAAAGATGGTGAAGAACTTAATATCGACCTGTTAAATGTATCAGACACAGAATATGAAAATGGTGTAGAAGTTAAGACCTATATAAATGATGCGTTTTCTAATTATGGGAATATAGTTGAAGGATTGTCATCACTTGCTTATTTTGAACAAATATATATAAGCAATACATACTATCCTTTAAAAAGCTTTGTTAACAAATTCAATGAGAGAAAAATTCATGAATTTGATACTTTTAAAGTATGTTCATTAATGGAAGTTGATGGACTTAAATTTTTAATGGGAAATGTTTTATATGACTATAATAACACTAATGATGTTTTAAGTTTTAGAAATTGTCCAAATATAGCAATAAAATGCAATATAGGTGAAATTGACATAACTCCAAACAGAGAGAATATAAGATTTAGTGATAAAACTAAAGGTGTTGTTAAAGATAAACTGGAAAAAGTTAAAAAGGAAATATTTGAAATCATAAAATACAACACAAATAGGAATTTCGACACAATAGAGGACTGGTATAAAATTGTAGCTAACCGTTACTTGACTATAGAATTGTGGAAATTTTCACAAGACAATACGATAAATGTAGAAGTGTATAATGATGTACTGATAAATAATAATGTGACGAAAAATTGGAAGATAAGAGGTATAGTTATACCAGACGGATTTAAATATCATTATTATTTCATAAGAAACCTTACTATACGAGGTATCTATATAACATATAATTATTTTAATGAACGTTTTTGTAAAGGCAGTGACATTGCATTGCAGACTCTTGTAGATATTGCTAAAAAAGGCGATTTATACAAGATAAAAAATATATTTAATAAAACTACAAAAAGTTATATAAGAGAAACTAGAGATATAGATAATCTTTTATTTATAAAAGAAGAATCTTTTAGTAAGATAGCTAAAGATATATTCAATAATTATATAAAATGGATAAAATGTGAAAGTGGAAGATTATCTAGAAATGCTTATACTATAATAAAAGAGGATTTACTTAGTATATTCAAAGATATAAAATCATTCAACAATTCAGATGTTCCAAAAGAATGGCTTGATGCAAATAAGATTACTGTATGTAACAGTAGAAGAAGCTTTGTAATACATAAAATATATCTTGGAAGCAGAGGAGTAACATCAACTCCAGATTTATCACTCAATGATATACTATCAGAGAAACGAACAATTATATATGATACACTAAAGTCTGAATATTTGAGATTGGTTTTTAGACTTATAAATTCGTCTATATACAGTAACAAATATATGTTTGTAGAAGTTGCAAAGAATGGTATAGATAATTTAAAGCGATATAAACAGTGTATAAGTATTTATGACTTTACAACAAAATATCAAAGGTCATTGTCAAATATATTTACTGGAAAGTATATACACAGTGAAATTGATGAATGTGTATATCGCTATTGCACGGATGATTCGTATAGTAACATTGTTTCATTGTATAATAAATATGTAAGAGCTGATTCTACAATATTGATAAATGACAAAAAAGATTTAAAAGAGTTGTATGAATATTACATAAGTAAGAATTGGCTTAATGTGAGTATGATTGAGTCAATGATGAATGATGATTTTATAAAATACGGTAAATTCTTGCATAGAATTGGTCCAAACAGATATTTAAGGGGCATGTCTGAAATTATTGCTATAAATTATTTTGTATACAAACATAATATAAAAATAGGCAATATAAATAAGATAAATGCGTATAAAGTATTAAAACGTATATGATATGGTTAAAAATGTTTTTAGACTTGGTAACAGTTTAGTTGTTACTATGGACAACGGAAAAGAATATAGGACAAATAGCTGTAATGATGAATTTTATGAAAAAGTCACGAAAGCAATTAAAAATGGTTGTAATCTTGACGATATATTCTTTCCAAGTAATAAAGAAAAACTACAACTAAAAGAGAAAATTGAAAACTCAAGCATAATCACTGTTGAAGGAAATTCTGCATATATACCATCAATATCAAAATTATCATTACCAAAGATACTAGTTGATAAAATATTAGAAGCAGAAGGTAATAATAAGATAGATGCAGTTACTGCATATAAGAATTTCTGGACATTGTTAAGCTTAAATCCAAACTCTAGAGTAAGGGATAATCTGTTTTGGTTTTTGGATAAATGGGGTATGTCTATATGTAAGTCTGGATTATTCGTAGCATATAGGAATGTGGAGTTAAAAACCGAAGGTCTTGAATATAATAAGGAGTTAACCAGCTATGTAAGTGAAAAATATTACTATGTAAAGAATAACATAAACAAGAATCCTAGTAATTATTATGTTATAATTGTACCTGATAAAGGATATGATATAACTGATAAAGAAGGTGATAATGATGTTATATATATAGGTAATCTTGAGGAGCTGTATAAAAATATTGTATATTGTAGTAATGAAGCTGGTACTGTATATACTGACAATTATACTAAAAAGATGATTATTAGACTTGGTCATATTGTGAATATTCCAAGAAGTAAATGTGATGAGAATGTAGAAACAACGTGTAGTTCTGGATTACATGTTGGTGGTAAAGGATGGTTAAAACATAACTATTGTGGAAATATTGGATTAAAAGTTCTTGTAAATCCAGCTGATGTGTGTAGTTGTCCAAAAATGGATAATTATGGTAAGTTGAGAACTTGTGCATATTATCCTATACAGGTTATAGGATTTGATGATAATGATAACGTAATTGATGATACTATACAAGACGGATTTGAAGTCGATTTTATTAATAAGATACGTTATAAGGGAACTATAAATAATGAAGATATAGATAATTATGAGTTGAATTTACCAAAAGATGACTCTGAAAACATCTATAAAAATTTAAAAAATATAGCATTATCTATAAACAGAAGAGTTTAATGGCTAGTTTGATTGAGAAGTTAGGAAAATGGTATGATTTTTTTGATAAAGAAGATTTTAACTATTTGCTTGACAGGTTAAGAATGGAATATAAAGGTTATGTAAATATATTACCAGATTCACACGTTATATTTAAAGCATTTGAACTGTGTAATCCAGATGAATGTGATGTGGTTATGCTTGGACAAGACCCATATTTCCAAAAAGGAGTTTCCACTGGTATAGCATTTGGCAATAAGGCTGGAACTTTAAAAGCTAATTATTCACCTTCTTTATCAAAATTACTCGAACCTTACGAAATTGACGATTCATTTGACTGCACTCTTGAAAGTTGGTGTAAACAAGGAGTACTCATGCTTAATAGTTCATTGACTGTAATGGAGAACAGTCCTAACTCACACAGTTTTATATGGAGATATTTTATGACAAGATTTTTAATAGAATATTCAACATATAAAAAGGATATTATATATGTACTGTTTGGCACTAAAGCACAAAACTTTAAGTGGTATATAAAGAATAGTGCAAATATAATAGAATGTAATCATCCATCTTATATGTCAAGAAGTAACATACCAATGCCTAATATATACAAAGAAATTAATATCAATTTATTAAATCAAGGTAAAAACATAATTAGATGGGTATAATATGCCAGAGATAAAAAATGCTACACCAACTTGGTATAATGGAGTTAAGTATCGTAGCAAACTAGAGGCTAACTGTGCAGAGATTCTTGATAAAGCTGGTATAGAGTTTAAATACGAATCATTAAAGTTTGAACTCTTACCAGCTTTTGTTTATATGGGTAAGAAATATCAACCTTGGACTTATAAGACAGACTTTATAATATTTAATAATATTATACTAGAAGTCAAAGGTTTTAAAAAGGCTGATAATTATACTAATAAACGTAAAATGATTATGAAGCATATATTAGATAATCATCTACCGTATGCTTTTTATGAAATATATTCAGAATCTCATCTTAAAAACATACTTAACAAATATGCTAAATTAAATTCATTTCATGATGCTTATATTGAATGTGACAATGAATTAAAAGCTAAAAAGAAAGCTAGAAAAAATAAAAAGAAATTAAAGAAATGAGTAAAAAGGATAATCTAATAGCGTTTAAAAATGACTTGCTGTCACGTAGATGTGAAGAAGTGCATTTAATATGGAGTAATGGACAGAAAGCTGGTATAGGTAATCCTAAAGCAATAGACATTATTATTAAAGCATTACTTGAAGAAATTGATAAACAAATAAATGAGTTATGAAATCTTTATATGATATTTCATGGAAAATCTCAGAAAAAGAGTATCGTGAAGATAAGGCTTTATCACAATCTACTTTAGGTAGGTTTGACAGAGAAGGGTTTTCCAAACTTGCTAATATACACGATACGATAGAATCCCCTAGTCTTACTTTTGGGAAGATTGTAGATACTCTTATAACTGGTTCGCAAGAAGAGTTTGAGAATACATTTGTAGTATCCAACAAAATACTTGACGAAGAGACTGCTGATATAGTTAAAACTATATATGATAATTATAAGGATATGTATAAAAACTTTATACAGATTCCTATAACACAAGTATCACAGACAGCTAAACAATGTGGATTCTGGCCAGCAGATAAATGGTCTGATAACGCTAGATATAATGGTCTGTTAAAGAAAGGTGATATTGAAAGATATTATCAACTTCTCAGACAGAGTGAAGATAAAATTGTAATAGATAACGAGACTCTTACTGACGCTTTAAAGTGTGTATCCATTCTTAGGATATCGGAAGCTACTAGATTCTATTTTGCTGAAGATACTGAGAGTGTAAAAAGATTTTATCAACTTAAATTTAAAGCAGTACTTAAAGGTATAGAGTATAAAGGTATGCTAGACAATTGTTTAGTAGATTATACAAATAAGAAGATTTATCCTATAGACCTCAAAACATCAAGTACTCCAGAGTATGAGTTTTATAAATCATTCGTTAAATATGGTTATTCTCACCAAGCAAGATTGTATTATAGACTACTTGGGAATGCCATAAAAGATGATGAATATTTTAAAGATTTTGAGATAGAAGATTTTACATTTGTAGTTGTTAATAGATATACTCTTACACCTCTTACATGGAGATTCAGTGATACTAAAACTCTTGGTACTTTAGAGTATGGTACTACTAAACAAATTGTATTTAAAGACCCATACGAACTAGGTAGTGAGTTGAGTTATTATCTTACACATGAAGAGTGCAAAGTTCCAATTGGTATAAATTACAATAAAACAAACTCTTTGGTAGAATATTTAAATAAAATGTAAAATTTAACTTTTCTAAATAAACTATTAATTGTAACTTTGCATCCTTAACTAAAATCTTAAAATATATGCAAGTTATTAAACGTGACGGTACTACTGTGCCTTATGATAGTAACAAAATTACTAAGGCTATAAAATCTGCATTTAAAGTTACTAATGAGGAATATAATTCTAAAGATTTAGAATTATTTGTTGACACTATTCCAGCATCTGTTCAGATTGCTAATGATGGAGAGATTAATGTCGAAACTATACAAAATATGGTTGAGAACTGGCTTATGATGAATAGATATTATAAGACAGCTAAAGCTTATATTTTGTATCGTGATGAACATAAGAACATTAGGTTTATTAAAGAACGTATTGATTATATTCAAAGTTATGTAAGTAGTAATGCTAATGCAGCAAGCTCTTCTGAAACAGATGATAATGCTAATGTACTACTGAAGAATGTAGCTAATCTTAATGGTGAAGTTTATAAGAGTATTAACAGGCAAATTCAACGTCGTAGAATGAAACAGAAGCTTGCTGAAATGTATAGTAATAAGCTTAGCAATCAGTATCTACATGACCTTGAGAGTCATATAATTTATGCTCATGATGAAAGTTCGTTTCCTGTTGTAATGCCTTATTGTAGTGCTTATAGTTTATATCCTTTGCTTATTGAGGGTGTTGGTAATATTGATGGAGTAACTCCTAACGCTCCTAAAAAGCTTGATAGTTTTTGTGGTCAGTTTGTAAATCTTGTATTTTTGTTAGCTTCACAAGTTAAAGGTGCTGTTGCTTTTGGAGGACTATTTGTTGCTTTTAATTATTACTGTGTTAAAGAATGGGGCAATGATTATTATAAGAAACATAACTACAATGTGTTCACTTCTATCAATAAAACTCAAAGAACTGTAGAGAATCAAATAGTACAATATTTTCAACAAATTATTTGGGGAATTAACCAACCTGCTGGCAACCGTAGCAGTCAAAGTCCTTTCACTAACGTAAGTTATTATGATAAGAATTATTATACTGCTGTGTTTGAAGATTTTGCTTATCCAGATACTACTAAACCTACTTGGGAACAAATAGATTATCTTCAAAGATTGTTTATGAGAACTCTTAACAAAGAAAGACTTACTTCAGTAATAGCATTCCCTGTTGAAACAATGTGTTTATTATCAGATGGTAAAGAAGATATTCTTGACAAGGATTATAAAGAATTTACTGCACAGATGTATGCAGAGGGTCATAGCTTCTTTACTTATATTAGTGATAGTCCTTCTTCGTTAAGTAGTTGTTGTAGGTTGAAATCTGAAATTACTGAAAATATATTCAGCTTTACTAACGGTTTAAGTGGTCTCAAGACTGGTAGTTGTAATGTAATTACTCTTAATTTAAATAGAATTATCCAAAACTATTTTAGAAAAAATATGTCTAATATCGAAGATATACAAGAACTTTGGAATAATTCTCCAGATGAATACAAACATAAGATGAGAGAAGGTCTTCAAGAGTATCTTATTGAAATTCTAAAACGAATCTATAAATATCATACAGCATATAAAACAATGCTTTATGAACTTGAGGAGAAAGGTATGCTTAACGCTAGTAATGCTGGTTATATTAGAATTAAAGATTTATATTCTACTATAGGTCTAAATGGTATCAATGAAGCAGCAATATTCTTAGGTCTTGAAGTGTCTTATAACAAAGAGTATATTGAGTTTTGTAAGTTAATTACTTCTACAATTAAAAAACAGAATAAACTCCACACTACTACAAAATTTAAGTTCAATCAAGAATTTGTACCAGCAGAATCATTAGGTATCAAGAATTTTAATTGGGATAAAGAAGATGGTTATATAGTTCCTGATGATGGTAGAGTTCTTTATAACAGTTACTTCTATGATGCTCACGATGACACTAGCATATTCGATAAGATAAAACTTCACGGTAAAGAAATGACCGAAACACTTGATGGCGGTGTAGGTTGTCATCTAAATCTTGATGAACATCTTAGTAAAGAGCAATACTTGAAAATTATTGATTATGTTGTTAAAGTAGGGTGTACATATTTTACATTTAACATTCCTAATACAAAATGTGATGATTGTGGTTTTATTACAAAACATAATATAGACAAGTGTCCTAAATGTAGTAGTGAAAACCTTACTAAATACACACGTATTATTGGCTATCTCAGACCTACTAAAGCCTTTAGTAAAGGTAGACAAATTGAAGAGAAACAAAGAACTTATAGTAATGAAATTATTTAGCAATCAAATAACATTTAGTGAAGTGCCTGGATTAGTTTCCAGATGCTTTGCTATATCTAATTGCGGAGGAAATTGCCCATCTTGTCACAGTCCTGAATTAAGAGAAAATATTGGTGAAGAATTTACTGATGAAATGCTTTATAACTTTATAGCGCATGATTATGATAATATAGATTGTTATGTATTTCTTGGTGATGGGCAAGACCCTAAAAGAATGATTGAACTTCTTAAAATATGTAAGCAACGTAAATTCAAAACGTGTCTTTATGTAGGTAAAGATGCAACAAACTGGGAATATTTACGTTATCTAGATTATCTAAAACTTGGTAGTTATATTAATGCTTTAGGTGGTTTAGACAGTAAAATGACCAATCAAAGAATGTATAAAATAGAAAATATTACAAATCAATTTCAAAATAAAAATATATGAAAATTAAAATTAATGGTAAAGAAGTAGAAGCATCTGAGATTACTTTACAAGATGCAATTGAAAGTGTTTTTGGTAAACAGTTTGAAGATATTCCTGATATTCATGACAGTCCGTTTGAATATCTTGCATTAAAAGGTTTAAACCTTACTATTACAAAATGTGATACAAAAGAGAAAGTCAATGATTTGTCAAAGAAGCTTAAAGAAAGACTTGTGTGGATTAATAAGCATAAGACTGGATATAAGTATAATGAGGTAGTAGATTTCTTAAAAGGTAACGCTGAAGAAATCACTAATGGTATTGAAGCTTTAAGCAATGCAGTTGATGCTTATAAGCTTGTATTGGGATATATTAATAGTGTAATTGAGACAACGAAGAAGAAATGAAAATAAAGATTAAGCTTTTTGATGGTCAGGTAATGCCTGAAATTAATAAAAATGGTGATTGGATTGACTTGATGGCAAATAAAGATATTAAACTAAAATCACCATTTGCCAATACTTTAAATGGTAAGAGAGACAGAAGAAATGTTGAGTTCGATAACGAACTGATTCCACTTGGAATAGCTATGGAACTCCCGAAAGGATTTGAAGCAATCGTACTGCCTAGAAGTAGTACTTATAACAAGGTTTCAGTCTGCTTAGCCAACTCCCAAGGAATTATAGATAATAAATTTAGGGGAGATAATGACCAATGGTTCTTCAACGCTATAGCATTTAAAGATACTACCATCTACAAAGGTAATAGAATTTGCCAGTTTAGAATACAACTAAGTCAGTTTGCAACAGTTTGGCAAAAGATTAAATGGTTGTTTTGGAACGGTAAGATTAAATTTGTAAAAGTAGATTCATTAAGTAATCCTGACAGAGGTGGACATGGAAGTACTGGATTAAATTGATTTGTGTTTCATATTGTACTTTATTTTACTAGGGACATTGTTGTGAAACGGTGTCCCATTTTTAACTAACATTGCTAATTTAAACTATATGGAGAAAGTAATTACTGAATTAAAACGAACCGCTGCCAATATACCTTATATAACAGTAAAACATAATAATGTTGAATTTAACTTTATTGTAGATAGTGGATGTACTATATCATGTATTGATGAAAATGTGTTAGATTTATTAGTACATACAGATACAGGAGAATTATCTGATGGAGTATTATTTGCTAACGGTGAAGGTACTAAAACTAATAAAATAATAAAATTATCTTTTAAATTAAACGATAAAGAATTTACTGAGACATTTAATGCATTAGATTTTTATAGTATGACCAAACAAGTTAAAGATAATTTTGGTATTACTGTTAGAGGATTACTTGGTAGTGAATTTTTATATAAAAATAAACTTATATTAGATTTTGATGAATCTATTATCAAATATAGAGACAATAACCAATTAGAGTTGAATTTAAATGAACAGTCATGATTTACTTGGTATCATTACAACAAAGAATACATTCAGATGAGATAACTTTAATATCTGTAGAAGAATCTTTAAAACTTTTAAGTTCTTTAACCGTAGTAGGATTAGATACTGAAACTAGAGGAATGGACCCTTATACTAAAGAGTTATTATCTGTGCAACTTGGCTGTAATGATTTCCAAGTAGTCATAGATTGTTCTTCAATAGATATAAAATTTTATAAAGAATATTTAGAATCCGATAGACTTTTTATAGGGTGGAATTTAAAATTTGACTTAAAGTTTTTATTTCATAAAAACATTTATCCCAAGAAAGTATATGATGGGTATCTAGCTGAGAAACTAATGTGGTTAGGCTATCCAGCTGGTATGCACAGTATGTCTTTGAAATCTGCTGGTGTACAATATTTAGACATTGAATTAGATAAATCTGTACGCGGTAAAATACAGTGGGCAGGATTAACAGATGATGTTATTATATATGCAGCATACGATGTAAAATATTTGGATGATATACGTCTTAAACAATTAGACTTACTTAAAGAGAAGGATTTATTAAGAGCAATAGACTGTGAGAATCAGTTTATACTTCCTTTATCTTATTGTGAATATTGTGGTGTTAGATTGGATGTAGACAAATGGAAAGTTAAAATGCATAAAGATGAAGAAAGAGTTAGTAAAGCCTTAGTTAAGCTTAATGAATGGTTTCTTAAAAATGAGCCAAACTCTTCTTATATAGTAGTAGACAGACAAGGTGATTTATTCAGTGGGTTTGATTTAACACCTAAAGTAACTATAAATTGGAACAGTGCTAAACAACTTATACCTATTTTTAAAAAGTATGGGATAGATGTTACTGTAGAAGATAGAGATAAAGGAGGAACTAAAGACAGTATTGATGCTAAACAATTAGGACCACAAAAAGATAAGTGTGACTTGATACCTATATATTTAGACTATAAAGAAGCTGTTAAAGTTACCTCAACTTATGGTAAAAACTTTCTAGACCAAATTAATGTTGACGGTAGAATCCATACAAACTATAATCAATTAGGAGCTGATACTACAAGAATAACTTCTGGAGGTAAAGATAAAAGCAATAATATTGATTATGTAAATCTTTTGAATTTACCAGCAGATGCCGAGACTAGAGCCTGTTTTGTAGCCGAAGAAGGTAATAAATGGATAAGTATTGATTATTCGGGTTAGCAAATAAATCGCTTATAAATTTGTGTATATGGATTATTTTTCTTATATTTGCACATTATTTAATAATGTGAATATATGAAAAAATTTAGCAAAGAAACTGAATTAGAAATAGTTAGCCTTTATAATAGAGGCTATACTCAAAAGGAAATTGCAGATAAATTGGGAACATTTAATACTTCTATTAGAAGAGTTTTATTACGTTATAATGTATTTTTAAAGGGCAATGACAAACAGCAGAGATTGTGTAAGCATAATCCTTTTAAAAATAATGATGAATATTCTGAATACTATTTAGGATTACTCTTGACTGATGGCAATATAGACTATAAGAGTAAAAGAAATAGAATCAGATTATCACTTAACGAAATAGACGGTTATTTAGTAGAAGAGTTTTTAAATTGGTCTGCTCCTGAAGCAAAAGTTACTAAGACTTTACAAAAGATAAACAATTCTTATATGTGGAGTGCTGCTATAACTAATAGAGAAGCTTTAGAATGGCTTGAAAGAAAAGCAAGTTTTCATAATAAAAGCTTCGATGCTAAATTATATACTCCTATAACATACAACATATTAAGAGGAATAATAGATGGTGATGGGGGATTCTACCCTCAAAACAAAAATGCTATTAAAATCTCTATTTGCGGTAAGTCCTTAGTATTTCTAAAACAAATTCAATTCTTTTTAAACAAAGAAGGCTATCACTCCAGTTTATTTGAGCATAATAATTTATATTATATTCAAATAATGAGGGTGGAAGATGTTTTAAAATTAGGCACAAATTTATATGAAAATGCCCATATTTTCTGTAAAAGAAAGTATGAAAAATGGCTCGCCTTCTATGAAAGTAGAAGGGCAAACACCTTAAATTCAGGGAAAAAGATGGCAATTCAACCCTGAGCGAAACCTACTCACCTTATGGTAATAATTAAAGAAGTAGGGACGTGCAGAGACTATAATAGGTGCACCTAAACATATTTATTATGCATGGTGAAGGGATAGTCCAACCTACGATTTGGTTGCAGGAAACGTACCTTATGGCTTCTATAGCTAATGACGAGGCTATTATAGATGAGTTAACAAATGGTAGTGGGGATATTCACAGTCTTACTGCATATATGTCTTATAAAGAAATTCCTAGGAATACTCCTATTAAGGAGATTAAGAAGAAGTTTCATAATCTTAGACAAGAGGCTAAAGGTATAGAGTAAACATAAATAGTAAGTTTTGATTATTATTATATTTAACTATTTGTCTATTTTAAAAATTAATTGTATATTTGCAAAATAAAATTTACAAGCTATGATTATTAAAGTAGATGATTTAGAGTTACTTAAGAAGAAAGGTATATATAGTATTACTAACATATTAAATAATAAAAAATATATTGGAAGTACTGCTAAATCCTTTCAATCAAGACTTACTCAGCATTTAAGTAAACTAAGATTACAAAAGCATCATTGTGTACATTTACAATATGCTTGGACTAAATACGGTGAAGATAATTTTATATTCACTATTGAAGAGGTTTTAGATAATGTAGATAATTTATTAGATAAGGAAGCTGAATATATAGCTAAGTATGATAGTTATCATTCTGGCTATAATGCTAATCCAAACCCTAATACATCCCCTATGTTTAATGTAAATTCTAAAGAGAAAAGTTCTTTAACTCATAAACAACAATGGGAAAATCTACGAAATTCTATGACCGAAGAAGAATATCAGTCTTTTGTTAAAGATAGGTATGCTTTTCGATATGGAATTTCTCCGGCAAATAAGGGTAAAAAGGCTTCAGAAGAAATTAAAGTTAAAATGAGAAAGCCTAAGGTAAACGGAGTCACATCAGCCATGAAAGCTGTACATATTAAAAATGCAGAACTTATCAAAGATAAATCTGATTATATTTTAGTTTACGATATAAATAAAAATTGGATTAATACTTTTAGGTGTAATTCGGACTTAGTATGGTATAGTAAATCGGAGTTTAATGACCTACCAATGATTCTTAAAAAGAATAGTAGTAGGTTCTTAGACCCCTCCAAAATTGCTAACCATATTAAAGACGGAAGACCCTATAAAGGATTATATTTCGTGCGAGCTCCCAAGAGTAGGAAACTCTCTTGTGCAAATGGGATGAATTCATGGAAAGCTGAAAAGCCAATCATGAGCCAAGCAGGAAGTACACTTTCTGAAGGTGCAGAGACTACTGGAGAGGTTTAGCCCTCTTAATAACCAGCTAGAGCGTCCCACACCTAAACATATTTATTATGCATGGTGATGATATAGTCCAACGGGTGAATGCTGCACCCTATGTCGCTATTAATTATGGAGGAGATGCTAATACTATCTCTAAAAACAAGGGTATTCCTATAGAAGAGGCTAATACTATCTATAATAGTTATATGGAAGGCTTTAAAGGTCTTAAGAGATATCAAGACTTTAGAAGAAAAGATTGGTTTGATAAAGGATATATTCTATTAAGTCCTATTACTGGGCACAAAGCTTATATATATGACTGGAAAAAACTTAAAGAGGATAGAGCCAAAATGTCTGAGGAAGGATTTTGGGATGGATATAAAGATTTAAAAATGTTCTATCCAGAGCATTATAAAGTGCAAATGGTAAGAAATTTCTTTAAAAGAAAATCTGCTTCAGAGAAACAGTCAATTAATTACCCGATACAAGCAGCTGGCTCATTTTGTTTAAGATTATCCCTTGTATACTTCTTTAATTATATTAGACAAAATAATTTATTAGGAAAGGTAAAAATATGTGTAACTCCTTATGATGAAGTTAACTGTGAAGCTCCTGAGAGTATAGCTGATACAGTAGCAGATGTATTATATAAATGTATGGTAAAAGCAGGCTCTTTCTTTTGTGATAAATGTAAATTAGATGCTGATATAAGCAAGCTAGATGACGGAACGTTACCAACATATTGGATTCATTAAAAACATATTAACATGGAAAACAAATTATTTGACAATATAAATAATCCTTCGCATTATTGTGAAGGCAGGCAATATGAGCCTATAGCCGTAATTAAAGATTGGAATTTAGATTTCAATCTTGGTAACGTAGTTAAGTATATCTCTAGAGCAGGTAGGAAAAATGATGCTCTAGAAGACCTCAAAAAAGCTAAATTTTATCTTGATTGGGAGATAGAATACTTAGAAAGTATAACTAAATAGAAATTTTTTATTATTGATTTGTAACAAGTTATAAGAAGATTTAAAAATAAATTTTGGTAGTTTAAAAATATGTCATATCTTTGCAAACGTAATCAAGACGAAGCTGGTTACAGATAATAAAAATTGAACCCTTATTTACCTGATAAGCCTAATGGCATAAAAAACCCCTGTAATCCAGCTTCGTAATATGATTGCAGGGGAATTTTATTTCCATTAGGCTTTTTATTAAGCCAAAGACATATTAAAATGCTGATTCTTTAACTAGAAATCATGTGGTAAGAGCTGACGTTATAGAGAAGATAAGCCATCAACGCTGAGGTTATCGGTGAATCGAACGTTTACTCAGTAGGATGTAAAGAACCTCTGAAAGGAAAAGGGATGTACGCACGAACAGAGGCAGCAGGTCAATAAGGGTGCTGGTGCATGAGTGGATTTCATAATGCCTGAAAGTTGAATAGTGAACCACCATTTTATTCAACGCATGACACACTGAATTATACTGTGTAACAGTTGTCATAGATACCATCCTATGCTCTAAGCTGCTTTTCTTACAGTTAAAGAAAAGAAGTAGCTGGAGTTTAGGGGATGGTATGCAATCACCTGAATTACCTGTGTAACAATTTAAGAGTTAAACAATTAATATAGAATAATATAACATGATTATAGACACAGATAAGTTTAAATACAAACCGCAAGATGAATTTTGGCTTATGGCTGACAATGAGCCTGCATGTATAAAAATACACTCTATAAGCATTCAATATATAAATTGGATAATTGAAAGTGTTGAGGTTTTTTATAGGTGTACTAACTCTAGAACATATACAGAACAATATTTAGATTCGTTATGTCGTACTAAAGAAGAATTATGTAAGAGAGTTTTTAATGTATAATTGATTTATGGATAAAGAAGAATTTATTAAAAACGCTACTCAGATATTACAAGACTGTGGTTTAACAGAATCTCAATCTGAAGCACTGGCAAATCTTACTATAACATCTGAAAAGAATAAGATTAAGCAATTGATAGATGATACCGTATAATAATATAACAAAGCATGATTTTGTACCTGTAGATGTATGTAAAACTATGCAAGAAGCTGGTGTTCCTACAGATGATGCATATTACTTTATTACTAAGTACAGATTCTATAATCATTATGAAATCCATACTAAAGAAGAAGTGTCTAAATTAGTACTACAACCAGATGAAATATACCCTACTTATACTCTATCACAGCTTTTATATAAATTAGATGAATGGCATCCAGATTATAAAGGACTTACGTTTTATAAAGATGCTCCGTTCTATTTCTTCTTATATGAAGACGCTAAAGATGAATCTGAGTTTAGTTTAGTAGCTGATAGTCCTATTGTAGCTGCTGCCTATCTGCTTATAAACTGTGTTAAAGAAGGTTTTGGTTGTGTTAAAAATATAAATAGTAAATATGAATCATGATATAGTACATTGTATTGGTACAGACTGCCCTAAAAAAGATAAATGTTATAGGTTTAGAGCTTTACAGGATATTAATAAACCTATATACATAAATATTATGAACAGTGAATCTTGTATTAAAATTAATTATAAATTATTCTATAGTTATGAAAATTAAAACGTTAGAGATAAGTGGGTTTCATAGTGCTTTAGAAGCATTAAGATTACCATATAGTTTACCACCAAGAAGTATAGGTACTAATAGTATAGATTTGTCAGGTAGTGTAAATAATGAAATTGATAATGTAATCACTAATATTAATGTTGTATCTGTAAATAAGAAAGACTTAAATTTACTGTCAACATTAGTTAAAAGAGGTCCAGAACACGCTAAAGTACTTAGAGGTATTGTAGTATATGCTAAAATTACAGCTCCTATCTATATATGGTGTGAAATTGAGACGTACACAGTAGGACATTATAGACTATCAAGTGAATCTACTATGCACACTGATTGTAAAGGATTATCTGGAGAAGAACTTCAATTAGCTAAAGCTTCTATTCCTATGGGTAAAGAACTTACTAAAGTAGATATGTTCAATTACCAATCCTTACGTAACATTTATTTTCAACGTAGAAATCACAGATTACCTGAATGGCATGAATTCTGTGATTATATTACTACACTTCCTTATGCAAAAGAACTAATAACTATAGAATAATATGAGTTTAGATGTTTACGCTAAAATAGATGATAGGAAGATATTAGAAGGTAAACAGTATGGTACTTCGTATTATTATTGGAGTAGAGACGAAAGAGAAACTATTCAATATTTAACAGATACTGTATTATGGATTAATATAACACATAATCTTGGTGATATGGCATCCCATGTACCAATAGAGTTTTATGATGATTGTGGTAATTATTATAAAACTGATTTATATCATATAATGTGGAGACCAGAAGAAGTGTTTGTTAATAAAGAGAACATTAAACTAGCTGATGTTAGAGAGCCAATTGAAATAGGATTAAAATATGTACTATCAAACGAAGAAGAGTTAAGTAAATATAATCCTGAGAATGGTTGGGGTCATTATGATAATTTCGTATATTGTTTGCCTGAGTATATCAGAGCTTGTTATAAATATCCTAACGCAACAATTACAATTAGCAGATAGTTAAGTCTAATTTATGTGAAGGTTATACTCTATATGGGTATAACCTATTTTTTTTATTAATATTAAAAGTTATGGAATACTTACAATTTCCTTTTGTAGAATTTAAATATAAGAATAGAAAATATGTATATCCTATAAATTATTCAGACCTTACATTCCAAGACGATAATGATGACTGGTGGGATATATGGCTTAAAGTTGGTAAGCGTGTGTATCAGATATGTGGAAAATATGAAGATGGTATAAGGTATATTGATGATATTATAATGTATGTATATAATAGTGATGACGATTTGACTGATGAAAATAGAATAGATACAATAACTGATTGTAGAATAATATATGATAAATAATTATTAACACAGTAGTAAATAATATTAATTTACTTTATTTTTATATTATACATATCTATATCATAAAAAAATAGTAATTTTGCACACGATTTATAACATAAATTTATAAGATATGATACACTGTATAAGTAAGAATAGTATTTATAATTCTGAAGATTTAGAACAGTTTAATAAGATTCAAGAGTATTTTAATTGGTCTGATAGTGTTGCTGAAGCTAAAATAGGAACTTGGATGTCTATACACAATACTGCTGAATTTCCTACTATAGACCAAATGAAATATTATATAGAAGATAGTGCTAGAAAACAATCTGAGAAGAATGGTTATACTACTGAAATGCAACAAATAAAAGACCAAGCCGTTACTGATGGTACTTTTATGAAAGCGCCTAATGGCAAACCTACTAATCTTAATGAAAGACAATGGTTACAAGTTAGAACTAAAGCTTTTAAAGAATGGTTTGGTGATTGGGAAAGTTTAGCAGAAAGTCATTTAAATACTTTAGAAATACTCAATGAAGACGGTAGTATTAATTTTGATAAATTAGAAGAACTATCTGATGAATATTTCAAAAATGCTGATGAAAGTTTATTCAATAAAGGTCGTAAAACATTAAGAGAAAGACAAGAACATCACAAAGGAGAAAATAACACTTTAGAACATATACAAAATGTAGTAAAATCAGCACAACAATCTAATATTTCTGATAGTCTTAAACAGCATGTCGTTATAGCAGCTGCATTACATGATTTAGCAAAACCATTTCATGCTGGAAATAAACATGGTTTTCAAAGTGAAGGATTACTTAATAAGATATTTAAAGGTAAAGTAAGTGGTCTTGCTAGATTTGCTATAGCACATCACATGATGACTATAGAAGAAGGACAAGAATTTACTAAAGAAGACGCTGAAAGAATTGTAAATGATGCTATAAATAGAAATTTAGATATTAATGAAGCAATAGACGTATTAATAGCATTGCATATAGCTGATATTACAAGAGGAAGAAATCTTGAAGATATTGATGAGTATTCTAATAAATCTATACGTGAGTTTATTAATAATGAAGTTGAAAATAAAAGACAATTACTTAAAGAAGCTGCAAATACTAAAGAAGTTAATAGCGTTTCTAAAGTAGTTGATAAAAATGGCGAGCCTTTGGTGGTTTATCATGGAAGTAATAAAAAGTTTTCTGAATTTGCAAAAGGAATTGCTATTTACACTACTAGCATAGAAATGGCAAATTCTTATTACTATAGTGAAATAAACGCTGAAGAAGATTCTGAATTATTTTATTATAATGGTAAAGAAGAAGATTATGGTCTTGCTAGAGAAGGAGATTATGAACGTGCTTTGTTATTCTTAAATCAAGATAAAGAATTTCTACAACACTTATACTTTACAAATCCTAATGAAGTACCTAAAATACAAGATGACTTTGAAAATTTTATAGGACAAAACTATCCTGAATATGCTATTGTTGAAACAGAGGATAAAGAACATTTAGGAACTGTTTATGGTGTGCTTTATAACAAAATACCAAAAGATAGATACAAAGAAATAGCTAACGCTTTTGCTGAAAGTCAACATCCTTCTAATCCTGTTGATTATTATTATAATAAAATTACTGGAAAAAATTATGATTTATTTAATAATATAAAAAACCCATTAATAGTTGATGCTGAAGATAAATGGTGGGATGAAATCTATTTTAACGGAGAACTACTACAGTCTACTAGAGATATAGAAGAGTATGCTAGAAAACATGGTTATGACGGCTTTATAGTATATAATGTAAAAGATTATGGTGGATATTCATTAGAAGAAAATTATGTTGGTTCTCAAAACATTTATGTTGCATTTAATCCTAATCAAACCAAATCTGCTACTGATAATATAGGTACTTTTAGTAAAGAAGATGATAATATTTATAAAAGTGAAGATTTTTCTAAAAAATTAAAATCTTATACAGAGCGTTGGACGACTGAATTACAAGAATTAATTGATATAAATCCAGATAGAGCAAATGCTGTCGTAGCGGATTTTAATGAAAAACATTTTAATGTTAATTTTGGAGTATACAATGGTAAGGTAACTGATAAAAATTTAAAAATAGATAATATTTCTATTGATAATCCAGAAGCTATTTTACAACATTTTAAAAATAAAGCCAAAAGTAAAGAGATTGAAAATATTATTTTTAATACTGTTTATGAAAGTCTTATAGGTGATACGATTAGTAAATCATCTAATGCTCATTTAAAACATATATTTAATAGTATACGTAATAAGTTTGTTAAAAATGGTATAGAATTTTCCTTTGAATATAACACCTCTATAGAAAGTTCAATGGCTTTTCAGTGGAGAGAAGGTAAACCTGTAATATTTATAAATCCGAATAATTTAAGAGCAGAATTAACACTTTCCGATAATCCTTTAGAAAGATATACAGAACTTATAATTCACGAATTAACTCACGGATTAATGTCTAGTTTGTTGGAAATTAACGAAGAAGATATAAAGAATTTATCACCTGAAGCACAAAAATGTTATAATGATATCTACGATTTATATAACTCTATAAAAGATAAATTACCAGAGAGTTATGGAAAAACAACTATCCACGAATTTATATCTGAGGCTCTTTCTAATAAAGAGTTTCAACTAGAATTAGCTAAAATTAAATATGATAATACTAAATCTTTATTAGATAGATTTATAGAAAAATTCGTTAAAATTGTTTCTGAGTATTTAGGTATTGATATAAAAGATTCAGCATTAGAAAAAGTATTACAAATAACTTCTAATTTTACACATACTGAAGATAGTTTAGAATTAATCAATTTTTTATCTGATAACAACTCCATTTATAATTCACAAACTATTATAAATCCTATATTTAAAGAAGAGTCTTCTAGTGGATATAGAGAGAGAACTATTAAAAATGCTAAAGCTGATGCTACAATAGCTTTTGCTGTAGATTTTAACTCTGCTGGTGAAAGACTTACTAAAAAAAGTGTTTTACAACAAAATAAAAAATACATACCTATAGATACTAACAATCCTGAAATATCTGATGAATTAGTAGAATCTACTGTTAATCAATTAAATGCAGTAAACGCAAAATCTTTAAATATTGCTGGTAATGGTATTTATACTTTAAAAGGTAAATATACACAAGAACAAGTTGATGAGTACGTCTATAATCTATTAAATAGAGTAATAAATCATCCCAATCTTAAAACTAAAATTGAAACTATTAGAAGCGGTGGTCAAACTGGTTACGATGAAGCTGGTATTAAAGCCGCTATGAGATTAGGTATCACAAGTGGCATATTAGCTCCCAAAGGTTGGAAATTTAGAAATGTTGAAGGAAAAGATATTTCTGATGAAAAAGCTTTTAAAGATAGATTTAATCTTACAACACAACAATCTTCTACTATAAAAACTACAGAACAACCTATTAATACCCATCAAGAATTTACTCCAGTCAACACTACTCTTGAACAACAAATGAAACAAGAGTGGACTCCTCAAATTGTACAATTTAGGACGTTACGTATTGTGTCAGAGTTTAAGAAATGTGTTAACAATCTTGAAAGAAAATTAGACGCTTCTGAACAATTAGCTACACAATCTGCTACGAGACAATATTTAATTACTACTAAATACGGTACTAGTAAGATATTAGGTAAAGTTAAAGATAGTATTACTAAAACATACGCTAATTTAGACTGGGTTACTGATTTTGTGCATGATTTATATGAAGAAGAGGATTGGAATACTAAAGAAGTGATAGATAAAATAAATCATATTTATGAACAAGGTCAATTAATGCTTAAATATTTTGAGCCTTTATGTTTTGAAGCTAGTATGTATATTAAAAACATGGAGGGTGTATCATTACTTACCAATGATGGAGAATTAGTTGAGATTGATGATGAAACTACTATTGATGAAGAAGATTTCACTAAGCATGAAGAAGGCTGGTTTTACAATGCTCACGAACAATCTGTAGAAAGTCAGATTAGTGCTGAAACTAAAAGTGTACTTCAAAATCTTTATGAAACAGATGAGTATGGAGAACCAGTACAATATGATGATTTAGAGCAGTCTCTTACACTGGATTATAGGATGGTGCTTGGTACTGTTCTACAACTTGTAGGTAAATGTACTTCTAATAGTCAAATGATTCCTACTATTAAGAATGAAGTTGCTAAACATGGCTGGATGCAACAGATTCTTGATATATTAATGGGTAAAGACACTAATTTCTCACAGATTTACAAAGGACTGTCTAAAGAAGATATTGAGCTTAAAGCGTTTAATTTACGTGCATTATTCTGGAAGGATATGCATAAAATCTTTGTAAATATTGCACAGCAAACTATTACAGATAAAGGAGATATTGAAACAGATATAGTTAATCATAAAGAAGGTGCTGATGCTTTAATGGCACAATTTGAAGATGATTGTTATGATTGTAAACCTATATTTGATGAAAATCATAAACATTATAAGACTGTATATAAAGCGGATGGTTCTTTTGACCGTTCTATATACAATTCTTTACATGAAGAGGTCAGTAAATCTAATCTTTATAAATCAATAATAGATGGTACTTGTACATCTGAAGAAATAGACTTGATAGACAAAGTATTAAAATCTTTTGGTGTAAATATTACTAAAAATACTATTGAACAATTAATTAAAGGTGGTGAAGAAACTAAAAACTCTCGTGATAATTTAAAAAATGTAATATTCGGTTTTTATGCTAAAAATATAGACAACAATCAGCCTTTACAATCAGTAATTAAAGAGAATGTTAATATATTTGACGCTTTTAGAGATAATTATAAAAAGATTGCCGAAATATTTGCTGATAATACTGATGGCTATGATGAATCTTCTGCTAGAGTTGAAGTGGACAATGAATCAAAATCTTTGTTTAGTAGAATATTTCCTAATCCTATACATACAATATTTAACAAACTTAAAAATAATGATAATTTAAACGAAGAAGAGTATCAGAAACGTATAGATGATGAATATGGTCATAACTGGTGGTTTGCTCCTATACGTAAAAATGATAGAGGAATCTTTGGTAAAGGATTATTAAATGATATACTTACTAATTTAGGTGTTAGGAATGGTTTAAGAATTAAAACTCTTAAAGCTTCACAAGGAATATCATACGGTCATGAGATTGATGCTCAAGCTGAAGAGACTAGACTTAATGAATTTGAAGCAAGTAATCGTAACGTGTTAGGAGTGGCTTTTAGAGATTTTTCAGTACCAACATTCTCAGATACTGGTGAAAGTTATTATATAAGTATGCCTTATTTTGATATTCATAATGATAATCAACGTAAGGAACTTATAGATAGACTTTGCGAAGTATTTAAACAAGAAATGCGTCGTATTAATGTAGTTGAGAAGAGGGCTAAAGCTGGTATTAAACCTATTGCTAGTTTTGATATTGAATTTAAGTTTAATCCTAAAACTGGTAAAAACGAAAGAGTTGAAAGTACTACTGACGGTTCTAATTTCCACTTCTTTAAAAATCTTAATAAAGATAAAAAGAATATTATTGAACAGTATAATAGTTTAAGTATAGATATTAACGCTCAGGATAAATATATAAGGGATTTAGTCAGACAGTCTTTAAATGAGGAATTTATTAAATACTTAAATCACTATAATAGTTGTCAAGTTAATCAATTACCTAAAGGTAAACACACTGAAAAAGATAGGAAGCAGTTAATATCTTTTATTAATAAAACTGTTGATAATAGAAAGAATATACCTCTGACCGATGACCAAAAGAGAGTTATTGATAATATCCTTCATATACTGCAAAACGATACTATTACAGAAGAAATCTTTAACGATTTAAAAGAAACTCTTAAAACTACTCTCACTGAAGGATTAGTTCAAAATGAATTTACTGCTAATATTATAAGAACTATAGATTCGTTTGCTCTAAATACTGAAAACCTTGAAAAACTTAAAGATTATTTCTATAATAGTTTCTACGCTACTACACAAATTATAGAATTAACCATGAGAGATCCAGCTTTCTTAGGCACTAATGATAAGTTTCAGAAGCGTTTTAAAATGTTCTATAGTCCTGTACAAACTTGTTATACTACAGAATACGATTTACAACGTTATAATGAAACAGGCGAGATTGTTGAGTTAGATTCTAATAGAAAAAATGCTTTATCAAAAGATACTGAATACTCTTTAATATTAGTTGATGATGAGATTACTCAAGCAATGTCGTTTGATAATATTAAATCTGCTATTGAAAAAAGATTTCAAGACGGTTATCTTAACAGGACTCAAGCAGATGAGATATTAAAGAATATGAAAGATATTAATGTAGCTGATGCACAATGTTACAGAACCTTACCTTCATGGCAGAAATGTCTTAATATGATTGGTAAAGGTTATAACAAGAAGATGCAACAGTCTATTAATAGATTAATGGATGGAACTTGGTCTTATGAAGATTATCATAATGTCTGGGAGATATTTAAACCTTTTGTAGCTTCCTATAGTAATATTGAAAGCGGTATTACCGAGGAGCTGGGTGAGCAATATTCTAATATAGAAGTTCCTATAATGCACAAGAATGCTGAGTTCTTATTATTAGCTATGTACACTCAATTAAGCGGTGTTATGAAAACTAATGAGAAGCTCAAAGCACTTAACGAGTTTATGGTTAAACATGGTATCGATAAGGTTCAGTTTGAATCTGCTGTAAAGGTAGGTAGTCAAGCACCTATTAATATTAATGTATGTAAGACTGCTGATGAAGTAACTTCTACACTTGAGATTGCTACAGGACTAAAAGATAATATGCAAGCTAATGAAGGAGACCAACAAGTAGTACATTCTATACCATTCTCTGATTGGGGTATTTCTACCTCAATGCCTGAGCATTTACTTGACCACGAAGAATCTTCTATGGGTACTCAGCTTATGAAGATTATTATGGAAGGTCTTTCGGAGAATCCTAATAAGAAAGTTAGAGTTGGTAATACTACTAAGACTTATAAACAATGGTTAGAACTTTATCAAGCTATTCATGTACAGAATCTTAAAGATGCTTTTAAAGAAGTAGGTAAGATATTTAATTCTAATGAAGAACTTGCTGAATATCTTAAAAAGCAAATTCTCAAACAAAATAAATATAGCCATGATTTAATTAAACATCTTAAAGTTGTAAATGGTAATTTTGTATATCCCATTATCGACCCTCTGCTGAGAAGTCAATTTGATTCTTTATGCTCTTCTTTAGTTAGAAATACTGTAACTAAAAGAATGATGCGTATGGGAGCATTACCTCAAGTAGCTAGTTATGGATTTGAAGAAGAACTTCAACTTAGGTTTACTGATAGAAATGGTAAACTAATTCTCACTGAGAAAGAGTTTAATGAGGAAGGCTCTAATATAGAAGGTATTGAAACTTGGGAAGCTTATAAAGAGTACGCTAAGGATAACTGCACAAATCTTGCATATATGGAAGTATATTTACCTCCATTCGATACTACATTGATGCGTAAGATTAATGATGCTTGTATATATAAAGAAGATGTATATGATAAGAACGGTAAACGTATTCATAGAAGTGGGGAATTTAATGATAAACTTTTCAATAAAATCTTTGCTAAAGAGTTACTTGAAGGATTGGCAAACCGTGTACCTACTGAAACTAAACATAGTATAATTCCTATATATGTAAAAGGATTTTTACCAGCTCAAAATAGCTCGTGTGTTATTATACCAGCTGAATGGATTGCTATATCAGATTCTGATAATGATGGGGACAAGTTATATTGCTATTTCTATCATTCTAAAGCTGACTGGAATATTAACCAAATGAAGAGAGATTATGCAAGCCATTATGGTTGGAAATATCTAACAAAATCTCAAAGAGAGGAAAATATTAAAAATCTTTCAAACTTTAAAAATAAAAACTATAAAAAATCTGAAGAACTTGATATATTATGGAACAGTGTTCCAAGATTAGCTGACCCTAATGACCCTGTTTGGCAATTAATAACAAAAGAAGTTATTGACGATGATGATGATGCTAATGTTATAGGAAGCTCTACACTAAATACAAAAGTTACTAAGTTTAAAATAGAGGATGATGAAGAGTTCAGAAGAGTTAAAGAGTTTTACAGACAAGCGTATTTAATGTATGAAAAGTATTGTAAAATTAAACCAGTAGAATTTAAAGAAGTTGGATTAGAGAGATTAGAAAATGAGTCTGATGAAGATTATCAACAAAGAATTGATTTAGCTAGTATAGAATCCAATAATCGTGAAGCTAGAAATAATAAGTTACTTGAACTTATGATTTCTATATGTAGAACTGATGATAACACTGCTCAAATATTAATTCCTGGTGGTTTCCCAATTATAAAACAAGTAGCTAAAGATATGAAGGAATTATCTGGTGTTACTGATGATGATATGAGTATTTGTAACCCTGCTGTAAGAACTATACAACAGATTAGAAATATGGCTGGTGCAAATCTTATTGGTATTTATGCTAATCATAGAAGTTTTAGACCTCTTCTTGAGCAAGCTAAATGTACAGTATATCAAGAAAATAGACCTATTGTTAATGGTAATAAATCACTGCTTAAAGATAAAGCTACTAAACAACCTACTTGGTCATTAAGCTCTGAGAAGAATGCTAGAGGTGAGTTTATATCTGATAATATAAGTAACTTCTCAGGTGCTTCAGTAGATAATGCTAAAGACCCGTTATTAAGCCATATAGGTCAAAATGAAGTAACTGCCCCTATAAGTATGTTCTTAATACATTGTGGATATACTATCAGAGAAGTTGCAGCATTTATGAGACAGCCAGCTATCGAGGATTGTGTAAGAGAATATTTATTGTCTGGCAGAAAAGGAACTCTGGATTCTATTATTAAAGCTAAAATAGCATCATTACCGTCTTATGCTAATATATCTGAAGATATTACTAATCTTAGTCTAAATTTACTTGACAACCAAATTAGACGTAAAGCTAAAGGTATTTTACAAACAAATGAAGATTTAGTTATTCAAAGAATAGTACTTGAGAACTTATTAAAGATACTACCAGCAAGCAGAGCTATTCAAAACTTAATTACCGTTACTAAAGCTGATACTCAAGTAGGTGCTTTAAAAGCTAGGAGTTCTGAAAATAAAACTAAGCTCCAACTATTTGAAAGAGTTGAAGATAAAGTACTTGATGATGATTATCCTATTCAAGGTGCTGAAAGATTAGTTCCTATGTTAGATGATGAAGAGAGTATAACCGAGAGTGCTATACCCCAAACTTCAGCATTTAGATATTATGGTATTGAATCTATAGCAGATTTTATGAAGAATATCTCTATGACATTTAACGCTCTAGTTAACTCTGTACATAATGTAGCACTTGCTAACTATGATGGATTAAATCTTGATGCTGACACTATCGATAGATTAACAGATGCAACAATATCATACTGTTTTTCTAATATAGCTACATTTAATAATGGCGATAGAGCTGAAATGTTTGTAAAGACAATTAAAACTCTTAAAGATATTAAGCAAAGAGGATTGCTTCAAGATAACAAGTTAATTAAAGACTTAACTGTTAATATTCAAGGCAACAAATATAGTAGAAACTTTCCTTTTATTAAACTTACAAAGACAACTAAACGTAACTATTTAGCTATTGCTGAGTATCAAAGAGCTTGGGAATCTTTAATAGTTAACGGTGATAAGACTATAACTCTATCAGATGGTACAATTACATATAAACAACTGTCCGATATGTTATTAAACTATTGTTTCAGATGTAGAGGTTTATCTATAGGTGGAGTATCATTTATTAATTTATTCCCTGTTAGTTGTATAGAAACAATCGATGGTTATAACAATGTGTTACAACATTTAAATGACTTGCAGCCTAACGAACAATTAGCTACTAAAATATTTGAACAATATATAGCAAATCATCCTGAAGATTATCATTTTGTACATAGAATAGATTCTAAGAAGTTTAATATTCAGAATATTCTTGACAAAAGTAAGGTAGTGCCTAATATATTCATAATTAGTAGTAATAATGAAGAAGTAGTTGAGAATATAGGTGATGAGTTACATCCAACACTAGTTCCTTATAATTATATAACTTTTACAGATAGTGCTGGCAGAAGATATTTATATGAAGGAACTGTCATAGAAGGTAATATTGCTTATCAAAGAATGCAAGTATTGGGTAATGCTAAAAATGGATTTTTAGAAGAGTATGATAGAGCAGCTAAAAGCATTCTGTTTGGAGATACTAATAGTCCGCTTTCTATGTTATTATCTAATGATAATATGATTATTGATACTACCATCACTGATAAACTTGATGAACAAGCCCAAGCTGTAGCTAAAGAAGGCAGAGACCTTACAGAAGTTGAAAAAATTCAAATTATTAAGGGGATGATTGGTCAAGATGTTAGAACTGATATAGTACTTAATAATTATACTCCTAAAGATACTGATAGAACTGGTATGGTTTTATGTGCAATAATTTAATTTAATGATATATGTCTAATAGTTGTAGAATAACCCCACATGTTAAAAACAGTAGTGGTCAGGAAGTAGAAAGTAAACTCTATAACGATTTAAAAGGATTAATGACATTTATAGGTAAAGGTGGGAGAGCTAATGTTCTCCCCCTTTATCAAAAAACTTTAAATCCGCAGTTTACTAAAGATATGGAAGATAAAGGTGCTACATTTGATGAAAACGGTGAAGTATCTTTATATGATTTTTGGAATCTTACTGACATAAGTCAGGATATTTCAAGAGAAACTATTTTAAATTACCTAAACTTTTCAAATGATTTTATTAAGAATGGTAGTCCTGTTGAATATTCAAAACACGATGCTTTTGATAAAATAGAGGATTTTAATAGCTCTCCTTGGAGTAAACAGTTTACTGCTAAATTAAAAAGGTCTGGTAAAAAATTTACTATTTCTATAGAACCTTTAGATACTGATTATAAGTTGCAGTCAACTTATTTTGGTAGACTAAGTAAAAGACTTACTCAACTTCTTGAAGGATGGGGAGTAGGTATTGATGAACTGACTGATTTGGAAAGTAGGTTTACTAATGGTTATACAGATTTTAGTAATAATCTTAAATTACCGAACGGTTTAATAGGGCTTATTAAATTAGCTAAAGGCAAAGCTGGACGTAAAGCTTTACCTGAAGAGTTCTCACATCTTGTAGTAAGAAGTTTGAAAAATACTCCTCTTATTGTTAGAGCTTTAAATCAACTTAAACAAAATGATATTTATAAAGCTGTATTAGGGGATAGCATAGATATTTATAGACATGAGTATTATGATAATCCCAATAATCATGAACAATCTTTAGAAGATTACTTAGCAGAAGAAGCTTTAGGTCATATATTAGCTGATAAAATTGAAAACGTTTGGGTTGAAACACATCTTATAGATAGAATATTTAATACTTTTAAAAACATTTTTAATAAATATGATGAAAACAAAATTAATCAAATTGTATTAGAATGCGATAAAGATTTAAATATTCTTGCTAATAATTTGCTTAATGGAAGTTATACTAATTTAGATATAAAAAATTTAGGCACAAGTAAATTTAATCAGTTTCACATTAAATATCAAAAGACTAAAACAGCTTGGGATAATTTTTATGAAACAATGGTACGTACAAGTGCTATTTATACTAAGCGTGCTAAAGAGTTAGGTATAGCTTCTAATCAAGAGGATAAACTGGAATTTGAAGGTAATCAAACAGAGCTTTTACAGAAGCTAGATATAGCTGCACACCACGATTGGATAAAACCTTATGAAGAGCGTCGTAATGGTATTGTAACTCAGAGAACTAAGGAAGAGTTTAGACTTAATACGGCTGTATCTCTTATAGGATTTGCTCTACAAAATATGAAGAGCATTCAGCAAAAAGTTAATGAACTGAGACAACTTGTTGAGTCTGGTTCTTATAAAGGCAACTGGAATAAAGCTTGTGCTTTAATTAAATCTGTTGGAGATTATATAGCTGCTTATGAGCAAATTTTACATGATTTTGACGATGTATTACAAGAAGCTTCTAATGACCCAGTATTAGCAACTTTTCCTGAGATAGATAGAATTAAATCTGAATTAAGTTCTCAAGCAAAAGAACTCGAAGAGCTTATGAAAGAATTAAAAAATGATACGTTTCCCTCAGAAAATAATATTAAGGATAGGACTAAGAAATCTTATAAACATCCTTTAGCTTTACAAGTATTAATACAAGCGTTTCAGCAATTAGTACCTGAACAAATGATGCTTCATATAGGCACCAACTTTGAAGGTGAGATACTTACTTTGGAAGAAATGTTATTATTCTCAGATGAAGATATATCAGTGGCTTCTGCTTGGTTAAATTCTATGGCTAATACATCTGACCCAATATTAAGAATGTATGATGCCGTAGTTAAGAAGCAAAAAGATATTGCTCGTCAAGAATGTATAGACATTCAACGTACTATTAAAGCTGCTGGTAAGAAATTAGAAAAATTTGGATTTAGTTTAAGAGACCATTCTTGGGCCTATGCTAGATATGAAAATGATGTTATTGACGATGCTGGTAATGTAATCCATAACGCAGGAGACGTAGTAGTAGATAATCAAGGTAATCCTAAGTATATAACTCCATACGATGAAGAAGCTGCTATAGCTGATTTTAAAAGATATAAGAATGAATTAAAAAATGACAATACTTTATCTGATGAAGAAAAACTTAATAAACTAAAAGAGTTTAAAGAAGAAAGATGGGTTGAGCGTAAAGGGGAAATATTTCCTAAAGAAGAGTATTATCCTAGCAAAGAATGGCAAGCTCTTACGAATGAACAGAGAGAGTTTATGACTACCTTCTTCGATTGTAAACGTAGGCTTGATAAATGGATTCCTTTATATACTGGCGACTCTACTAAAGCTATTATAGTTAGGAAGAGCGGACTTCAAAGATTATTCTCTGCTTTTAAATTAAATAAGACAGAGTTTGATGCTGGTATTATGGAGAATATTAAAGATGCTCTAGGAGATTTAACTAAACGTAAAGATACTGATGAAGAGTTTGGTGAAACTAGTATTCTTATGAATCTTCAAGGTAAAGAAGTTAAAAAGATTCCTATTTATCACACGTCTAAAAGTATTAATACAAAAATATCTAGCCTTTCTCATAATTTAGTAGCAAATATGTGTATATATGCACAAACCGCTACTAATTATAAGGCTATGGCTCAAATCATCAATATACTTGAATTAGGAAAAGATGCTTTAAGTTTTAGACAAACTGTTAAGAGAGACGGTATTAAAGCTTTATTTAACCCAGTAAAGCATAATAAAAATTCCTTTAAAACTTATTTATATCTTGATGGTGATAAAACTAATTGGTCAAAACGATTAGATAATTATCTTGATATGCAAGTATATGGCAGACTTAAAGTAGGTGAAATTTCTAAAACAGCTGATTTATTTGGTAGAGCAGTAGGATTGTTTACTACTGCTGTAAACATACTTGTGGGTATTACTAATATCTTACAAGGTTTAAGTCAGATTAATATTGAAATGTTTGCTGGAGAACATTTTACTATGGGTGATTTAATTAAGGCTAAATATTATTATTGGAAAAATATTTTACCTGTTATAGTAGATTCTCAAAAGATGATAAAAGATTCTAAATTATCATTACTTTCCGAGGATTTTAATGTAATGCAAGAATTTGAACGAAATACAAAGGATATGGGTCAATATGAAAAAAATCCTTTGTATCGTAATAGTTTAAGCAGCACTTTATATTTACTTAATCATATAGGTGAACATTATATGCAGCACATTACTTTCTTAGCGATGATGTATCACGAGAAAGTGTATAATCAAGATGGTATAGCTGTCAATATGTTAGACCTCTTTGAGGTAAAACCTTTGGATAGTTCTAATAAAAGTTTAGGTTCTTATTTATCTATAAAAAAATATAAACACAATGGTTATGACTCTCAAGTTTATAAAACTAAAGATGGTCAAACTATTGTGACTATGGAGCAATTAAAAGCTAGACAACAGGGTACTAAATATGACTTATATTCACCTAAACTGTTACACGATAATGAAATTGCTGAATACGATTTTAAACATAAACTAAGTAGAAAATCTGCTAAACTTAACCAAGATATGCACGGTATCTATAATGAAGATGATAGAAACCAGTTACAACAAAAAGCTTGGGGAGGTTTGTTTATGATGTATCGTAAACATATTATGCCAAACTTGATGAAACGTTGGAAGCAAAGTTATTATGATGCTGATTTAGATACATTTACTACAGGTTTTCAGCGTACATTATTATTTAATAAAATATTTTCAACTAAATTAGATGAAGTAACAGGCAACAGGAAATGGGCATTAATATCTACATGGACACCACAAGAACGTAGAAACTTAATGCGTAATTTAGGACAAATGTTTAATTGGGTTACAAATAACTTATTTATTACATTGTTAGAAAATTGTGCAGACGATGATGATGATTTATGGATTAAATTGTTATTAATTTCAGCATATAGAAATAAAACAGAAAATTCTCCATTTGAGTTGCTTTCTTTATTATCCAAACACAACCTACTTAAAGAGTGGTTGCGTCTTGCAGACCAGCCTGTTGTTGGTACTAGTATTGTAGAAAAATATTCTAACTTGTTTAGCTTATTAGACCCCAGTGTATATGTAGATGAAGTTAAAAGTGGTCCTTATAAAGGTAAGAAGAAAGCTGTAAAAGTATTATATGAATGTGTTCCAACAATGAAGCAATTCATATCATTTAAAGACCCAGATAAGAGTTTACAATACTATAGACGTGATGTTGGAGAAAGTTTTATAATATCTAAAATTATGAGAAATGATTAGTTTTTAAATTGTTATTATGAATAAGGGGAGTAGAAATACTCCCCTTATTTTTTTTATTTAGTTCGTACTATTAACAATTTAATACATTCTCACGTTCTTCATCTGTCAGTTTATTATACTCTTCTTCATTAAAACCTTTCTCATCTAACTTCTGTTTATATTCAGAATTTAGTTGACCATAAGGCAATCTTGCTACAGATTTAATTGTATTGTCAACTCTATTATGAGATACAACCCAATATTCATCTGAGTTCTCAGTTTCAGGAATATGCTGCACTATAATTTCATTTTTATCAATACCGTCAGCAATTAAATTGTTAACATATTCCTGCATATTAGATTTAACAAAAAACTCTTCAGAAATCATTGATGTAACATTATCAGGTTCAACTTTTTCTTGAATAGGTGTAGTAGGCTTAACTTCTACAGGAGTTCTATCTTTAGCTCTACGTTTTCTACGAGGAAATTTGTCAGTTAAGTCTGTTTCATCTTCATCTAATTTAGGCTCAACTTTTGGTTGATTTGTAGTAGTTGAAGTGGGATTATTTGAGCTTACAACTGGAGCAGCCTTTGGAGTTTCTTTAGGTTCTTCTTTAATTTGCGTAGTTTCAGTAGTTTTAGTAGGAGTAGTAGATTCTCCTAAAGAAGCACTAAATCCTACATTCTCCATACCAAATCTAGCATTTATAGCATTAGGACACCATAACATTCCATCATCAATAAGATTATCAAGTATGGAATTATTATCCTTTATAGCTTCCATGTTTATACGTACTGTAGCATTTACATCTTCATTAGTAACTAACTGTTCTAAATAGATTTTACACAATTCGTCAATACTATAACCTTTACCATTATTATCGTCTATAACGTTTAAAGCGTTATTAGGTTCAACTATAAACCATTTGTCTCCTCTTTTAATAGCACTAGTTAGAGTAGTATTACCTTTGTTGTTTCTATAACCTAAATCAAGTCTACTGTGATTTCTATCGTATAAAACATATTCACTAGTTCCTCTTGTAAAACCTAGATAATCACTAAATGCTGTAAGATTTTTAATATCACTTATATGATTTTTAATCTTTTCAACTAAAGCTTTGCCTATAGAACCATTTTTAATAGATTCTCTATATTTATCAACAGCGTTGGGTAGGTTTCTCTTTAAAGAATATACTGAGAACATAGATTTATAACCACTGACTGTAGGCACTACTAACATAACTTCTTCAGTAGCTTGACCAGTTCCATATTTAGTTTTTAATACATCTATATTCTCTATAGGCCTAGTCTTAATCGTTTTAACAGTACCATTAGATTGAGTTCTTGACTGTATTAAAACTACAGGCATGTGTACATTCTTACCAGTTTTTCTACTAAAGAATTTTATTCCCCATTTACCATTCTTTTTAGTAAATCCTTTATTAAGATTGTTGGTTTCGATATTAGAGTCTGAATTATGTTGAACCTCTTTATCATTAAAAGGTATTATACCTTCTGTTATAGATGTAACAGCATAAGCCTCTTTATCATATAAGAGACTATCAGGTTTGCCCGCTTCATTATAAGCAGCTCTAATTCTGTCAATGAGTTCTTTACGTTTACCTTGAGCGTTAGTTTGGTCAAGAACACTTAATACTTGCTTGCCTTTAAACTTACTATTTTTATCAATTTGTTTATCTTTAGGCTCAGTAACTTCCCAAATAACCACTTGAGTAGGACCGTCAGGCATTTGTTCTTGAGATACTACAAATTCAATTTTATCTCCTACTTGTAAAGCACCGCTATCTCTATATTCAAAAGCACCTTCAGCTTCTAATTGGTTATCAATATTAGCACGGTCTGTATTACCTAATCTAGTAAACTCTTTACCTTCTTCTTTAGCTTTATAATCTTTACCTTGAGGCATAAATTCTGCCGATATTTCATTCCTAGCAGGAGTAATATTCTCATTTAATCTTTGCTGTTGAGCCTCGGTACGATTAGTTTTGACAATAGGCTTATTAGATTCTACTTTAAGAACTTCTTGATTGGTAGTATTACTAACAAATTTAGGTCTATCGTAGTTAGCTAATTCTTCAAGACTCTTAGTATAATCTTTAGGATTAGCTTCTCTACGTTTATTAAACTCCTCAATAGATATTATTTCAAGAGGACCAGTAGTACCAGTATGAACTTGACCATTTCTATCAGTGTAAGAAGTTTCTGCCCTGTCACCATCTTGTACTTCTTCATCACGTATAGCAAATGTATACGGTTTACCATCTTCAGAATATTTGCCAACAGCTATTTTAGTAACGCTTCTAACATCATTATCAGGATAAACATCTAATGACTTGTCAACTGGAACTATATCTTCATACTCTATAGTAAGTCCCTCAACAGATTCTTCACTCAACTGCTCAATTTCTTTTTCAGGCTCAGTTAAAGTTTGATTTTGACTTTGGTTAGAAGATTCTTCTTTTTTAACTAATACACTTAAAGCACCTACTTCAAACGCTGGTCTAAACTCATAACCGAAAGGAACCCTTTTCCATAATTCTTGACGTAATTCAACAGCATTATTCCAAGCTTCTGAATCTAATACTGGAAATCCATTTAAATCAAATTCTACAACAACAGAATTTTCTAAGTCGTTTAACTCTTTAAGTTTCTCATTAAATTCATCGACAGTATAGGGAACTAAAGCTTTATCATTTACTGGAGCAGCAGTATCAATATCTTTATCATCTAAATCTGTAGTATTTGGAACTGGTTCGCCAGATTGTTCAGTTATAGGATTTTCATCAACAGTATTATTAATAAAACTACTATCAGATGCTTCTCTTAATATATCTGTAAGAATGCCTGCAACATCATCTACCATGTCTGGAGATACATGATAATTATATCTAGATATATCAAGTAATTCATCAGCACTATTAATATTGCTAGAAAGTTCTTCCAATTGGTTTATCAAAGATTCTTTAGTATCATTAGGTAAAGAAGATTGTTCAATACCATTGACTATAGCGTTGGCAGTCTTTTCAATTCTATGAATCTCTTCAATTTTTTGTTTTACCCGTGGGTCTGGATTATTTTCTAAAATTTTTCCAATATCGAATTGAGCACGTTCTCTTCGGGTGTTATTAACAGCATCTTCTTCTGCTAAAATTCGCCATAATTCTGATACAGTTCTAGCTTTAGAAACTCTCTCATTAAATCTTCTAATGTTAGCTTCTCTACCAAACCCTTTCTTAACCTTAGAAGTCTTATCTTTGACACGTTTAGATTGCCAATCAGGGGTTTCTAAAGACTTTTTATACTCATTTTGAATAATCTCTTTATTACGAATTTCTTGAGCAATTTGGTCTATAACTTTAGTACCATCTTCATTGATACTATTAATAGCATTAACAGTCTGCTCAATAATTTGTTGTTGCTCACTATTGAACTGTCCTCTACGAGAAGGACTAAAAGCAAATGCTCTCTTAATCGGGTCTAATTTTAATAAATCTTGACCGCTTAAATGCCAGTCTTTATGAGCAACTTTACCACTATTAACCTTATCAAAATCACTAGTAGATTTACCTAAATCTATATTAGCAATCTTACTAGAAATATCGTTTATAAGATTATTCTTTTCAATAATGCGTTCATTAAGATTTTCTTGTGCAAATTTATTAAATAGTTTAGCACTAACTTGTTGCCAGTTTAAAGTACCTTCACCGTATTTGGAATTAATAGATTGGATTTCTTGAGATACTTTATTATACATATCAAGTACAATATTAGCACTTCTTTCCACTAAGTCTAATATTTCTCTATCAGTTAAATTTCTCACAGCACTATTTCCAGCAGCCTCTGAGAGTACGGCGTCTATAGCTTGTTGTTGTTGTTCTCTACTAGCAGATTTAATAGATGCCATATTAGACAGCCATTGGAGTCTATTCTGAGCAAACGAAGAAGTGCTATTATTAGCTAACATAATAGCCTCTGATAATGTTCTAGAGAATACATCATTATTATAAGCTACCTCATCACCATCAATAAGGTCAGCAATCATTTTATCAGAATAATTTTGAACTCCAATAAATCCTCTAGTATTAGATTGATTATTGGCATCAAGACCCCATCTATTAATATAATCAACAGCTGCCTGAGCTTCTTTATTATGTACACCTATATTGTATAACTGGTGTCCTAAAGTAGTTTTGATAGGTGCTAAATAATGACCAACTTCTAATGCTCTAGAAATCCAAGATTGATTAGTACCTCTCTTAGATAAACCACCTCTCCAGCCACCAAGCACTGGCATTAAAGGTGTTGTAAGTAATGTTTGTAAAATAGTTTCCTTTATGGCAGCGTCTCTAGAAAATTCTTCACCGTTAAGATTCCACAATCCTTCATAAGTAGTAGCAGCCCACGACATCAAACCATTACCATATAATTGGTTCTCAAGAAAGCTATCCACATTATGTTCAGCTATCTGTTTAGTTATAGCAGAACCACTTTGCTGACCAACTTCTGTAATAGTTTCCATTATAGGATTCTGTGTTACAGACCATAATTTCTTTCCTACTTGTTTATTAAGTTTAAGATTACCTATTTTAACACCATTAATACGATTCTTTAAGTCAGTAAAACTTAAAGATTTTCTACCCATAGCATAATCTAAAGTCCACTTATCAAGACCTCCAAATAATTTATCAAAACCAAATAATAATGTTGTTTGAGTAGCCAAATCTATGTTAGCTTTTAATTTAGCATTAAGTGCTACATTATCATCATAATTAGGATGTTCTATATTAAATTTATGTAAACCTTCTGCTCTTAAATAAATACGATTTTTATATTCATTTATATCTTCTGGTGCAATATTTGTTATGCCGTTTTGATAATCTCTCCAAGCTGGAGTCATTGGGTCATGCTCTAAACTTTGATTAAATTCATCTTCAGTAAATGAAAATTCATAATCATACTGTCCTGTCTGAGTCTCTTGATTATATACCATTTGAGGCATATTTTCTGGAGTATATTTATCAACTAATTCCCATTTCTTACTCTCTCCTTGTTCATAAATTTGTCTTTCACCTTCAAGAGCTTGTTGAGCAGCTTCACCATAATTAGCTTTGAAAAGATTGAGATTTTCAATAGATTTATTCAATTGAAGTTCCCTTTTAGCAATATTACCCTCATTAACAAACTTTTGTAATTGAACTCTTTTAGTAGCAGTGGCACTTTTACGTAATAATTTTCTAGCAGCACCAGCTTCTAAACCGCCTGCCCAGAACATTAATAAATTACCTACTTGCGCTCCAGCAGTACCCGAAGCTTTTAGTAGATAACTATCAAAATCATGACCATATATAATATTATTATTATTAATTTCAGCAGCCCAATCTGATACATTTTGATTATTGGCAATAGGTATCCAGTCGTTATGTAAAGTATTATCTAATGCTCTATCAAGAAATCCCATACCACTTTCAGATTGTAAATGGGTTGGAAAAAACGCTTCACCAATACCTACAGCTAAAGAAGGTAAGAAAGTAACACCTTCAGTTAAACTTTCTACGCCCATAGCCATAAACTGATTAGCAGCGGCTTGTACTGAACCGTAATGTCCAAGACCATCAGTTCCAAAAGCTTTTTGGTGTACATCAATTACATCGTCTTCAATAATCTTATCCATCTGATATATAGCTTCAGCTATATGACCAGACTCCCATAAGTCTTTAGTACGTTCATATATTTTATTATAAGGAATATCATTAACAGGCATCCAAGCACTACCTTTAAATTCATCATATAATCCACTATATGTTTGTACTATTTTCTTCATATCGTTAGAAGAAATGCCATTAGCAAATGGATTATCTTCTTTAGGTATAGTATAGTTTTGACGTTCAAAAATACTATTAGCTTCCTCAGCATACTGTGCCGCATTATCATTAATACTTTGCAGACTAAACCTTAATTTACCTTCAGCATTAATCCTCCAAAAAGGTTCAAGTCCTCCTTTAAACATATCTTTATAAGATTGAGCATAGATTGCCTTACGTGCATTAGCGTTATCATACTCTCTCTTTTCTTGAGGAGTCATGTGAGCAATTTTATCTTGCTCTTTTGCATATTCTCTAGCAGCTTTCTTACGATTAATTAAAGGATTATTATAAGTACCAGTACCAGTATAAATATTTACAGGATTAGTTTTATACCACTCTTCTTCATATTTTTTTAAACGTTTCTCTTTATCGGCATACTCTTTACTTTTTCTATCAATGTCCTCTGCAAATCTATCCCAATCTTCTTTTGTAGTTAATTCCATATTTCGTATAAAGATGGGATTGTAGGCAGTACTTTCAGGAATTTCTTGATGTTTTGGTGTAAAATCTATTGTATCTAAATTAACTATAGTATCAAACGATTGCATACCAGCAGGATTCATAATACTTCCTGTATTAGCATTTAAATTAGTAGGAGTATCAGAATTAGATACATTTAATTGTTGAGCAGCATATTTACCTTTACCAGCTTCAAATACTCTTTCAAAAGAATTTAAGAAATAGTCTTTTATTTCCTCATCAGAAGTAAAAGAAGTTCTTCCTAATAATTCAGGATATTCTTTAGCCGCTTGCATAAATGTTCCAGCACCAGTATTTTTTACATCCCAATCGTCATAGAATTTTTTACGTTCTTGTGGTGTCCAATTATCCGAAAAACCTTCTCCAAATATATAATTTAATTGACCATTTATTTGAGCATCTTGCAATCCTTCAGGATTATTCTCATAAGAATAATCTAATTTCTCTTTTAATTTTTTTGTTTTACCTTGTTTTATTGCTCCTCCAATAATAGCAAGAATATTTGCGGCTTTAGTATTATATTGAGGTATTTCTTTTTTATTAGAGCCTTCTACTTTCTTTTTTTCTTTAAATTCCTCTAAACTCTTTTTAAATTCTTCAGTTTGAGTTCTGCCATACCAACGAGCTAAGTATGAATCAGCCTCATTATCTGACATACTTGCTAAATCAGAATAATTAGGTAAATGTCCAAAAGTCTTTTTGAACATTGCATTTCTATATGTTCTTTCTAACTTAACATCATTAAATTCACCTCTTTTGTTTATGCTATTATCAGAAGTATATTGAGAATATTTATTAATACCTTCATCATTCCACCATTTTTCACGAGCAGATTTATCTGTTATTTTATATGTATTATTAGTTTGGGTTCCTTTAGCTGGTTTTATAGGAATTTGCTCAATAGATGTTATATTTAATTGATTATCTTCCATATAATATTATTTTTAGATTAGATACTAATAATTATTATCTTGATGTATTATCACCATATCCACCTTGGTCTCCAATACTTCGGCCTCCTTGAGGATTTTCTTCACCTTTTTTACTATTCTTACCTTGAGGTATTCTACTACCACTTACCTTATTAGGTTTTACGTGAGTAATAGCTCCTTGTAAACCATAAAGTAATATTTTCTCTTGTTGTTCAGGAGTTCTCATATTATAATTAGTCTGTTGTTTAAATAAATCAACAGCACGTTGTAATTCTGGTGTAACTCTGCCATTACCTTCACCTGTAAAAGCAGTATAAATATCTTCTTGAGTATAACTTTGAGGAATTTCTATATAATTATAAACTCCATCAGTAGTTCTGACAGGAGTGTTATCAAATTGACTCAATCCTTTAAATAAATCCTTGGCAGTATTATATACAGATTTACCAGTAATATAAGACTCTTTATCAAGAGCTGCATTATATTCTGGATGTTGTAATATATAATTAAAATCTACATCATTACCTATAATATCATTTTTATAATCCTTTTGACGTTGTGTCATAATAGTATTATAAGTACTTACTGCTGTCTTAAAAGGTTTGGATACTTTATTATAATCTCTGTGTAATTTTGCTAAAGCATTACGATTAGTGCTACTTAAACCATTAGTATAAAAATCATCACTTGCTTTATTAAAATCATTAACAAAGTTTAAATATTGTTTGGAAGCTTCTGAATCAGGATACATTCTAGCATACTGTTCATAGTCTGCCATAGTAGCTGATAATTGTTGAAACTTCTTTTCCTTGTCTTCATAAGCATTATTATACAACAACGGAATCTTTAACATTTCATCCATTGACATAGGATTATAAGTAGTATTTACACTTAAAAATCTAGCCATAATCTTTAAAATTTATCACTTAAAATTATTTGCAAAATTACTAAATATTATTCAATTAGCACATATATTATAAAAAATAAATACTCTAATAAATTAATATTAGAGTATTACACAAACTTTTATCATTCAAATTCACAACTATAAATATTATAACTTACTTTATCAGTTTCATTATCTTTACAATATTTCTCTGCATCATTTTTATTTTTAAACACCTTAACTGGGTATTCTTCTATAAAATCAGATGTAGTTACTACATGTACTATATTACCCATAATCAAAACTAAGTAAATATTAAATATATTATAAGATATATTATACTCAACACTGTTATAATAATATCTATTTTATCATCTAGTGACATTCTCTGGAATTGTTTGAATAACATTGTCATTAAACGTTCCATACCCTGCACCAATCCACCTAATAATATCATCTATACCTCCTTGTCTATTATCAGTTATACGTGTAGGAAATAATCCAACCGAAGTATTAAAATAATCTTTATAATTAGCATCTTCTGGATGATTTACAATTCTATTCAACGAAGCTCCCCCTTGTACTGCATCAACTGTTTGACCATATAATCTTAGAGCTGCTCCTAATCTATTTGATATCGGGTCTTTAGCGTCACTTAGAAAATTTCCAATTATCGCAGCAGTATTACCACTATTATCTAAAAACTTATTAAATTTTGGATGTGCATCTAAATAATTCTCAATAGATTGTTTGTCGTTACTCTCTAATGCTCTGTCTGTAATATATGATATTCCTGTAAGACCAGCGTTTGTATACATTTCATTCTTAAACATTTGTGGAATTTTAGACCACATTTTTGCTCCAAGTAATCCATATAATATATTTAGATTAATAGTGTTATTCTCCTCAGTAGCATCTTTATCAAATTTCTCAACACTCTTCTTTAGTATTTGTTCTCTAGCTATTTCTGATTGACTTTTAGGAGATTTACCAACTTCTACTTCAGGTTCATAGTTATAAGGATTATAAACAGTAGCAGTACTAGAAGTTTGTGGAGTAGTGCCTGGAATAGAACCTTTCTTTATCATTAAGTCTCTACCATCTTGCGCTTTATGGCTTAAAGGATATTCAGTTACATAATTACCATTAAAGTTATAATCTAACCAAGGTAACATTAGTTTAGTATCACCTGTATTAGATACACCTAATACTGGATAATTAACACCTTGCATAGTAATATTATTACTAGGTATAGTAGTTACTTGATGAGGATATTGCCATTGACCGTATGGAGTTATTTTACCAAGAGTACCGCCATTAGCTGCATAGTTAGAAGTGTTATCTTGAGTATTATTTTGAGCTACTTCATTAAATAATCTTACCTTATCTTCGTCAGAAATATTGTTCAGATAATTACCTTTAAATAAATCTTTATGCTCCTTAACCCACTTTAATGTAATCTTTTGCTTAGGATTTAATTTATTTTTATATCTAAACTCTTGTAAAGCACCGTATAACTCTTTCGCATTATATTTATTATCTCCAGTTTGGTAGCCCGTAACTTGTGGTATATCTCTATCTTTAAATATCACTTTACGTATATAATCTTCCTGTTGTGTTGGATGTGATGCGTGTGTAAACTCATGTATCTTTACAGCAGGGTCAACATTCTGTCCAGCAAATACTACAAAATGACTACCTTTGTTATTCCAAGGGTCTGCTTCAACATAAGCACCTTTAGTATCATACATATAACTACTTCCTCTACCTATTTCAGTCTTAGGAGTATTAGCAGCATTCTCTATTTGAGCATAAACTAGTTTATTAACTCTGTTTTGCTCTGGAGTATAACCTTTAAAATACACAAATGGATTAGGTGTGTTATAATAGTCATCCCTATTCCATCCAGCTTCTCTTACATCACCTATGTTATTCTTTGGATAATATTTACTATAGTTCCAAGTAGTAGCTCTAGCATTATCTGTTAAAATATCTCTCCTCGACATTAACCAATTCTTCATCCAATTGATTTGCTCTTGGTCTTGAGGTCTGTTATTAGTAGGTAATCCGTTATCGGCAGTACCACCATCTTGATATTGGTTAGGAAATCTATTATATATTCTCTGTTCAGTATAATCACCTTCTCTATTATATATATTAGGATAAGTCTGTCTATTAATTACTGAAGGAGTGAATGTGTCGTTATTATTCCAACTTCCTCCCATAACAGGACCACGTGAATATATGGATTCGTTACTGAAAGTAGGATGATTAGGTAATTTATAAGTATCAGGAAAGTGTTGTAAATTACTTAATTGTTTTACAGCATCATTATAATGATTCTTAAAGTAGGTCTCATAATCATATCCAGCTTTATTATTATCCATTTCAATATCTGGATATTTAGACTGCATTTGAGACTTCCACTGTTCAAAAGTTAATTTACCACCTGACTGATTATAATGTGCTTTAATGGTATCTAAGTTATAGATACCATTTTGCACATATAATTTTATTAACTCAGCTTTTGAGCTTATATCTAAATCATTCCAATCCATAATTATCTACCGTATGGTTTACCAAACATATTAGAAAGTAAATAAGGAAATCCTTCTATAGCACCATCTTCTATAGCTTTATTAATCAATCCATATTGGTAATTCTCTTTACCTATGGCAGCGAGACTATTAAGAAGGTTAGTAACAGCTTGAGACCTATTTTGTGAAGTTATAGAAGTAGCATTATCTCTAGCTTGTGCAGCTTGTGCTAACATATTAACACGTTTATCATTTATAGCACTATTAATCTTATCATACTCTTGTGCTAGATTTATGTTAGCTTGGTCAATACCTAAATTATATTGGTCAGTAGCTAATCTATTAGCCTCATTAGCTTGTTGCCATTGTAAATTCCTAGCAGCATTATCTTTAGAATATGCATTAAATGTTGCTATATTAGCAGCAGTTTGAGCAGCCCTATTAGTATTTTCTCTATTAGCTCTCTGCATAGAAGCTAGTTGAGCCATACCCTCATTGTTAGCTAAATTAACATCGTATGGATTATATCTTCTATAACCACCTAAAGCAGGTGCAGCTATAGGTGTATACATACCAGCAAGTCTATCTAACTCATTAGCATAAGTAAAATCTGTAGGTGATGTAAATGCACCTAAACCACTAAGTAATTGAGCATATCTTAAAGGATTGTCTTTTATATTAGACAAATCTTTTTTTGTAGTAGTTACATCATCTTTTACAGATTTCTTAATTATATCATATTCATATTCTGGTCTACTTTTAGGAATAGTACTTTTTTTATACAACGGGTTTTGTAATAATAATAATGCTGGAGCGTGTTTTATTCCGAACAAACCATCTTTCATTAAAGTATTATCGCCTGCCCATTCAAGATATTTCGATGTCTCTGCTATAGTACCAGTTGGATTATATTTGTTTTTAAATTCCCAAGTCGCATTATCACTCCAATCCGTATCTTTATCTCCCCACTGATTCATCAGCATGTGAGCCAAAGCTTCTGCTTTCGTTGCGTCTTCACCGTCAGATGCTCCGACAACCCTCAAATTCCTAACAAAATTACGTGCTTGTTGTCCAGTCAAATACGCTTTATTTACATTACTACCATTTCTTTCGTTCTTAGGTAAGCTATTCCAATACTTAGTAAATTCGTCTTTATAAAAAGTATTCAAATCTTCTTGAGTCTTCCAAGGAGATAAAACTTCTGAAGGATTTTGGAGAATATTAAGAGGTATATATTCTTTCTTAATTAAAGGAGTTGTTTCATAGCTCTCTTGCGGAACAAATTCAAGACCCCAGTATGGAGAATCAACTCCACCGTTTTGTAATAAATGACCACCATCACCATGTTTCCACTTCTTCGCGTTTAAAGCAAAGGTTGCCATTTTCTTCTGTTCTGGAGTACCATGCTCTTTAAACCATGTAGCAGAATGACCAGTTCTTTCTTTAAGAGCTGTAAACTTACCACGATTTTCAGGCTTAATATAAATCTTACCACCAGAAGCATATTGTTCAAGACTAGGATTAAATTCTTCTTGTGGTTGCATTATAAGTTGCTGTGGTATCATCTGAGCTAATCCAGACTTATCTTCAGGTGATAAGCTGTTAATAAATCTATTTAATAGACGTTCCTCTTTCTTAGCATTATACTCTTCTTGAGCATTGGCTAACCTACCCATCATTTCATCTAAAGTAGAATTAGATATAGGGTCATTAGGTCTAGATTCAGATTCCTTCTGTAACTTTTCAGCTACTTCAGCAAATTTTTTACCAGCATATTTCTCAGGTAAATTATACTTCTTTAATAAAGATTCAGATACTTTATTACGTGCTGAATATATATAATCTTTATATTTAATTTCACCTTCCTCAACTAAGTTAGGTTTACCATCATAAGCAATACCTTGTTGAATACCATCGTATGGATTTTGCTGATGAGTACCACCTACATTAAACATTGTGATATTATTATCTGCTGGCATATAACCACCTTCTGCAAATACATTGTATAAATTATTTCTCAACTGTGTAGCATCATTCTTACCAACAGCATCATAAAAACTATTTAATGATTTATTATAAGCATAATCACCAGCTTTATTCAGAGCGTATGCTACTGCTATTTGTCTAGGATTACTACTTTGATTAGGTGTTATATAATCTAATTTAGGAGAAAATTGATACCAAGCATTCTCCATATTAGCGTTATTCTTCACATTAGAGAAATCCATAGCTTGTGATTTTCTCCAATCAACAGCTTGCTGAATCTCCTTATCTTCAGAAGTTTGACCCCATAAACCATTACCTGTAAGAATAAGTTCTTTTAAACCATTACCTACAGTTCTATCTTCAGCAGTACCTCTCATAGCAATATCATCATATAAATTATTATACTGCTTTTCTGAATTATATACAGCATTATTTAAAGAATCAGCAATATTTATAGCAGTTCCAACAATACCTAAATCATTTTGTAAGCTGGATAAATCTATTTTATTATCAAGAGTACTTTTACCTAAACTTTGCATTTTTGCTAATTGTTGTTGTAATATGTAATTATCATAAGGACTCATAACATTATAATTTTATTTTGCAAAATTACTAAATAATTATAATATACAAACAATTAATATAAAAATAATTGAGGCAATACATTTTAGCATTGCCTCAACCTAATTATTTTACATCAAAATACACTTCAAAATCTCTTAATATAGCTCTATTATAATTTACTCCGTATGGTACAGAATCAAAATTTTTTTCTGGGTTATTATTAATTAATTTAATATAAGAGTATGTATCTCTTATCCTGTCACGTCCTGTTTTAAGAGTACCGTCTGATTGCAAATATGTTGCTCTAGGTATCATTACTCTCCATATATTAAACTTTCTCTCAGCTTGCCAGGGATAATCATGATATTCATCTTGATTTAAGGAAGTATATGATTGGGTAGTAGAATCATAATTGTTCTTAGGTAAATATCTGCCATCAATCTTAAACTCTTTATACATCTGATAACCATTATAAGCAGCTATATCTGTAAATAAATGTACATTAATCATGTTAACATTATCATTGAGCACTGGAGCATTTTCATTAAATAAGTCACCTTTAAACTCTATAGTGTTAAATACTTTATCAAGTGTTGCATAATTATTTTTATCATCAGCACCACCGTTTGATAATAATGTAATCCAGTATGGTTTTGGAGTACCAAAGAATTTATTGTAAGAATCATCTTCTCTAGCTGAATGAAATGTTATTGTATCTCCATTTAAATATATCATCAAACAATGTTGAGATATATTACATATATAATGAGTTTTATTATAATCATAAAATGAAGTAAAGGTATTGGTAACTTCATTCCATGCTAAACAATAGTCGTTATTTATATAATAAATATCCTTACTTATATTATCATAATAAGTTACAAAATTTGATAATGTCGATTCATTATAAAAATCTTTAGGACTCCATATAGTATTTTTACCCTCAAGATTGTTTATAAAGAACGCATCAAAGCCGTTTTGTGTAGATATTGGTATAGGACTATTCTCACCAAATGTAAATAATTGTCGTCTATTGTCATCAATCCAAAAGATACCGTTTTTATTGTTATTGATAGACCATTTATTTTGACAACCTATGTTCTTAGTGTAATAGTCAATACCTGTAAACTTACCACTATTTGCTATCTCTAAAGGAACTCCTTTTTCTGTACTTAATGCAGTCTTTTCATTATAACCTATAGTAGCAATACCATTCTCTTGAAATAATATAAGACTATTCTTATTATTACATATTTTAGTAATCTTACCTAAAGTACCTTCTGCATCAGCTACATTTGCTAATGTTATATTAGTCCAAGTATCAATCTCTTCACCAGCATTTTTAGTTTTAGTCCAAGTAATTTGATTAGTAAACTTATCTAAATTTGCAGTATTTTCATCAAGTATTCTATAGTTGAAGAAGTTATCATCTTGAGTATACGACTTATTAATTATATTAAAGTTGGTATTATCTATAAGTGTATTATCTATCAAACCTCTATTAGTATCACACCTACCATCAAGGTTAATATGTGACTCACACATAAATGACATTATTTCAACAATACCATTGGTACTTTCTCTAGTATAAGGATATGTCTTTAGGTTGTCATATCTCATATAGTAAGTATCACCTACATCACCTACTAATATAACATCTGTTCTTGTAGACTGTCCACCAGAAGTATCATACTGCTCTAAATCAACAGCTTCACCACATGGTAAGAATACATTGTTAAGTAGAGCATCTGTTGATTTACCACCAAATCTTTGGTCTTGTGTAATATCACGATGTAATTCAGCTAAACATAATGTTCTATTGGTATAGGATAAATCAGCGTTTAGTTCTATTACACAGTGCGGCGTTGATTTATATGACATTTTTATAGGGTCTGAAGATACTCCAATTTGAACAGGTTGTTCATCTATATTGTATCTGTTAGATGTACTTTTTATACGATAATCTCCCTTGTATTTTGTTATAACATCATCAGAGTCTTCATCACAACCACCGATAGTACTATCGATAGTTTGTATATAGTAGGGGTATGAAGCTTCATGAAATAGTCCTTGATTTACATATATTTCAGTATCTAATTTATCTCCAGTATATAACGGTACTATTGTATCCACATTACCATAATAAAGTTTTCCATCACTAAATTTTAAAGGTGCGACATTGCCATAATCAAATATCAAACATTCTTTACTACTAATATTTGTAGCATTGTTAGCGTACGTGGTATTTTTACTACAGAATAATTCACTGTATATTTTATTATTAATTATAGATGACTCTTCTACAGTAAATCCGTCTTTCACATCCTTTCCATTATTAATAATAACAGGTCTTTTTAAAGTACCCATAAAATTATTTAAATATTTTCTTTGAAAAGGATATATTATATAATTATATTTAATATAATCTATTTGAGCTTTTCCAGTACTAGCTTCGTTTTCTTGTCTTAGTGTTAGATTTGCATTATATACATCTATATCATTCCAATAACAATTTTGTCTATATACATCATTACTTATATTGTTACTAAGCCAAGTGTCGCGATTTGTATCTATTCCATCTCCTTTATTACCTAAATAATCTTCTGCTTTTTTACTATAGTCTAAATATAACTTTGAAGCATAAGACATGTTAGATATTTCACCAATCTTCTTTAATTGTATATTAGAGAAGTCTAATGTTTCTAAAGATTCATTAAATTCTATATCAGGTGAATGTAATGTGACTAATTCTTTAAACTGGAAGAAGTTTGAATCATTTGGAGATAATTCAGACTGTTGATTTAACTCATTATTAGTATAAGTTTCTCTTATCGATTGTATATCATTAATTATTAAATTGTCTGGTAAATTGTCAACTCTGTAAAACCAATCACTAATATAATCAGGTAAATGTTTTTCATTCCATTTTTTATTATATACTGTAGTGTTTAATACACCTTGAGCTAATATACTTTTATCACTGTTAGAAGGATAACAACATACAAGTCTAGCTTTTCTATAACCATTACTGGTTAGAGTTATAGCATCGTCTTTATCTATTGTATATTTAAATATAGGAAATAATTTAACCCTTCCTATATCACTTGGTGTTGTTGTATTTATATAATCATCGATATAAACCACATCTGACCATACTCCTGTCCTATCTTGACATTGAATACCAAATCTATAGTATTCATTGTATTTAAATATTTTAGGACTTTCAAGAGTTGTTCCTATTTTGGCAGTTTGGTTTGTTGTATTTCCTCTATATACTAATACATTACCATTCAATTGACTTTTATATGGATATAGCATATTTGTCGATTGAAGATTTACTGATTTACCATAGACTATATTAGTAGTTGTAACATTATCATCTACAATTGACTCTGTTTCAGTATGAAATGCTCCGTTAATAGTTGGGAAAGAAACATTTAAACTTTCTAAAGATTGTGTTTTTAATCCTATATTGCCTAAGAATAATACATTATCTTTTTGGTCAAATGTTTCGGCAGTTATTTGTACACCACCTACATAATTAAGTATGGTAGGGTCTATAATCTCACCAGTAGTATTACTGTCATAAAATGTTATAGAATTATCTGATGATGATATATCTTTTATAGATTTATTCTCTACAATCCTTACTATAGGAGTAGCGTTATTAGTAGTTCTTACAATAGAATATAATCTTATATAGTCAAAATTATGAGTAATGTCTACATTGTTAACAGTTATAACAAATGTATCGCCTGATAATTCACCTTCTTTTAAACCTCTCTCACCTTTGGTGGGATAAAATAAAGTAGATGTCCACGCTATATTACTTTCTTGACCATATTTATTATAATAAGTAATAGCATACTTTACTGTACAGGGAGGAAATTGACCATTACCACCTTGTTGTTTAGCTACTACAACATTTTCTTTTAAAGACAACTCTTTAACAAAATCAAATTGCCAATCAACTGGATATGTATTGTTAGTAAAGTTTTCTAGAAATTCATCAGATATATTTATGACTCTAGGCTGATTAAAACCATCAGTCCAATATACTTTTTGTATACTGTCATTCTCATAAAATACAATTGTTTCTAATGGATGTTCCGCATTCAGATTAATATTACCCTCATAAAGAATCTTTGCTTTTAAAGTAGTATTATTCTTATAAGTGAGTTTTATAATTCTATCGGCATTTCCTAACGAAGAAGTGATAAATAATATCAACTGATTATTAATAACTGCCTGACCTACAGGTATCTGTTTGTCGAGATAAGTATTTTCTGGTAATCCTTCTACAGTTAATTCTAAAGTACTTTGTTCAGTAGTCCAAGATGCTGTAACATAATCTCCTTGCGTATTAAATCTAAGATTCTTTATCTCATGTGCAAACTGACTAGATTTGACATTATTTATCAAACCGTCTTGCATCATACCAATAGGTTGTATATGTTGTTTTCTTATAGGCATGGTTTATCTATTTAAAGGGTCTGTAAATTCAAAACTAGGAAGGTTGTTATGTGGTATATCAGGTAATTCATCACCTATATTTTTAAATCCTGTCTTTCTAGCATTACATCTGAATATAAAACTATTCATCATTCTAGCTATATTATTCAACTCATCCTCACTAGGCATAGTTAATCTATTAGTAGCTTGAGCTATATTGAATTCATAATTACGTTCAACACGTTCCATAATATTCTCGTTAGGTAATCTACCATTAATATAATTACTATATACTCTCTTATATATAATATAACTAACTAATGCTCTAATGAATGTTTGGTCGTTAACTATCATAGGATAACCGTCATCATCTACTTTAACAGCAGTATAAGCTATTTGTATATATCCTTCTTCTTTAGAGAATTTAATAATATCTCCATCTATTCTATATGTAGTAACTAATGTTCTACTGTCTGTAACATCAAACTTATCTGTTGAAGCGTTTAACGGTCTACCACAATCTTTTAAAGCAATCAAATCAACAAAATCACATGGTAATGCTGCTCTATACTTTTTTACAATTAGAGTATCATATTTAGTTTCAAATAATTGTGGTACTCCTACAATACCAAGTAATTCTATAGTATCAAGTACAACATCATCTTCAGTTAAGTCTTCTACTATATCACCACCATCTTTATATACTCTATTAATTATTTCTTTAAGTGAAATATACCTTATATTTCTATTCATAGAACATTATGTTTTTATTATTTATTACATCAAAATATAATTGTTTTCTTAATGAACGTAATGGTAAGAAGTTATAGTATGATAAATTAATTGATTTCTTTCTATTAGCCCACGAGTATTTTACATATTTGTTATAACTTAATACTCTTACCAACTTCTTCGTTTGTTTAGCTTTATTATCTTTAGACCATAATTCTTTAGTAGCTTTCCAATCTATAGCATAATTCTTTATACTGTCATTCTTTCTATTACATAAAGATATAGTAATTTTACCTAATCCATAACCTAAATCAATATAACCATTTTTATACAATTGAGCTACTTTTAATTCAAAAATTCTATTGATAATATCGGTATATTTAGTATCTCTAATACACTTATACTTACCATTATCATTCTTCAATATATCTCTAACTATAGTCTTTAAGAAGATAGAGTTCATTGTTCATTTTGATTAGCTTTATTACCTTGCATCATCCTCTTAAATGCATTATTTGTATAGAGACTGATTTGTCTAGCAAGTTGGTCAGAATCATCATTAGCATCATTCTTTTCATCACGTAACATATTAGTACCCTTAATCAAATCGTTGACTACATACTGCATTAATACCCCTATAAAAGCATCCTCTAAAGGAAATCTTGCATCTAGATAACTACACTCATTATTACCTGTCTTACATTGTAACTCAAGTATTGAAGCTTTCTGAATATCTTCAAAAATAGCCTTAAACTGTATTTTCTCCAAATATATAAAATTTTCATTATTGCTTTTAATATATAAATGATTATCAGGTGCTATTGATACATAGATATTATTTCTAGTAAAAGTATTGCCTACATAAGGAAGTCTGTTGATAGATATGTATGAAAATTTATTTTTACTACCATACATTCCTGTAGGATAGGCTTGTTTAATACCTATAGGCATAGTAAAAGGTACTTCTTCAACACTTTTTAGCATATTATCACTAGGACAAATGTCTGGTATATTAGGACATAATGTCAAACATATAAGCTGGTAATTAGCATCATTAATAGTTTTCTTACCTGTAAGATATTGTTGATTTAATATAGTATTTCTATACTCACTGCATAAGAAAGCAATATGTTCTTCATTGAAGTTACTATCATCACTAAACTGTTTAGTAATGTCTTCAATTATATAGATTATTTCTCTCCAAGTCATAACTAAATTTTTTGCAAAAGTACTAAAAATATTTTGATTATACGTATATATAATAAAAGAGGATGATTTCTCACCCTCTTTTACTTTAGTTTATCACACTTCTTAGTCAGCAAGAATTGCAGTAAGAATAGCATTGGCTTGTGCTTCAGTACCAGGAACAGCAATACTAAGCTGTTTGTCACTGTGGTAGGTATAACCCTGTGTATCACTGAAAGCATAATCAATATCGATAATATAGTAAGACTGGCTCATACTAGTAACATGAGTCTTATTAAGAATCGAAGTATTGAAATTAGATGTCAGGTCATACAGGTCAGCTCTGTTACGCATGAAGTAAAGCTCCATATCCATAACTTTGCTAGCAGCACTTACATACACATTAGCAGTTTCAGTTGCAGTAATACGTTTCTTATTGTTACCCCAAATCTCATTGGTGCTACTGTCATAAGTACTGAGAGTTACATCATAAACATAAGGATTATCATGCATTCTGTAAGCAAACTCATCAAGCTTTTTGAAGGTATTGCTATTAGAATTTTCAGCAACAATAATAGCATTGTTATTTACAGTAAAATCATTAGCTGAGTTATCAAATACATAAGTAACCTTGTTGCTTCCCTCATGTTTGACAAGAGTGTACTTCTTACCACTAGTCGTACCGTTAGCTTTCGCAAGACTCTCAGTATCTGTACCAGCTGTCCAGCTAGCACTGGAGGAAGTAGGAGTTACACCAAACAGCATTTTACCGTCACTAACGCTCATAGTACCGTCAAGAATAGTAACAATAAAGTCATTTTTAAGAGGAGTGTCAGAGTATGTAGGATTAAGTTTTCCATTCAAATCCTCTTTAAGCTTAGCCATAACAAAAGCTGGAGTATCAGTAGTGTTACTTCCAGTAGTATAGCTAGAAACCAAATCCCATCTATCCTGCAAGCCGAAGCCATACATATTCTCAAGATAAAAATAGAGGCTATAGGTAGTGTCAGAAGCAACATGTCCTTCAGACACAGCACTCATAGGATTGACAACCCACATACGATAGTAGGTAGGCTTCACTTGCTTAACCGACGTTCTCTTGACAAGCTTCTTGTTAATAATATCGCTAGTCTCATTACCGTCACTATGGACAGCAATAAAACGTCTTAGAGCTGCATCTTGTGCTTTCTTTACAAGATAATTAGTAGTTGCAGTATATCCGTCAAGGACATAAAACTGTTTTGTTTGAAGGTCAGAGTATGTACTCATCTTTTTAAAAGTTTTTAATTAAACATTAAGTTAATTGACTATATATAAATTAATATTAATTTAATTTTATGATTTGTAATCTTGGTAAGCTAATTTAGCTGCTATTTCAATTATCTGCCTGTGTAAAGATTCTGGTAAGATACAATTCATTTGTGTAGTATATCCATCTATCTGTTCATTATCATATAAATCTTCAAGTATAATAGGTGTAGGATTCTTTATATATCTAATTTGGTAATAGTTTACATTAGTGTCTTTAGTTATAATTTCTATATAAGAACTATTATTCTTTGACGCATCTAGTCTAAACGCTCTATTATAATTGAATTTAAATGGATTCTTTATTAATTTATCTATCTCATCGTGAGTAGCTGGTTTAATATCTATAAACTTATCGCGTATGCATACATTAGCATTACTGTTCATCTTCAGCTTCTCATTAATAATATATCTTAACTTACTAGGTTGTTCAAATGCTACAGTATACTCTGGATATATAAAATCTGAATCACTTAAAGTGGATAATTTACCAAGCTGTTCAGTTGCTACAAGTACAGATAATTTACGTCTAGCTTCCTCAGATGTTTCAAAATTTTCATATATAGAATCAACTAAAGCATTCTGACCCTTAGTAAGATATACACTAATCTCGTATGGGGTCAATCCTGCTGCTTGATTAGAGGCAAGATTATTAAACGCTAAGTTAAATTCACTTTGAAAATCTGTATACATTATTTAATACTTTTAGATAAATCGAAATATAATTCTTGGTTTGCCACATCAGCAAGATATTTGGCAGCATTGTTCAGATTAGGCTCTTCATAATCGTATGCAATTTTGTTGCCAGTATCAGCCTTGTAGTAATATCCGTTACGCTCGGAGATAATACCTTTCTCAGTACCAATAATAATCACTTTCTTCTGTTCAAGAAGTGTATCAGTAAGTACCTTATTAAGCTTCTTGCTCTCAGTCTCCATATAACTGACAACTTTTGCTTTCAATACATCAAGCTTAGTAAGAGGTGAGGACTTTCTCTTTTCATGCAGATAAAGAATAGTTCTAAGCATGTTAATATCCTCTTTATACTTAGCATAGTATTCAAAGTTTTCAAGTTTAATATCTGCAATAGCACCAGCACTCTTTGCAGCAGCACCTTCATTAGACATTACAAATCGGTAAGACGGTTTTCTAGCGTTTTCATAAGCCTCTTGACTAGGACAAATATGCTCGTTGTTTACTTTCAAGATAGCTACTTCAATATAATCCTTGGGTACACTGAGGTCAAATCGTTTAGTAGATTTATCGAGAGTAACCCTATTAATATAACCCATACCGTATGTAGTCCAGTAGTTATTAGTGGTTTTCATAGGTGACATAGTTCCAGATTCAAGTCCAAATAACTTTTCAAAGAAGGTCTGCTCTTCTGGTGTAAGAACCTGTGCTAACATACCATTCTTATAAGGTACAGCGTATGTAATTGATGCAGCTTCAGCCAAACCTCCATCTACTGGAGACTCTGGATTATCATTATACATCTTACTTGTTGAACGGATATACTTCACTTCAACAATTTCCTGTTTTAAAGGATTAAACTCTGTAGATTCTGTAGTAGTAGGTCTACCTCTTTTAACTTTTTCTTCCATTTTTAATCTGTTTTAATTAATAATATAAGTTCTTAAAGTTTTTAATTAGAACCTATAGAACAGTCTCCTATCCTATAGGTTGAAGATATATTAAGCCACCAAACCAGCGGGCAGGTAGTTAAGACATCTTGTCGGGTCAAGAATGCAAGCACCCAAGCTTGTCATAGTGTGAATGCTAGAAGAATCCTCGTCGTTTGAGATAATATTACTCTTGATACCCCAAGGATTACGCATACCAATCATGTAACGAGCACTGTCACTATACTGACTACCTTCAAGCTTGCAGCGATAAATGTTAGGCTCAGTAGAGTTACCCATATCAATTACACGGAATGCTCTAGAAGAGAGTACTCCACGTCCGTCATTAGCCATAATCTTATTACGAACAGGGTCATCAAAGCTCATATCAAGAACAAACTTAATATGCAGACCATTAGGACCAATATATTCAGTGAACTGACCTTCATTATAGGTATAAGTATTCTCACCATTCTTCTTAACAAGACCAAGGGCAACAGCATCAATCTCGACATTGTTAGCATTGATTACACCGCTACCGACAGGAATAAATCCGCTAGTAGTCTTATTGATAGCACGGCTAGCCATAGTCATACCCTGAGTACCAGTAAGAACCACAACATTACGCTCACTTATAGGAATATTACCATTAGTAAAGAGGAGGTTCAAAAAATCAACAAAGTCATTAATATTGAACTCACCACCACTGTAATAAGCGGTATGACCAGACTCAAGCTGCGGCATAATACCATTACCCTTACGGATAACATTGCCAGACTTACCAAAGTCCACATACTGACCATTGGGAGTACGGTTATCGCGTGAGTACATTTCGGCTTCATTATTCTCTCTATACCACTCATTCCAGAATACCCACTCCTCGTATGTGAACCAGACATCAGTATCTTTAGTGACAACATTATTATTCTTGCCAATAACCTTCACAGGAATAGTACAGCCAAGTTTTTGCTGAGTATCAGCAGCACCAGTGAACTTCTTGTCCTTACGGATAGTAGTCCAACCGTTACGCATTTCAGTAGGAGTACTGGTAACAATATTACCAACACGTCTTGAAAGCTGATTCTCAACAGGTGCGTAGCTACGGCTAAATCTCATACCAGGCTTCAAGTCCTCAGCAGGGCAACCGTCGTATGCATTACCCATAAGAACAGCATTGACAACCCAGTTAGAACCCTCAGCAAATCCGTCACCAATCACACGGAAAGGATACATTTCATTATGCTGACCAAGAATCTGAGTACCATCACCAAAATAAGCTTTATCAAAGACAAACTGAACCATAGCACCGTTAGCACCAATCATAGTAGTGTCATCAGTAGCAGCAGTAATAGCATTACCAGCCTCATCACGAACCTCAATAACAGGAATATTACGATAAGAAGAACCCTGAATCTTCCAATTATAATCATTCTCTGTCACAAAAGTCATAGTGTGAGCATACTTATCAATAAGAGTACTAATAACAGGACCATAAGAATCCGACCACATACGAACAACAGTACGCTGAAGATTCTCAGGCTGAATCATACCCAACTCAGCCAGAGTTTTCATCTGGGTGATAGGGGTTGCAAGCATCTGAGCTTGTCTAATTTTTAACTTGTTTACTGTAGGCATAATTTAAAATATTTTAATGTTAAATGTCAAAACCGACTATCTTTTCAGTATCATTAATAGCACCAAGACCTGACTTAAAATTTAATGAACCGTCTGTTCTATAAGTTTGGTTAAGCAGTCTTTCAAGATTCTTATTACTTTCCCTAACCTGCTTCTTTACAGCACCTTTAAAAACACCATCAAGTTTAGTAAATCCCTCTGTTAAAACATACATTGTACCAAACATTTTAAGAGCTTCGTTAGGCTTCTCTCTCATATATTTCTGAATCTCTGTAAGCTGAGAACCATCTTTAAGTTTAATAGGTTTAGTAACAGTTTCATAAATTTTCTTTCTAATATTTTTACTTACATCAAGACCAGAATAGAAATCGTCGTCATTCATTATAGAAGTTTCAAGCTCTTCTAACTGTTTCTTCTGCTTCTCTATAAATTTCTCTTGTTCTTTCTTACCTTCTTCAACTTCCTTATCGTATGAATTTTTATAGAATTTCTTTAAAGAAGCTAAAGCTTTCTTTGCATCATTCACATCATTACCACTCTCTATAGAACGTTCCACCATTTCTCTTGCATCATCTTCATCAAATCCTTTAGCGATATAGTTTTGATAGATAAGATTCTTTCTATAATCTTCATATTGTTCACCTTCTTTCTCAATAGTTTCATCGGTTACTTGGTCAAGGCTATTAATAACTTGTTCATACTGTTGAATTTTATTAGGCTGTAATCCTGCATTTAAAGCATCATTAACTCTCTTCTGTACTTCTGTAAGTTGACTGTCTACCCTGCTATCAATATCCTCTCTAAAAGCTTCAATCAAATCTTCAGTAGTATTAACCTTTTTCAATCTTTCTTTATCAAGAGTTTGAAGAACCCCGTTGTCTGCAAGGGTAAAGGCAATGGAAGAACTTATATTATTAGGAGAACCTTTATCACTTACATCATTGGGGTTCTCCCCACTTTGATTATCTTTTACTTCTTCATTTTCTTTAACCTCTTTAACCTCTTTAGTCTCAGTAGTCTCAGTATCTTCTGGAGGATTTTGATTTACTTCTTCATTTTCTTTAGTTTCAATTTTATTAATTTTGTCGTTTTCCTGACTATTCTCAGGAGTTAAGATGCCTAGTTTTGTTGCATCTTCAAAGTTAATGTTAAAAAATTCTTCTTCCATAATTTAGTTCTCCTATAAATTTGTTGCAAAAATAATATCTTTTAAAGATTTATATTGTTTATATAATTAAAATAGTTTAAACTTATAACTAATTTTATTTATTATTTTCCTTGTCAGCAAGCCAAGAATGATAGTTGCCGTTCAAATATTCTTCCATATAACCCACCTTCATTTCAACCTTTTCTAGTCGTTCATCTATCCTCGTAAGCTTGTTAATAATTTGGTCTTGATTAGAGAAATTCTTCTCATTTGCTTGTTTTACAGTCTCTACCATAGCAAGCATTTCCTCCTTAACTTTAACAATCAAGTCAAGTCGTGCTTTTTGAGCTTCTACATCAGACACGGTAGCTTCACTGTCTTTAATAGTTTTATTTTGCTTTCTATAAGCTATAGCAGCTACAATACTACCTACAGTAGTACCTGAAAGCAATGTTAAAATAATTGTAGTCCAATCCATTTTACTTAAATAGTTTAATAATTATTTTTATAAAGTTCTTAATAATTTCTATAAATTTAGTCTTAGTAATTAATAGGTATAATAATACAATACCCAATGATAACCATACTGGCCACCATTGGGGTTTATTTACTATTTCAGTAACAACAGTTTCTGTGTTCACTATTTGTGGAATAGTGTCATGAGTAACCAGACTATCATGTACAGTTTTACCTACATAAATTGTCCTAATATGCTCTTTATAAACAGTATCACCGTTTATGAATATTATAGTAGAATCAGTAGTGTGTGTAGTGTCATGTACATACTCAGTCTTATACTCAGTACTGATTACTTCTATAGGAACTTCTACTATCTCTTTAACATGTTTACAGCTAACAAAAGCTATACAAACTAATAAAATTAAAATCTTTTTCACTATAAATACTAATTATTTCTTTTTGCAAAAATACAACTTTTTTATAAAATAGATAAAGTTCCTAAAATATTTCATTTAGGAACTTACTAATGTTACTTATAAATTCTTATAGATTTTTGTAAAATCTATAAATATTCTGTGCGATATAACCTATAAGATATGCAGCATCTTCTGAATCTTCTTTAACATTATAGTATTTACATATATGTGATTGTAAATGCTTTAACTCATGTATTAAAGTATTAAAGAATTGCTCAGACGAAGAAGATGTTGAAATAGCTACAATACTTCTCCTTTTACTATAATCAGTATAAGTAAATCCAGTATCGAGCTCTCCCAGATAAACATTATATAATATGATTACTTTCCAATAACCATTTATATCAATATTTTGCCTATAACATTTCATACCAATCTATAGGGATTCCTTGTAGACACATGTCAGCATAGAATCTGTTGAATACCTGACCATCTACTGCATCAGGGTCATCAATCAAATCCTTTACATACATGGCTTGTCTAGCTTCATCTATAACAGACCTTCCTAAGAAATCTGCTTCACACATAGACCATACATAACATCCATCATAAAGTGCATCATTGTTAAGCTTTATACCATACTGTTGCATCTTTAACTTGAATGTTTCTTTAGTGACAGGATTTACAGGTTGATTGTTTGCTTTATACATATTAGATACAGCAAACTCATACATCTTTTTACTGAAATGTCTGCCATTGTGTGACAGATACATTTCCATATCTTCTGGTATAATATATTCTAAAGAATCTCTTTTTCTCATAACTAAATAAAATTAAAGGGGATATTGCTATCCCCTTGATTATTACATTCTACGAAACTTCTTTGAATAGCGATTATCTTCTTCATCATCTTCATAATGACGACTACGCTCTTCATACTCAGAATCTTCTATACACTCAACAATCATAGAAGCATACTCTTCCATTTTACGAGCTTTCTCAAGAAGATGTTCTTTATCTCTTTTAGTTCTGAATGAAACCATTACCATAATATTCCTTTCTTTAATTAGAGTTTCCAAGTTTCTCAAGTAATATCTTAATACTATCTTGAAGTGTATTTACCTGACTTTGTAAACTTTCTATAGCTTTATTATCCGTTACATTAGGACTTAACTCGCTTAGAGCTTCCTCATAATCAGCTACTAATTTCTCATGTTTCTTCATACTATTAAGAATAGTTTTACTATTCTGCATCATAGAAGTTATATAAGAACTCAGTGCATCTTTATTTTCAGCTATAATAAAAGCCGAATCACCAAAGTTAGCTATTGATGTATTAGGAACTCCTTTAAATTCTCTTCTCTCACCAGCTATATTAGCTACAATATCTACAATCATTTCCATATTAGGATTGAATGTATTATATTTAGGTCTTGGAAGAGATACACTTTCTATTGGACCACTTAATACTTTAGGATTGTTATTCAAATCCAATACGTATAAAATACTATTTTGAGTTAAATTTGAAAACATAGTTATTAAATTTTAATTGTTAGATTTTAATTAAGCAACAGTCCTAGACATTAATGTAAGTAAACCTCTAGTTCTATCATTAAACACTGTTATAACACCAACATTAAGTAATTCAGCAGCAGTGACAGGAGTACCGTTAGGTAAAGTCAAAGCTCTGGTAGTACCATTCATTGTAAGAGTTATAGGCAATGTAGTTGTAGCATCAGCAGGTATTACGTCATTAATAAGAACTGTCAAATAACCTACTGGTTGGATTCTACGAAATCCTAAAGCTATATCAATAGTTTCAGTACCTATAGTAGTATTAGTTGAACTAATATAAGGAATACCACCAGCGTTAGTTGCTATAATTTGATTACAACAATTCATACGTTTAACCTCCTATTTCCTCATTTAAAAAATAATACTACCACCGAAACCATTCATATAACCATAACCACCAGCATAAGGAGTATTATTAACAGCCGTGAGATTAGGCCATGTAATAGGAACAGTGTTGGGCTGTTTTGCAGCAATTGCATCAATCTTATCGTCAATAGCAGCCATAGCCTTATTGAAAGCTAAAGTCTGGTTATCATTACTAATCTGATTACGCAGTTGAGTAATAATATCACCCTGAGTATTAATCTTATTCTGAAGTTCACGCTCTTTAAGGTCACAGAATTCCTTAGTAATAAGAGTATTCTGACCAGCAATAGCATTAAGAATACTGTTAGTATTAGCATCAGCCTGTCTTCCTAATGTATTAGTTTGCTGGCAGACACTTAACTGGTCAGCAGCTTCATTGTTAGCAAGCTGAAGTCTTACATTAGCATCGTTAGCAGCAAGCTGAGAAGTAATAGTATTGGTTTGCTGACAAGTAGCAAGACGATTCTCACAGCAGCAGCTAGCAAGCTGTTGAGCTAATGAAGCATTACCACTCTGGACAGAGTTGATAACTTGTAAACCACTCATACCAACCTGAGAACCAATCTCACCAAGTTTATTATTAACAACATTGATAGCATCCCTAACACTCTCAACACTAGCGTTACTAATCTGAGCAAGCTGACCAAGTGCATCAGCACGACCATTAATAGCCTGAAGAATAAGGTCACGACCAGCATCGTTGTTAAGTTGGTTAGCTAAGAACCCAACACCACCGTTATTGTTGTTACCAAAACCAAAACCATTACCGTTAAACATGTTGAAGAAAGGAAGGATAAAAGGATACATAAACATCATCCACAAAGGATTGTTGAATCCATTACCAAATCCTCCATTATTTCCAAGAAGCAAAGCAGTAGTAGGGTCAATACTGTTGTTTCTATTCTCTGGAAACATAAAGACTTTACTGTCATCCATAAATTTAAAAATTTTAATTGTTAATGATTAATTTTTTGTAAGCTTACGGATGCAAAAGTACTATATATAATATCTAAATACTAATATTCACTATATAAAAAATAAACCTCTGATTATCATTAACCAGAGGTGAGGTATATTTAGTGAAAAGAACTATTTATATTTACCTATTTTATACTTTTTAGCACATTCTATTACTTCATCTAAATAAAATCTTTTCTCTTTAAAACCTATCTTCTTAATACCTTTTGGTAATAATCCATCTTTCACTAAAGTGTCAAATCTACTTGTAGATAAACCTATTTCAATAGCAGCTCTTTCTTTACTTACTGGTTCATGTAATATAGCTGTAAATATTTTTAAAGCTTGTTCTTCTTCTATATCTGAAGTATTAGCTTTAAATTTATTAGCTGTTTCTATTAACAAATCTGCTAAGTTATTTCTTAAAACGTCGTTCATGTTCTTTAAATTTAAAGTATACTATCAACAATGTTGTAATTCCAGCTGTAATGAAATCTATTAATACAGTAGATTCATAATACTTTGTAAAGTCTAAATAATAATCTAATATTGTAATTAACCAATTTACAAATATATAATATAATGGTAATCTATGATATATACAAAACTTAAACACAAAAGAACTTATACACAAGAATAACCAAGGTAATAAAGATATTCCTGCTATATAAGATATTAGTGGAATATCAATATAAAAATAAGATAGAGTTGTATTTAATAAATAAAATATAGCTAATAAATAAGGTATAATTTTTATAATATACAACTCTATCTTATATAAAGCTTTATTTAGACTTTGAGAGTTTTCCACCGCAACTATAACGTCTACTATTATTATTTCTAGTAACTCCAGCTTTAGGTGTCATAGGACTTCTTTTACTTGTGGATTCACTCTTTTTACTTGAATTTGTTCTTTTTGCCATAATATTAAAATTTTAAATTAGTATTGTTTTATTTTTAATTATTACTAAGTGCAGTAATCATTGCATCAATTTCAGCTTTGGTATACATACCACTTGGATTACCATTATCATTATACACATTTTTTGTGTCGGTGTTTGATGGTATGAAACCTTCTTCTTCTGGATTATTTAAATTAAACATATCATTTACTGCCAATATAGCAGCCCTTTGAGCTATTAAAGCATTGGCAGCTGTTATTTGTATAGGAATACCTCTACCATCGTAATAATCAGCGTCTCCTGGTTGTGGTATTGGTATATTTGTGTTTGTGTAAGTATTACCAAGTACTGTAACATTATATCTAGGAGCAAATAATGCTTCAAAATACGCACAAGCAGCCACATAATCACCAATATCATCCCTTAGATGAGTTCCGTCGGCAGAAAAATCGTTTTTCTTTGTATTATCAACTGGATCTGTAGTATTAAGCGTAGTCATACGTAAGTTTTGTACTGCTGTACCATAAGGAATGATAAAATCAATACCATAATCTGATTTTAATTTTTTGACGGCTTTAACTATATTTTGCCAACGCTCTGTAGAATCAGTACCTGTCTGATAACTTGAAGACTTCCAACTTGGATAACTGTGTACAATATAGAAGCCAATTGAAGCTTGTGGGCAATAAGTTTTTAATATTCGTAGATATTCTGTTAAGCCACCAGCTTCTCCGTCTCCAGTCCAATGTTCATAATCAGTAGAATGTTTCGACTCTTGATGAATAATGATTATATCCCAATCATTTTTTAGTAAACTTACAAACCAGCTATTATCAAGTCCACTATAACTGCCAGTGCTAATACCACTAATAGTATCTCCAGCCTTTTTTTGAACACCGTATGAATAATCATCATTCTCATTATACATATTTACCCACTTTCTAAATGATGAGCCTGCTCTCAAACATTTGTATAAAGAGAATCCTGTGGTAATATGTGCAGCTTCTAAAAGTTCGTCAAGATAATCTGTAGTATCACTTGTATAACTATTGCCTAGGTCAAGAATTCTCAAGTTTTGTTTCCTTAAATTTACTGGAACATTAAACATCTTACTTACAGATATAGGGATATTATCCAGTTCTTCTTGAATATCTTCTATATCACCATTAATAGTAGATATGGATGTTTCTAAATTTCCAACACGTTCAACTATACCAAGTTCCCGATTTTTCTTAAATAATGTTGGATTTTTACTTTTATAAGAAGTCATATAAAAGTATACTTCTCCTTCTTGTGCAGTTACTTCATAAGGAGTGGTATGTATTTCATAATCTTCTGCATGGCGAACAACTACTCCACTACTATTTGCAAAAGACCATAAACAGCTATTTACACCAGAACCTCCTTTTCCTGTAAGAATGAATGTATCTCCTAATGCACATGTTATACTATCGCTTGAATTACATACAAAACTTGTATGTAAACTCATTGTTGGTGGAGTATATCTTATATTCCAATATCCTTCAACAAGTTCGACAACACTTGTATCTCCTTCCTCCCCATATAATTCCTGGTAAGCAGCCTCTCCATGAGCTGTAGTTCCTGCAACAGCGTCTATTTCTTCATGAATCTCGGAAAGTTCATTCAAAATACCTTCATAAGAACTTTGTTTTTGCAACTTATACGAATTACTTGTTTTTGCAGTAAAATAAAAATAGGTCGCACCCTCTGGAACATTAATAGTATAATTTTCTTGGGACTCATTAGCTTCTGCCTCCAAAAGATTATTACCATTTGCATCAGAAAAAACATAAAGCCTGCTTGAACCCCCTCCACCAGTACCTGTTAGAATGAATGTATCTCCTTCCTTACAAACAGTGACGTCGTTAGAAATATAACCTGTCAGGTCTCCTCTTGTGTGTTCTGTACGTCTCCAAAAAGTTCCAATAGTGAGAGATTCGTCTATAGTTTTACCTGTATAACCATTAATAGTATTATACGAATAATTAGCTTCTTCTCCTACTTCTTGCTCAATCATTAATTCTTTAATAACAGGATGTTCGTTCAGACTCTTCCAAGTTATATCACGATTAAAAGTTAATGATGTTGTAATAGTTCTATTATAACTGTTGTCTTCATGTAATATATAATAACAATAAGAACTTTCTAAAAGAATACCACAACCTGCTTTAGCATCATTTATATTATTATAAGCCCTTCTAAATAGTTGTTTCCAAGAGTTATTTATATATAACGACAATAAATTTACATAATCGTCTCCACTTTGAGCACAACAATATATCATTACTTTAGTTACACTTGCAATATCTATATAATCTTCACTCTCAGGGTCATCAACGCCTTCTTTTAGTACTATATCTACAATAAAATCATTAATGTTATCTACATTACAAAGCTTTATGTCAGCATATACTCCCCCACTTTCTACAAGTTTACTACTCCCAGAAGTAGGTACACTGTCTATACCTACATTCTTTTTATCAAGAAATACATAAGTACTACCATTCCAAGCATACTCAGAATAAACATTTGTAGTATATTGTGTACCATCCCAATTACCTACTCTATACACAGTATCATCACTACCCGTATTAGGTAAAACATCAGTTACAGTTGTAGTTTGGTCTGTAGCAGCTACAGTCACATAACTTTGTTCTGGTGTTGTAATAAGATGATTAAGTTCAGATTTGCTGTAAGTCTCTTCTTTATTGTAAACATAACCTTTTGTATATCTATCAGAAAGTGCTACATCTACATCTTGATTAACCTCACTTTGTATCTTACCTTTAGTATCATCAAATACTTCGTTAGCACCTGTAACTATATTACCTGTAGCAACACTATGGAGTCTACCTCCTATATTAATATTTTCAGCCATATTTAAGATATTATAATTGTTAATGTTTCAGCATCGTATGTATTAGAGCTTTTATAATATTTATATTCAGTACTGTCTACAACAACATTCATAGGATGCTCTAAAGGAAATGGAAATCCACCTAAAAATGCTTCATTAATATTCATTGAACGTGGTATTAAAAAGTATACACAATCCATAGCATGTCTTACAGTAATAGTATAACTTCCTACAGGTGATTGTAATATAGTATTATACTTTTTCTTATTTTCATAGAAATCTTCATAACTATTACCACTTCCATAATAAATAGTCATAACAGGAGTATTACTAGTTCCACTTTTTTCACAATTATTATAAGGCGTTAAACAACTACCTTCAACACAAGTATATAATATATTAAGTAAAGAATATTGTTCTTCTGTAATTGAACAATCATATTTACCTTCCAGTACATCATTAATCCATGATGCTACTATAAGATTGTCTATAGATTTTTTACTTACAGTACCAGTTTTTATTACAGTATTATAATACTTTAAAAAACCCTTCTCTAAAGCTTGACTTATCTGTGACATCCGCAATCATTTTTAAATGTTGTACCGTTATAAGTTAGATTAAAGAATTTATTCCAGTATAGATTAGCTAATGAAAAATTACCAGATTCTACAGCAAGTTCAAGACCTTTAATCTGCACTATATAAT